TAAACCAGTTAAACCAGTTAAACCAGTTAAACCAGTTAAACCAGTTAAACCAGTTAAACCAGTTAAACCAAAATCTAAACCAAAATCTAAACCAGTTAAACCAGTATCTAAACCAATTAAACCAAAATCTAAATCGAAAGCACATTTACAAGATGAATTGAGTTTAGATGATATAATGATGCAGGCACAAAAAGAAGCAATTGAAATGTTTCCAAAGGATAAAGCAGCACAAGCAGAATACTTGGATGCGGTACTAGGAGCACAAATGCCTAGTGCTCCTGTTCAATTTGTTACAAGGAATCCAGATGTAAAAACTAATTGTTCTAAATGTTATAGTTATATTAAAAATCGAGACCGTGCAACATCAGGGAAACTGAAATATTATACTGATATGTCAGACTTCTGTTTAAAGTGTCGCAATTCTATAGCAAACCAATATAAGGATATACCATCTAGAAAACTATATAAAAAATATCATAGAGGTCTACTTGATGTAGACAGTATAATACAATATGGACCAAAGGAAGAGTATTATAATGAAACAATGTATGATGCGTCTATGTATTGGTATAATGTTGCAGGTAGAAAAATGTTAGAAAGTGCACCAAAAGCACCTAAGAAAAAACCCACCAGATAATTTAAACTACAAAATAAAAATGAACGCTCTATTTTTAGTATAATGAACACAGTTAAGCTTAAAAGCCTTAATGATACTTTTTACAAATGGGCAAAAAATCAAATTGATAAAATACCAGAAATACCACTTCTTGACATAGACAATGTAGTAATGGATCTATTGGTAGATAAACGAGATGTAGCACATGATGGGTACTGTTCTGATCCAGGAGAAGATTTTGGGGAAACCGTAAGAAATATTAAAAGAACTATATGTCTCTTTGGTGAGACATATAGTGTTCTTCGTCATTATAATGCAATAAATAATGATAAAATGTTATTTATTACAAAAACTATAGTGGATTGCCCAGAAGGTTGTGATTGTGGTAGCGGATATTGTGGATATACGGGAACAAGTAGGGTCACCTGGTGTAAAATTAAAGAGCCGTAATTTGATTATTTATTATCATTTTGATTATTTATTAATAATTTTATTATTTATTATAATGTTATAGTCTTTGTTGAAAAGTGCACCAAAACAACTTATTCTACTATATTAAAGAAATTGATAAGTGTAAATATGAAAATATTTATATTATATGTGAAGACCGTAAAAATCCAGTTGTAAATGAATTACTGAAATTATATAAAAATGCCGTTTATGAGAAAAATACTTTGGAAAACGATATTAGAATAATATTAGGAACTACGAATATTATATTTAGCGTTGGAAGTTTTATTCCATCTTTAATGTTGTTGTCTAATAATATTAAATATATTTATGGATTCCCGTCTGCAGATCAGGCATTACAGGATATATATAAAACGTTACTACCTTTGAAAAAGACAAACATGGTATGTTTTGATGAATTAGGAGAATATTATAAAGTTATGAAACCTTGGAAAAATACAATAGTACAAAGGAATTATATTTTAATTTATAATCGTAATTAACTCGGAGTTTTAAATGTTCAAATGTGTAATATTATGTGTAATATTATGTGTAATATTATTATATGTAATATTATATATAATATGACAATGATTCATATTATTATATAATAATATGAATCATTGTCATATTTCAATTATGTGTAATGAATTGCCATTTTTAAAGTATAAATTGCCATTTCTATATAATCATTTCAAACAATTAATATTTGTAGATTACGATATTTTTGACAAATGTAATTTAAATGATGGTACAATAGAATATATTGAAAACTTTAATGACATAGACACAATAAAATAACATTAATTAAAGATTTTAACCCTTCATATGTAATAAAATACTGTGGAGTAAGTATAATAGAAAAACAAAAAATGTTTGCAGCCGCATCTAAATACGTATATGATAATATTGATATAGTTTGGGCTACTGATTTAGACGAGTTTTTTGAAAAAGATTTAATAAACGAAGTGGAAAATATTTATCTAAATGACACACAACTAGTAAGCATCGATTTGCCACATAAGATATTTGCTTATAATCAATATAATATTTATAATAAAAATGATTTTTATATCAAACCTCGCATAACTAAACATAAAAAAGGGTTTTTATACGGACATTGTAACTTTGAAACCTATGGAAAAACCATTAAATACACAAAACGATACTTATATCATTTTGCATTTGTAGGATTTAAAAGATGTGATTTCAAGTTTAATAAAATATACAAAAGTTTATGGTGGAAACCATGGCTGGAAGCTTATTTAAAAGCAATATATAAAAAAGAAAAACATATAATTCTTTACCACCCTGCTGATACTAATATGTATACTATTCCATATAATGGCGGTTATCCTGACTACATTGATGTAGATACTATGTGTAAAAGTTTGGAAAAATAATTAAAATGATTTAATCCAATAATCGGTGTTTCTATTTGATGACCTAAATTTATATTCTTCACATCCATCCATTAATATTTTTATAGGCATATAAGAACCATCACTCGCAGGATTTTCTATTCGGTTTGAATCGTCTAATATTAATATTCCTCCTTTTTTTAATTTATTTAATGAAGCATACGCACAATTAACTCGGTGTATTCCATCAACTATTATGATATCAAAATATTCATCTGGTATATTTGTGTTAAATAATTCTTCAATTGTATTACAATTGTAAAAAGTTTCATCTTTACTTGGCTGTGATATATAATCTACTTTTGATAATATATATTTTACTTTATTATTCAATTTTATTATACCATTTATCACTGTGTTCAACTGAATAAAGATTATCTGTATATTTGGAAAAGAAAACATTACTATTTCCTGACCCAAACTCTAATATTTTTGTATTAACATTTATTTTTTCTTCTAACATAGTTACAACATCTGGATGTATCCAAGGCTTTACGTTATTTTCGTTCATTTATATATAATAATTATTAATAATTATATATAATTATATTATTATATATAAATGAACGAAAATATATTATCTCTACCTGTTTAATTTGGTGAAGCAATTGATAAACTAACCATTTTGGATATAAAATGTGATAAGATAACTGACCATCGCAAAATAGAGGTCCAAAAAGAATATGATATTTTATATGAAAATTTAAAAGATTTCATTGTAAAATTTGATGAACTATATTGTTCTATGAAAAAAATAAACTTACTTATTTGGAATCAAATGGATGTATTACGAGATGGCACTACAAGTGATGAAGATTATATGAAATTATGTAGAGAATGTATTGAGAGTAATGATATTAGGTTTCGTATTAAACATAAAATAAACTTGATATCAAACTCCACATTAAAAGAACAAAAAAGTTACAAAATAAATACATTAGTCATTCATTTAAATTGTAATGAAGAATATTTCCATTTATTTTTAGAACCAATTAAATACTTTTCTTACATTTATGATGAAATAATAATCATATCTGAAAAAAAAATAGATAAAATAAGAAATATATTTGATTATGATAATACAATAAAATATAATATAGAATTAAATGAATTAATAATTAAACAAGAATGTAACTTTCAGAACAATTGCTATACAATAAATGAAATATATAAAATAATGAATATTACGGAACAAAACTTACAAATGTTCTAATTTTCGTAGTGGATTTCCAACATAAACTCCTGGTTCCACAATATCTTTAATAACATTACTATTCATGCCTATAATTACGTTATCGCATATAGATATGTATTCTTTTATAGCACTATTTGTTCCAATTAAAATATTGTTACCAATTTTGCAATTCCCTGAAATATTTACTCCTGGACTACAAGTAACAAAATTGCCTAAAGTAGTATCATGTCCAATTGTAGAATTTAAATTTATATGATTACATAATCCAAGTGTAATATTAGTTGTCAATATACTACCAGTACATATTATAGACCCATTACCTATAATAACACTATTTCTATCTAATATATTATGATAGTCATGAATATAATATATATAGTTTAAATCCTGAAATTGATTATATATTTTATTTCTTAAAAATGGATCACCCTGTGCCAACAAAATATCATATTTTTGTTTATTAATATGTTCTATATTTATTATATCTTTATCAGATTTGTCTATGATATCTGATAAAAGGTGTACTTCAATCTTTTTTTTTTTAATATGTGATATTTAATTTCTCTAGCAAATCCACCTCTACCAAATATTCCAATAATCTTATTCATTATATTATGTTAATTATATTATTTTATAATATTTTTAACTTTCTCATAAATATACATTCCACCTCCAGCCGATGGTAATGCTCTTAAATAAACTAAACTTATACCTTTATATAACATAGTAATATTAAAGGTTCTAAGTATTTGACCATAACTTTTGTTTTTAAATATAAATTTATTGGTTTTTATAGTATCTAACGGATATGTCACCGACCACATTGTTAATGAAGCTAATGTTCCATTACAAAAACTACTATCAAAATATTTTGAATAGAAATTATAAGAGTATAAAAATAAAAAGCTACTTAGAGTATTTCTCAATATTTCAATGTTAAATCCATTATATATGTTTTTATTTAAATTATGTAAAATAGTTTTTTTAAAGTTTAGGTTTGTATTATAAATATAGTTTGAGTTAATAGAATTGATAGGTATCATATATATATTCGAAATTATGCTTGGTATTATAGATGCCAAAAAAGGAGATTTATACTCATTTTTTAAATTTTCATACATGGCAAAAGTAATAGCCCTATCAATTGGAACTGCAATGAGTGGAATGAATAATCCTCTAAGTGAACCTTTATAATGTTTTTGTATGGCATCAATTGTATTTTTTTCTTGATTGCTTTGTAATTTTATCCTAATATAATCAAATGGATAACTGATACAAACCCGTGTTATACCTTGTAAATACCCCGGTATAAATAATTTTATATGCTCTTTATATTTATTTTCCATAATACTATATAATAATTCCACTTTAATACTATATACAATAATTCCACATTAATACTATATAAATTTGTATATAACATCAACAACCAGTTTCTGTTCTTCATATGTAATATTCGGTGATGATGGAATCATGATAATCTCTTTATTCAAAACATAACTAGTTTCGTCATCATTTTCCACCATTTTTAGATGTTCATGAGCATTTATTGGATAAAAAAATGGTCTGATATCAATATTATTACTTTTGAAAAATTCACTAGTTTCTTCAATTGTTTTAGTATTATCTAGAATTCGCAAAGCATATATCCATGGAGAGTGTTTTGTATTTTCTTCTTTTTTTATTAATTTTATTTTTCCTAATTTTACCAATCCTTCTAATAAATTATCATAAGTTTGAAATATTTTGTATTTATTTTCTAAAATATTTTCAACGTCATTTAATTGGTCATATAAAAATCCAGCTTCAATATTAGTCATTCTATAATTATAAGCATAAACATTATGTAAATATTTGGTTTCGGACATACCTTGGCTATACACTGATTTCATATAGTTATAAACTGATTTGTCTTGTGTAAAAAAAGCACCTCCTTCTCCAGTTGTAATTATTTTATTTCCATAAAATGAACATGATGAACATAATGAAGATTCGCTCATTCCAGAAAACATATCTTCATATTTTCCAAACATACCTTCACAATTATCTTCTACAAAAATTAAATCTGGTCTTATTCGTTTCAATCGCGGAACATTTATAACATTTCCTAAATTATGAACTATTAAGACAGCTGCGTTTTCATTTAATGTTTTTATATACTCTTCGTCAGTAGCAATATTCCATGTATTAATATCCATTTTCATCAATTCTATTTGCTTAATGTTATATTCCATTAGTACAGCATTCCAAGCAGCAATATAACAATTATTTGGAACATAAATTTTATTTATATTAGGATATTTAAATTTTAATGCTAAAAATAAACAATGTGTTGCACACGTTCCGTTTGACATCAAAATAGAGTGTTTTGAATTTATAAAGCTTTTCAGTTTTTCATTTGCTAATTCTACTAGTTTCCCATGATTGGAAATCCATCCTTCTTTAATAGCATTTATCGCGGATTCTTTATATTTATCGATGGATGGTTCATAAATATTTATCATATATTTAAATGTATATATTATATTCTATAATAATAAACAAATGTGTTGCATACGTTCTCGTTGGACACCAAAATAGAGTGTTTTAATTCTACAAGTTTCCCAAAATTGGAAATCCATCCTTCTTTATATTTATCCTTGGTTCATAAATAGTTATCATATTCTATAATAATCTAGAATAAAACAGTTGTATTTTTGTAAATTACATCCTTTCCCATCCCACCCTTTTACTATTAATATTATTAGAAGTAATATCATCGGATTTAATATGAATTATATCTAATTATTATGTAATCTATTTGATCTTCAATACTTTTTAATCTAGTTTTTTCTTTGGAGGAGATACAACTACACGTGAAGCATTTGAGATAGGGACCCCTATAATTACTTTGCCCCATAAATATTTAGGTAGTAGATGGACACCGGCATATTATAATCATATAGGAATAACTGAACTAATTGCTAAGAATATTGATAAATTTCCATTTTATTTACGTCGTGGTGGGATATATGGTCACAATATTGTAATTTTAGATATTTATAACAATTGTAAACCATACTCAGATTATGATTTATCAGAAAATATTAAAGAAAATAATAATAAAAGATTATGTCGAGCGTATGGTTTAAAATATATTATAAACCATATAAATAATATAAACAAAAAAAACGTTAAATTAAATTGAATTGAATTCTAATTTAATTTAATGTCTGTATATAGTATAATTTCTTCACATTTTGCAGATACGCGCTCTGCAACAAAGGTATGGAGCTCTGTTAATGAATTTACCAAAGGATTATCCCCAGGTGGTTTAATTCTTGATGCAGGATGTGGCAGTGGGAAAAATATGAATCTACGTCATGATTGCGAGTATATTGGAATTGATAATTGTCAAGAGTTTATTGATATATGTAAACAAAAAGGATATAATGCTAAATATGGTAATATTACATCTATTCCGTTTCACGATTCATATTTTACTGATACTATGTGTATTGCAGTAATTCATCATATACGTACAAGAGAATTACGTGTTAATGCTATAAAGGAATTAGTAAGGGTAACTAAACCTGGAGGAACAATAGTTATTCAAGTATGGGCCAAATCGGCTGCATTAAATCCAAAGAGGGAAAGTAGATTTGAATTGATAAATGAACAATCTGATTATAATGTAAAGTGGTTAAATAAGACTGATCGTAAAGAATACATTAGGTTTTATCATATGTATGAATCATTAAATGAACTAAAAGATGAAGTAATTAGTGCGTCATCTATTAAATCCAAAATACACGGGTATGAAGTTTTGGATAATTATGTAATTTCATTTATTGGTAATGATTGAAATATTTTTATAAGGCTAGGATATAATTTTATTTGTTGTGTAAATATAATTTTAGATCTAAAATTATCAGAGAGTAATGTATTGAAACTTATAAGGGTGTCATATGAAATGACACCCTTTGCTACTAATATAACAGCATATTCGATTAAATAGTCAAATATATAATATTTACCTATTTTATTAACGGCTTCATTATATTTTTGAATTAATTGGCAATGTAATTTAGTTTGAGCATGATTCGCTTCAAGTGATTTTATAAAATCTTTACTGATATCTTTATCAGATAAAATGGACTCAGTCGACATTTTAGAAACAGTGTCGATTAAATCCGATTCTTTTAACTCGTTGGTATCTAATTTAATATTCACTATTTCTTTAATATGAGAATTAAACATACATTGAAATGTATTACTTAAGTTTAGCATTGAATTATTATAATAATTCAATTTTAACACATAAATGTTTTATCTTCTTTAAAGGTTATTGAAGAAAATAGACAATGAAATTCTATTATTGCATCCATTTTGGAATAGAATGAGGATATGAAATATCTGTAGTTTTTTTTGGTATTAAATCTGCATTGTAAATCATAATATATTTTGTATTCAACTGTTGTTTTTTATTTTTTACTATCTCTCTTGCTGTATGTATATCATATGTAACGCCGAATATTTCAACATTACCTGGAATGGATACATCAACATATTTTGTAAATATGTTATTTGTATCCAATGGACCTGTGCTCCCTTGTGGGGATTGGATATTATATCCAATTATAACGTAACAAACTTGCATATATTATATAGTATATAATATACTTCAATTTATTAAATGTGGTTCAACTAATACTTAATATAAATATTTGAATAATTCATGAGACATATGTAATGAAGCCAATATCTAATAATTTTGAGTGATATTGTATAAATTAGTTAATTATATTGTACATAATTTTTATGTACATATCCATAAATAGGTCAGGTAAAAGAATTTAAACATTCGTTGAATTATAGAATTCAATATAATTATATTATTAATGAGTCTAATTCAACAATATTCTAATGACCAACAAATGAATGGAGGAAATGCATTACCTTTTCAACAAATCGATACAAGAGACCAGGGTTCTGATTCAGATTTATTATTACAACAACGCATTAATGAACGCCAGAGTTTGGGTGGAGGATTTGGTAATAGAGGTCCACTACAGCCTCAACAGCCTCAACAGCCTCAGCAGCCTCAGCAGCCTCAACAACGTCAACAACGTCAACAACCTCCTCAATATCGACAACCATATAATCACCAACAAGGACAATATCAATCACCAGGCCAATATCAATCACCAGGCCAATATCAACACTCGGGACAATATCAACCACCAGGCCAATATCAACAACCGGGACAATATCAACAATCGGGACAATATCAACAACAATCAGGACAATTACCTATTCCAACAGTGCCATTGGGAAGGGGTATGGCTAATGCACATCCAGCGTTAGTTGCTAAAATTCAAGAAATGAATCCAATGGCACAACTACAGTTTTCGCGTCAAAATCCTGTGGTGTATGCTCAAATTTACAATGAGATACAAAAACAAAATAATCAGCTATATGATCGGCGTCCTGAATTAGACGGAAAAGACGATAGATTGGAAGACGATAAAAGAAGACGTAAATCTGACACGGAAAGTGAGGGATTAAGTGAATCAGAAGATAATAAATCTTCGTCAGATGAGACAAATCATCATACATCTGATGAAGATGGTGAATTAAATAAACCACATACTAAATCAAAAAAAGTAAGGAAATCTCGTAAATATATGGGTAAAGATATTGATATTACTAATGATAATAGTAGGTCTAAGTATAAAGGTAGTAATGTAGTCTTTTTACCAATTGATTTTCGTAGTAATTTGTGTGAGATGGACGGAAATACAAAATATATTGTTAGTTTTCCTAGCAAACATAATGTATATGGTATTGAATTAGAGTCATGTATAATGGGATGTGCATCGGCTCTTGAAAGCGAACCATACATCTATATGGTAATTGATGAAATTGAGGGGAATTATTGTATAACTGGAGAGCGTGATTTATCTGTATTTGGTAAATTAGTGCAGGATAAACAGGTTAATAATTTTATTTATTATAAGACACATAATTGTTCTAAGGAATTTAAGATTCCTAAACGATTGACACAATTAACCATATCATTTCTTAAATATGATCAACAACCGATAGCAATGGGTAAAATAAGTATTAAAGAGTTGAGACAGTCACGTAATCACATTAAAGCTATAAGTAAAACTCCACATCATCTTCACGTTAATGATAAAATAAATGTGTGTCATCGTAATGACGATTTTATTACAGTTGATAATGTAGAAGTAATTGGTGTACCTAATATTGATACGGCCATAATGGATAAACCTTTATGTTCATTGGATTCAGCAAATAAACAACAATGTCTAAGCTTTGAAAAAGTAGGATTAAAGTGCACACTAACATTTAAATTAATAACAAATTGAATGTAATATTATATGTATTACATGTCATTAAATACAGAGCAACAAAAATGTTTTGACGCTTTTATTCAAGGTCATTCTATAGTAGTAACTGGTCCAGCTGGTTGTGGAAAAAGTTATTTAGTAAAAAAAATAAAGGAGCATTGTCATGATAATATGATTAATGTATCTATTACTGCATTAACAGGGGCTGCAGCAAGTTTAATAGGTGGGGTTACATTACATGGTTGGGCTGGAATTGGTCTAGGTAAAGGTAGTTCTAAAGAGATATACTCAAGTATGCAGAGATATAGAAAACCAAATATAAAAAAATGGTATGAAACAAGTGTATTAGTAATAGATGAAATATCAATGATGGATGCAGCATTGTTTAATAAATTACATTTATTAGGGCAAATAATACGTAAAGACAATGATAGTTTATTTGGTGGAATACAATTGATACTATGTGGGGATTTTGCCCAACTTAAGCCAATAGTAGACCGTAATACAAGATTAAAGTTTGCATTTGAGTCAGCAACATGGCAAAAATATTTAAATAATAATACATATTATTTAGATACGATAGTACGCCAAACAGATCCAATTTTCCAGAAATTACTAGGACGTATACGTTTAGGCGGATACACACAAGCTGATCGTACATTACTTAATACACGATTAATTTCTGATGAATCAGAAGCGGAAGTTACTGTAATAATGGATGATAAGACTGAAAATATAATCAAAGCTACTAGATTATATCCAAAAAAAAGGGATGTTGATCGTGATAACACATCAGAATTAAATAAACTCATAGATCTAGGAAATAGTCCAAAAACATATATTTCATACGATACAGCTATTGCCAAAAAGTCCAGGCAACATGTTAACATGTTGCCAAAACATACAAAAATTTTAGATGCTTGTACCAATGCCCCATCTACAGTTATATTATGTATTGGAGCGCAAGTGATGTTAATTAAAAATAAGGATATGGAAAAGCAATTAGTAAATGGGTCGCGTGGGGTTGTTATTGATATAGATGGTAGTGGGTTACCTATTGTATTGTTTGATAACGGAGAACAGGTAACTATACAGGAGGAGATATTTGAGACAGAATCAGGCGATAATATTTTTACACGAAAACAACTTCCTCTTATTCTAGCATGGGCATTGACTATACATAAATGTCAAGGCGCTACATTATCTAACGTAATCACTGATTTAGCTGAAGTATTTGACGAAGCACAGGTATATGTAACCTTAAGTAGAGCTAAAAGTATAGAAGGATTATTTATAGTTAATCTTAATTATAGTAAGATTAAGTGTAATCAAACAGTTAAGAAGTATTATACTGAACTACAATCTAAACGAAGTAATATAGTATAAGTAAATGGAAATATGTTATTTGTGTCAAACTTTATCATTTTTATATCCAACTGGATGTGGTAATGATGAACATGAGGCCTGTATGTTATGTATTAAAGGGACTACTTTGTCCAGGTCTCCACAAAGTAATAATTTAAGGTCAGTCTTAAAGACTGAAGTGGAATGTCCGTATTGTATGACTAAAAGTTCAAAATATTATATGGTTAAACTAGAACAAACACCTAAAAAAATAAAAGAACATGACATAAAAATTGCTATTAATAGACTAATTGCAATATTTGATCAATTATGGTTGTATCAGGGAAGAAATAACGGATGGTGGTTATTTAATGAGGAAGTACATGAACAATTAGAAAAATTTAGTAAGGATATTAACAATAAGTTTGAATGGGTTATATGTGGACAAACGATGGAATATGATTTTAAACATATGATACAAAGGAATGTTAAGAATGGGTCAGTTAGATGTATTAAACAAATAGGCATAAATGATATTGATAATCATGTTATTAAAGGTATAGCAGGATCTCAATAAAGAAACTGATAGATAATTAAACATAATAATGACTAAAATTATGACATTAGAACAAATATCCCAAAATGATATTCGTTTAATTAATAATAATGATACTGGAGGTATCAGTATTTATCAGATGCTAGGAGAACCTATTAAAGCTATAGAAGCTATAGACATTATTAAACCTATAGACACTATTAAACCTATAGACATTATTAAACCTATTAAACTTATTAAACGTAAGAGACGTAAATTATATATAAAAACACCAATTCTTCAATGTAATATAGGTATATGCGAAGGTAATAATATAAACTTAAATTTTACTGCATCATTTCATAAACAAATATATGATTTAGAAGAATATATTCAAAATGAACTTCAGAAACATACAAAATTTTTAAATATGGATGAACAAGACACAATTGGAAAAGAATCTATATATCGTAGTATGATTAAAAACGATGATGGGGAAGAATATATTAAACTCTATATCAATAAAAATAGTAAGGTATTTGATCGTGATAATCAAAGAATCGACACTGATAAATACGATGAATATTTATCAGGTAAATTTTGTTGTGCGTTAGTGTTAGAATTATCAGAGATTAATGTTTTTGCAGATAAAGCGCAATTTAAACCCAATGTTTTTCAATTAAAAGTATATTCATTTAGTTTATTGCCGTCTGGATGTAAAATATACGATAATATTGAATTATTCAATAAAGAAATGAAGAGAATAAAATTAGAACAAAATAACGATTGTGTCGAAATGACAGCTTATGATGACGCAGTAATTGAGTACGATCCAAATGTAAATGAATTATTAGATTAATAAAGTAATCCTATAAAATACGGTTAAATACGGTTTAAATTTATTCTTGTTAATATTTTAATTACAAAGTATTATACTTTGTAATTAAAATATATACTTAGTTCTGACGTGGTTTGACATTTACACTTACTTTATTATCATTTGTGATATTATCAAACTCTGGAATATCATCATCGTCTTTATCATTATTAGATCTGGTTGGATGTTGAACTGACCATCCTGTCCAACCTGATTTATTACCACTACCATATGATTGATTAAGAGCTCGTTCAATATAGGTTTTAAAACAACGGCGTTTTGGTACATCATCGCTATATTCGCTTTTAAACCAGGTTTCGAAATAGCTATAAGCTTCTTCTAATTTGATGTTTCCATTAGCATCTTTAATGAAGAAATCATCAATGAACATAGCGTAAGAATCACTGTCCTTTCTGTACTCTTTTGTTGCATCAGATATTTCTTTTGGTGCAAGAAGGCCTTCTGATTTATATATTTTATACCAATGTGTTAATAATACAAAAAACCATGGAGACCAGTAAGGGAAATTATGTGGTAAATCTGTGTTACGACTAAATTCATAAGGACCATTAGGTTTTCCTTCAACAAATTTAGCAATAAATTCGAGAACAACCATACGACGCCAAGTACCATCATCATCACTTCCTGTCATTTTGGGTTTATTATTACATAATAGAGCTAAACTGAATTGTGGTTTAAATTGTTCGCCACCAGAATATAATCCACGTAAGAACATTTTATCATTACCAGACAATTCTTTCATAAGACCAGTATTTATTTTAGATCCTTCATCTGGTTCCTGCATGCTTCCAAAACGTGCTTTCTTTCCCATCATTAATTCAGGTGTTGCTTGTCCTGTCTGTGATCGTTTGCTTGTTATAAAGGTGATAGGAAGTTTGAAACAATACTGTCCATATGCCATCTCTAACAATTCTATAACTTTAGATTTACCATTACCACCTGTACCTGTTAATACATGAAATTTTTCATCTGTATTGTATCCTTGTAAACATGATGCCAAAAATTTCCAAAAATATCTCCGTGATGCATCTTTAGGCATAATTTGTTTCATAAAATCCATTATTTCTTGGGCTTCTCTTATTGAAGAGGTTTCCTCTTCAACACTAATATCACACTTTTCGTATTCTGGAAAATCATTTAGTGTAGACATGCTAACACGGTCCTCTGGTCGTCCGTCACGGAATGCGCATTCTTTTAAATCATATACACCATTTTCTAATCCAACAAGGAAGGGATTTTCATCCAAGGTGTCTTCGAATTTAGGGTCATAGAATAAAATAACACATTCTTTCATAACCTTTTCTTTAAAAGTAATATCGCGTAATTTATAGCTAACATCAGCTAAAGATTTACTGCGATGAAGATAATGATCCTTGTTTTCATCAACGCTTTCCATTGCCATTGTATTGTATCTATTTACTAAGAATAAATATTCATGCAAGACATCCTTACCAAGCTTTTTCTTTAATGACATTCCATCCTCTGTTATTTTCCATGAATGATTGACAAATTCAGCCCATTTTCGTCCTTTTGCATCTAAACAAATATATTGATGTTGAAACATTTTATGGATAACTTGTGCAACGTCTTGAGTTACTCCACTAACACTACACATCATTAAATTTTCTAAGAATCCGCTTCTTGCTTCATTATAGTTTTTAGGATCATCTAATCTTGCCCATCTATGAAGAGAACCAATATTAAGTCCTGAAATGGACTCTGAGAACCCATACCATCTTTTTTCATCTATAGGTTGCCAGCTATCTGATCTTTTACTGAATTTAATCCATACATCTATTAAACTTGGACTTATATTATGTAAACATATACCAACATCGATCCATGAATCGTAATCATCTGTTCTCCATCCTGCTAATAAGTCTACCAATTTTGTGGCTTCTTCTATTTGTGCTTTTTGTTCATCTGCGCTTACTCTCATAAGAGTCTGTTTTTTAATTGTATTTGAACGATAACCAGTACGGACTTCCTTTTTTATTTTTTTAGTTGATATGGCGTCTACTATATCACTAACTTCTTCTCTAACTTCAAATGTATATTCTTTAGGTACACGATGAACTGATAGGAGGTTAATTAAAGTTTCTACATTATCAACACCTTTGGAAAGAATAGCTAATTCCTCAAAATCACTGAAGCTACACGATTTATTTTCTTTTTCATTCTCATTCTCTATCTCCTTTGTTTTTTTTAACCGTAATACTTTATATAAAGTATATGGTTTGTTGCCAGGTTTTCTAGACCCATACATTAACCAATTGTTGCGACTAATAACTGCTAGGTCTACAACATCATCATTGCTGTTTTTAATATCTAGAATACCAATATTAGGATTTTTTAAAAAAAGATCTATTTTTTTAAGAACTTCTGAACGTATTGCATGTTGTATATCAACATGACAACAAATATTAGGATATAATATATGTATACCATCTTTCATATTTCCTTTAGCAGGATATGGATTATTCCGTTGAAACACATATGCATCAATTGGATGATCTTCAGGCATATCAATATATGATGATATGGCTGTTGCATAGAGTTTTAATAATTCCTTAATATGATTATCATTGTGTTGTCTATTGCTATAATTCATAGCATATTTTAAGTCAATATCAATCTTGATACATGATTCCTGTAGAGGTTTTTCAGTAAGGAAAACCTGTTTTTTATTACAGAGGGCTATAGCAATTAATTTATGTAGTTCCATTCTATTATCCATTGGAATGTTATATGATGCTCTAGGATTTAGAGAAGTATGAGTAAATATAGCTTTTCCCTCCTCATCTTTCGTACCAGTAGATTCATATTGTCTTAAGAACTTAGACAACTCAATAGACATTATATATGAGTATATATAATATTCATTTTTATGTATTATACATTATTACAACCAGTGATAGCTATAATAATACTGAGTATTATTTCAAGTTAATCTACCGTTGCATTTAATTTTAAAAAATATTCAAAGTAATTTTAATGATACCTATAGGTATCATTAAATTACATTGATTGCATTGAATGTAATTTCTTTAAAAACACGGCGCACTGACAGAAGGTTTAATAAATCTTCTATATCCTTATGTCCTTCTGAAGGAGTATCTATTTCAATAAAATCATTATTTACATGTAAACGCAATACTTTATATAGTAAATATGGAGTGTAACCTGGTTTCATTGAACCATATGTTAACCAGCAATTACGATCGATGCTATATTGATCTATAACATCATTATCCTTGTTTTTAGTGTTTAGTATACCTATGGTAGGATTTCTTAGGAACATATCTATATGGTTGAGTACTTTTGTACGTATTGTCTGTTGAATATTTACATGGCAGCATATATTTGGATATAATATATGTATTCCATCTTTCATACTACCCTTATTAGGATACGGTTTGTTTCGTTGTAATACATATGCATCAATAGGATAATCTTTAGGTAAATCAAGACACGATGAAATAGCTGTTGCATAGAGCTTTAATAATTCCTTAATATGGTTATCATTGTGTTGTCTATTGCTATAATTCATACTATATCTTAAGTCAATCTCAACCTTGATACATGAAACATAAAAAGGTTTTTCCATAAGAAACATCTTTTTCTTATCACATATTGAAGTGGCAATTAAGTTATGTAATTCTTTTCTCTTGTCATCAGGTATATTATATGCGCATTGTTTTATTATAGAGGAATGTGTAAATATAGATTTACCATTTGCATCTTTAGTACCAGTAGATTCATGTTGTTTTAAGAACTGCAATAATTCTGTTGACATTATAGTAATCCGTAAACAATCATTTTTTATTTGTAAAATACTCTAGCCAATAGTTATATATTTTATAATCATTGGGTGTCCCCCAGCATAAATAATTTGTAACATTGAATATTTTTATATTATATCCCATATTTACTAACGGTTCTATCATGTTATCAATATAAAATTCGTTATTTGTTCTGCAATTCATTTTATATATAGTATTTAAACCTTCTTTGAAATAAGAAGCCTTCTTAAAGTGTATAGTACCAATAATAGCATACTTATTTTCCAATTGTTTCGCCAAATGAAACAGGTAGAGATAATATATAATACGTATAATACGTATAATATAATTATATTATAATTATATTATAATTATAATATAATGGAAAGTTCTGTAATAAATACAAATAAGGATAACGTTGATTATGTTAAATATGAAAATTTATATTTTATAAATAATGAATATGTATTTTTAACAACACAAAAAAGATATTGTTTTAAAAAAAATATATACTATGGGTGGGGCTTTAGACAATACATATAAGGATAGATTTACATTATTACCAATTATTAAAGAATTTTCAAATATAAGTGAATTAAATGATTATATAAATAATTATGATTTTAATAATATTGATGAGGTAACATGCTGTTTGACACATTACTGGGATCATAATATAGCACACGCTTTATTTGATTCACTATATCCAATTTATTTGGCATTATTACAGTTTTATTCTCAAGAAACAAAATATAATATTTTTATAGATATTATTAAAGTAATTGGATGGGTTTTTCCTGGACATGCGTCAAGAGAATATTCAATAGATATATTTAGAAAATTTTCAAAGGGAGATATAATTATAAAGAAAAAAAATGTGAATTATAAATTTAGTATACTGATAGGTGGTAGTGAAAAAGCAGGGATTTCTGGTGTAAATGTAAATGGTATAATGCCAGGTAAAGAAATTAGTGCGTTGGACAAAATGCGTGATAGAATGTTTGAAGTTTACAATATATTGCAAAAAAAAGAAAATAAAATAAATTTCACTATTATTAAAAGTTCTAGATATATTAAATCAGAGATGAAAAGCATAAATAGATTGAATAATTATATAAATTGTTTTAGTGATAGAAGTTGTAAAATTATTTCTTGGTATGATGTTAAAACATTTAAAGAACAGTTAGAAATAATGTCTTCTACAGATATACATATATCTGGTGCGGGTTCAAGTATGTTAAATTTCCCTTTTTTAAGGGAAGGGAAAACACATATTAATTTAGGTGTGAATGAAATTAATCCATTACATAGATTTGGAAAAGATGCATGTATTATGCCTGGATTATTAGAAGTAAATATCTGCCTTTTACCAAATACAATTTTTGTAGATTTCTATAATATATATAAACATGGATCAATAAAATACGATCAGATGACTGAAATAGTAGAGAAAAATATAAAAATATTAAATACAGAAAAACACACTATTGTTCCAAGATATGTAATAGCGTGGAAAAAATTATGTATAGATGAACCGACAAAAATGAAAAATTTAATTGAAAGAATGACTTACCCAAAATCAAATTACCCGGATTTAATAAATATAAGATTCATGGATGTGGTTGTTGCTGAATTTCCACCTTATGGGAATAATAATTCATTTAAACATTTATTATAATAATTTATACAGATGTATATACCAATATTCAAACGAAATGTATATACATTTCGTTTGAATATTGGTATATTCATCCTGTTTGGACCAAAAACTTAGGTAGAACTATTAATTTTTAAAATTTGATCAAACTTTATAATTAAATTTTTATTTAAATTTTTTTCATATAATTCAATAATATGATCTTTTATTTTTTTGGAATTTATCATCTCATTTAAATTATATTTTTTTAAATCCATACTTTCTATATACACATGTTGAAAATTTGGTGTTTTAGATACAGAAAATGGTTTTTGAGCAGATATAAAAAAATCAATAGTGCTTGAAATACCTGTATTTTTTATATGAAATAATTTATTCATATTTTCCAAAAAATTATAAAGGCGTTTTTCTTGATATAGGTGCATATGATCCTATAATTATTTCAAATAGTTATTATTTTGAATTAAATAAATGGGATACATATTGTTTTGAGGCAAATCCAAATTTAATACCAAACTTAAAAATGCATAGAAAAAATGTATTTAATTGTGCTGTTTCAAATGAAGATAAAGAAGATATTGATTTTAATATAGTTTATCAAAATTTAAATAATGATAGTTAATTTGTCGATTGCTTCACCGAGAGATACAGGTAAAGATATTATAGTATCCATATACTTTTATATATAATAATTAGTTTAAATATATTATATTTATACTAATTAATGGTAGATAATATTTCAAGTATTTTAAATTCATATAATACAAAAGATAAAAATCAAGTCAGGTATCATTTTAAAAATTTATATTTTATAAATGGATCATTTTATTTTTATACTATCGAAGAAAATATAGAAATTGATAATATATTAGTAATTTTTAATAATTATTTAAATATACAGGTTATTAAAGTAAATAATAAAGAAGAAATAAATAGTATTTTAAATAATACCGAAATAACAACTATTACAGAACCTACTGGTTATGCATATCATTATTATGATTGGAATATAGCACATGGATTATGCGATACACTTTATCCCTTATTTTTAAATTATTTACACTTTTTTTCTAACCCTGATGAAAATTTCAATATGTTTTTAAAATTATTTGTTATTAAAGGGTGGACATTTCCTTCCAACGCATCTAGGAACTGGTTGTTAGAGGTTTTTAACGTATTCTGTGGTGGTAAATTATTATTGGACCATGGTAATGGTTCTTGTAAAAATTATAAATTTGAAAATATTTTTATAGGCAACGCTAGTGGAGGTTTACAAGGTGCAAATATGAATATAAACGCATCTATTTTGGGTAAAAATAATTTTACATTAGAAAAATTCAGAGACAGAATGTACAATAAATATAATATAAACTATAATGAATATAATAATGAAGATGTATTAATAATTGATAGTGATAGATTGTCTCGGGATGATAAATGTATTATGTCTAATTTAAAAGATTATTTTTTGAAAAAGAATAATAATTGTAGTATTGTACAATGGAGGGATATCCCTAATTTTAAGGAACAATTAAAAGTTATGAGTAAAGTTAAATTTCATATAAGTGGCTCTGGAACATCTTTATATAATTGTATGTTTCTTAGGGATGGTTCCATAAATTTATTATTAGGAACATCTCAAATATGGTCTATTTCAAAATACCCCGGTCTTATGGATATGGCTATTTGTGTATTATCTAATAGTATATATAATTATTATTATGATATAGTAAAATATAAAAATTTTAATTTGGAGAAGATATTAAAACTTGTAGAGGAAATACTTAATTATGATAACAGAATACATATTTTACCAGATGCTATTAAAATATGGAATGAATTATGTATACGGGATAAAGATAATATGAATAACTTAAAATTAAGATTATCTGGTTATCTTGAACCATCTTTATTCCAGGATAGAGCAATTGAACTCATTATATATGAATATAAAAAGTTTCCTATAAATTATAGTTTATTAAATGAAATTAGATATTATTATACTAATGAAAAAAATATTTTCCAAATATATCATAATAAAAAGTTAATACCAGAGATTATAACAAATAATATAAAAAAATTAAATCCACATTATAATTATCGGTTATTAGATTTTGAAGAAGGTAAAGATATTATTAGAAAGGAAATTTATGATGAAAAACTTAAAAATAAATTATTAGACGCGATTGATATGATGCCTAGATATTGTCATAAATCAGATGTTTTACGATATGCTTTATTATATATTTTTGGCGGTTGTTATCTTGATGTAGATTTGCATATGCTTGTAAGTTTTGAAAAATATTCTAATATTGATTTTATGATTGCTAAAGGGAAAAATGATACGGGTAATGGCCTTCTGGTTGCTAGAAAAAATAGTCCAATATTACTTGATTTAATACTACAAACAATTAATAATGACAAATTATATGATAGTAATCCAGATTATAGAGGTGAAAATATTATGTATTTATTTAACTATTTTATAAAATGTGAAAGTTGTAAATTATTAGAAATTAATAATGAAAAAGTCTATTTGTTAAAAGGTGAAAATAAAAATATTAACAAATATGGTGTAAATTGTTTTTTAGATAAAGATGAAGTTATTATGACCCCAAATAATCCACTTTATAAATTTGAAAGACAAACATCTTCTTTTATATAATAATTTTTCCCGATATTCATCTATAAAAATTAGTTTATTTACATAAATATTGATTTTATAAAGAATAATTAGTATTTTCCCATAGACAATCAGATAACATATCTTTTACCTGGAATTTATTTTCTATAACTATAAATCCTTTATTAGTTAAATAATTATTAATATCCAAAAATGTATCATTATTGTTTCTTGTCTGAGTAAAATCACACTCAGATATAATAAATTTAACATTAGATATCATATCACCTAAACTTTTCAAAACCTTCAATCCTACTCCTTCTACATCCATGCATATTAAATCTATATTTTTTATGTTGTTATCTTTACAATAGTTATCAAGTCTTATAGCATCGACCTGTGTTAAAGTCCAATCAACGTCTTCTGTATATGTGTTATACCAATATTCTCTTTCTGTTGAAGTGTTAGGCCACCCGTCGGCAATACATTTATCTATATAACTTTTATTAACTTTACCTAATATTGATGACGCACCTGGATTAGACTTACATATATAAAAATCGAGTTTCTTTTGCGTATCGTAAACTGCTTTATTCACAATTACAATATTATTTCCCACAGTATTTTCTTTTATTTGCTTAATACTTTCTATTTTAGGTTCAAATAAATGATAATTTGTTGGCTTAAAAAAATTATATATTTTGTTAGAATCTTTGCCATCATTTGCTCCAATTTCAAATATTGTTTCTACATCACTTTTTATATACTTAAAAAAATAGTTATAAGACATACGTATATATATATAATTTATATTATTTTGTTTATATATTTCTTAATAATAAATAATTATTCAATAACCAAATTTAGGTGTCATTCTTCGCACTTGAAAAGGTATATGATCCAAAGAACTCCAATCAACTTCTTTTTGGTTTTGGTTTGTATGAGCAATTTGTTTTTTATCTGAAGTATATAAATTTATTTCATCGGGAGTTATTGTAGAATGAATCTTATATTTTGCTAAACATAAATTAAACAAACCGTTGTCACAATCATTACCAACATAATGAGGAAGATCTTTATACTTAATTGATGGGTTTTTATCCAAAAAATTATAATTTTCACATAATCGTAACCAGTCTTTAATAAAATTGACTGTAGTATCATTTTTTTTTAGAATCATTAATCCAGCATAACAAGAAGTATTCCATTCATTATTGAATTCAGGGTAAAATGACATAATAGCATCATTTTTAACAAATTGTTGTGCTGCATAGTTGTCACTTGCGGAAAAGGTTAGCATATCATATTCTTTTAGTTTTTCAATATAAAAATCAAATCTTTTTTTTCCATTTTTATTAATATACATACCAGCATCACAATATATTAAGATTTCATTATCTTGTAATTTTTGTAAGGTATCGTAAATTATTTTAGGTTTCCATATCCAGTAACCATATCCTGCTTTGTAGGTGTTTATAAAATTTAGGTGTTTTTGTATAAATTCTTTTATATTTTCTTCATTTGTTTGAAAAATTTCTTGAAATATACCAAACTCCTTTGCTTGTTCCGCAATTCTATCTGTTGTCATATAATCACTATTCGCAAATGTCAATAAATTTATTTTCATATATACTAAGTAATTATAATTAGAAAATAATTATAATTATTTTCTAACATAATATTCTATTTTTTGGTATTAAGTTTATTTACAACACTTAACGGATGAACTATACATGAAAAACAAGAATTTATGTTAACTAGAATTTCCACCGTGACTAGATACACTAAAAACCGTTTCCCCACAATAATTATGTAATATTTCGTCTTTCACTTCTTCACTAACCAAAGAGAAGAAGAAAAAGTAAGACCATCAAAATTGATTTTACATTTTTTTACGCCGTAAAAATCGGCGTTTGAAATATAAAAATGTGTAAATGTTCAAATGTGTAAAACAATATTACCTATGATAATACTCTATTTTTTTGGTATTAAGTTTATTTAATACACTTAATGGATGAACTATGCAACTAAAACATGAGTCTATTACAAATATTTCGCAAGCATTTTTGATAATATCAATATAATTTTGTATTGGTATATTGACAAATTTATTTGCTATTTCAAAATATGTTTGATTTTCATTATATACGTTTTCGTTAGCGCAAATGATAATATATTTATTATCATTTATATACATTTGTATGTTTTCAGGCAATATTATTGTCTTCGAAGACGATTGTGTATGGCAAAATATAATGTTTAACTCTTTAATGTTTTCATATAGTGTTATACTTTCTTCCGTACTAATAATATCAAAATAATCATAGTATATACTTAAATCTAAATTCATATCTTTATAAAACTCATTTATATGTTCCCATTTAATACTATATTTATTATTTTTATTATAGTTTAATATAGAAGGATTATTTATTTTTCTTTTTAAATAATTTTTGTGTATTCCGCATATGAAAATATCAGTAGAATCTTTAGAATATACATTATCTATAATTTTTTTACAACTACTTAACTCGCTTTTATGATTAAATGGAATAATGGTTACATTTGGGTTATTAATTAATAATTTAACATTTGGTTCATAGTTATCTTTACATAAGAGATATATAGTTGTATAGTGTAGTAAAAGAAAATTTATTGATCCGATCATGGTTATATTGTCACCTAATCCATTATGAGACAGAATATACGCAGAATTATATTTTAGCATAATATATATATATATATAAATGATTAATATTTACAATCCAAATATTAATAACTAAAAAAACTCAGCATTAGATGCTATTCAAGAAGGTTGGATTTCGAATCATGGAAAATATGTTGAATTGGCTAACACTAAATTAAAAGAAATAGTGAAATCAAAATACGCTATTTTGATGACCAACGGAACTTGTGCTACTCACTGTTTGTTTTTGGCCTTGAGGTTTAAGTATCCAAATATAAAGAAAATATATGTTCCAAATAATTGTTATGTTGCCGCTTGGAATGCTGTTATAATGGAATATAATATAAATTGTCTGGAAGTTATGAAGATGGATAATTATACATGGAATATTTCCACAAATAAAAAGTATATAGAGTCTCTTGATAAAAACAGTGCTGTCCTAATTGTACATAATCTAGGAAATATAATAAATATCAAAAATTTGAAAAGAATTCGTCCAGACATAATTTATGTGGAAGATAATTGTGAAGGAATGTTCGGCAAATATGAAGACTCTTATAGCGGAATGTCTGATTCATCATTATGTTAATCTTGTTCTTTTTACGGTAATAAAATAATTACCACAGGAGAAGGAGGAGCTTTCTTTACACAAGATGAAGGGATTTATAATTACATAAAGTCTATATATAGTCAAGGTATGTCTGATATAAAATATTTGCATTGCTTGCATGCATATAACTATCGTATGACAAATGTACAAGCAGCATTATTATATGAACAATTAATAGACATAGAACATATATTGGAAAACAAATATAAAATATTTGACAATTATGATAAATTATTTGAAGATTTAATTAGCCCAGGAAAGGTGACAATATATAAAAAAGAAAAGGATACTGTGAATTCTCCTTGGATTTATGCGGTCAGAATACTTAATAATAAAACAATAGAAGAAACAAATCACTATTTTAAAGCAAATGATATTGATATCCGTCCGTTTTTTTATCCAATAAATGCACATAAACATCTAGAAACAATTGAAAACAAAGATGAAGTATCGTATATATTTAATAGGGAGATTATCATGATACCATCATCTCCAACGATTACGGCAAAAGAACAACAAAAAGTAGCAGATGTTATATATAAATTTATATTGTATATACAAGATATCGAAATTATAGATGTTAATCACTTAAATAGAACATCTATATATAATAATTTCCTGTCCAAGATAACAAATTGTCATTTTAGATATTTTCGTAACAGAACTATCGAGTGTTTGGATAATCATATCACCACCCTTGCACTCTATGATAAAAAAATTGTATATATTTTGGATATTCGCATATTGATTATGCTAATAAATATTGGTTAGGTATGTATATTGAGCCAAAGTATCAGTTTAAAGGCTACGGTGCATTATTGTTAATGTATTTACTGGGATATAAAGATAATTATAAAATAGATGAATTGTATTTGACAGTTGATATAAATAACCAAAATGCTATTAAATTATATAGTAAAAATAGATGAATTGTATTTGACAGTTGATATAAATAACCAAAATGCTATTAAATTATATAGTAAAAACAAATTCAAGGTTGTTGAAACTTTTGATACATATTATGAAATGGTAAAATTAAATTAATTGTATAATCTCATCTGTAATACTCATAATATCATATATTTTATCCTTTGTATAAACACTATCATTAAAAGTATAAGTATGGGTAACAGTGAAATCTGTTAACTCTATATTATATTTTATTGTATTATCGTAATCGAATCTGTCTGATATATTACATAGATTATTTGATGATAATATAATTATTTCATCATAAATAAAAGAAAAATATTTGATGGGTTTAACAAATAAAAAAAAACAGTTCTCGTTACAATTTAATTCAATTAATAATCTATTAATTTTATAACTTTTTTGTTCTTTTAACGATGAATTAGATATCAAATTTATCTTATTTTTTACTCTAAATCTTATATCATTGCTCTTAATACAGTCTCTGCATAATTTTGTGTAATCTGTATCATTTAAAGATCCATCTCTTAATATTTCCATTTGATTCCATATAATCATGTTTATTTTTCTCATAGAATCATATAAATCTTGGTATTTATGGATACAAGGATTTAATGTCGTATGAAGTATTTCATACTCTTTTAGGACATCTAATTTTCTGCTATCTGTAATTTTATTTGATTTGATGTCTAAAATCGTCAGCTTATCAATGGCTTCACCAATAGAAACTGGTAATTTTATCTCCATATAATATTATGTAGTATTTTTTATTATCTTCCAATCTTTAAAACTTTCATGGTAATCAATGTAATCCAAGTTAGTGTGTATAATTTTTTCTTTAACGTTTTTTAAATTTAAATATGCGCATAGACAAGAGAAAGAACTATTTATTATTATAATTTTTTCTGCATTTTCCAGTATAGTACAATAATCCAACAAATTATCATGTATTAAATCTGTACTCCATAAAGTGTGGAATTTATGTGATATTTTATCTAGATAAAAATTTATATTTGGATGAAAAATAGGTATTTCATTATTTATTATGTTATCATTTAACCGTTTGTCTCTCCCTGTGTGTTTATACGTTATATGTCCATGATCTTGAACAAAAATATATCTATCTCCATAGAGTTTTTTAATTTGTTCATAAAAAACCAATTCTTTCTTATAGTTTCTATTAAGATCTGTATATTTATATCTTATCTGATAGGGCAAGTAAACTTGGATATAAAATTTTTTCCAAAATTCACCATGTTTATTTAATTGGTCCCATTCATCAATGATTTTACCATAATCACTAAAGGAATTTTCAGATTTAAAAATTCAATATATATAAATTCGTTCTCTTTGAAAAAATGTACAGAAATAGAATCTGTATTAAACTGCCATATATTGTCGTATAATAACGAGAATAAAGTTTTGAAAACAAAGGAGAATAATTATTTAAACAATTGGGATGCAGAAAAATACAGGAAAAATATATAGAAAAGATAATGACAGTAAAAATACACTTTATTACATATGGAAATAATATATACAATAATTCAAAGAATAGATTGCGCATAGAAACTAATAGTAGTGGCTGGTTTGATACAATATCTGTATATGGTCCTGAAGACTTAAGCTGTTCATTTGCAACAGAATTCAAAGATATCTTAGAAAATCCAAGAGGAACAGGTTATTGGATATGGAAATTTGATATTATTAAAAAACAATTATCTGAAATTGATGATAATGATATATTGATTTATATGGACGCTGGATGTTCTGTTAATATTAATGGTAAAACGAGATTTAATGAATATATTGACCTGTTAAATAATTCAGACGAAACTATTATATCATTTCAAATGCATCATATTGAAAAACAATATACAACTAAAGAACTATTGCAATATTTTGAACTGTCTGTAAATGATGCTGACAGTAATACAGGTCAATATGTGGGAGGTATTTTAATAATGAAAAATACCGACAAGATGAGGAAAATGATAGATGAATGCATTGATGTTTTGCGTAGTGACCACTTGCTTGTAACGGATTATTATAGTAAATTGAGGCAATGCAGTGATTTTAAAGAGAATCGACATGATCAAAGTATATTAAGTATTATACGGAAAAAATATGGTTCGATTATATTAATAGATGAAACATGGTTCAAATCATTTGGTAGTAAAGAATCATTAAAATGCCCATTCTGGGCAACTAGAAAAAAATAATGTTATTAAATTTCAACCTTGATAAGTTCCGTCATATCATGTATCATTTTCCGTTCAAGTATAGTATATTCTAAATCATTTAATCCAGAGCTCATGACTTCCTGTAATTTTTGGTCATCATTCAATAAATTAAAATTCTTATAATGTTTAATTGTATTATATTCCATATTTTTTAGTTCTCTGTCATTTACGTCATAAAAATGAGTGAAGTACTGTTTAGATTTATTCCTCTCATTTATAATAAGATTTTTGATTTTTTTAACCTTATAAAATTCTGTGCGATTTTGCAGAGCTTTATCTTCTGTACCCCAGCCCCATATATCATTCGGAAAACCATTTATCATTTGAACAACGCTATCTGTAATTTTTGCAATTCCGCCTAAAGTATCGCATGGAGGATTATAAATACCTAATACTTCTCTATTACTTACTTCTTTGATGTAATATTTTTTGATGCATTCTATCGTTGGATTTATATCAACATCATTCATAATGAAATATTTAGTTTTGTTTTTGTATTCTTTAAATACAACGTTGAATAATTTTCCACGATTGAATAATTTTCCTTCAGTTTGTTCTATAACCACTACTTTGCTATTCGGTAAGTGGTTTAGAAGCAGAGGAACGGTATTTTTTATGTAGTACTTCAAATGAATATCTCTATTACGGAATGGTATGACAATAATGTTTTCATGCATCTATATTTATAATAATTTATATTTTTTATAATATAATGATTACAATAGCTTATATTAATTACTGGAATGATCCATATAATGATACTTATTTAACAAAGTTTATCAAATATAATATAGGTCCCGTCAAAAACGTAAAATCAACTGAATTTCCTGATATTCTTATAGCATCTTGTATGGGAAATATAAAAAATATAAAAAATATAAAAGCTAAATGTAAATTGTTTTATTATGGTGAGAATTTATACAGATTTCCTCCCTATGATAATGATAAACTATTATATGATACGTTTGATTTAATAGTTGGCTTTAAAACTACCGATTTATCAAAAAAACAAATAAGATTTCCATTATGGTTAATGTATTATCCTTATTACAAATACAATGAGCATGATAATATTTTAACTTATATTCAAAAGAAATATGACGAAAATATTAAAAACAAGGATATTTATGCTAGTATTATTGCAAGACATGATCGTGGTGGACAACGGACAATAATATATGATGAATTATCTAAGTATGGTAATATTAAATCTCCTGGAACATTTAAAAAAAACACATATTCAATCGGTATTACACATCAGGATAAAATAAACTGTATAGCCAGGGGAATATATAATATATGTCCTGAAAATTCTGTATATGAAGGATATTTTACTGAAAAAATATTTCAAGCACTGGAAGGTGGAACAATCCCTTTATATTGGGCAATAGATTTACCTGAACAAGCAATTATAAATAAAAATAAATATTGTTTTTGTGATATAAGTAATAAGAAAGAACTAGAAAATTCAATACATAATGTGGTTACTAATCCAGACCAATATATAAAGGGAGAATTATTCACACAAAATGCCGGAAATGAAATAAAACATATGTATTCTGTATTATGTGATAATATATTGTTGTGCATTAGGAAAAGTAATTAATTATGAATATATATTAAATCATATCAAATCATATTGATACTATTAATATCAATATGATAATAAATCTAAAGTATTTGACAAAAATACAATATGAATGTTACTGGAATCATTTATGTGAAGAAAAAGCTGTGTATAATAAATGAGGTATCAACGATAATAATATTGTGTTGATTGAAGCTGACAGTGATACATATTCAAAAATAAGTGGACAAATAAAGAATATATATAATGTTGAAATATCAGAACATTATTTATACAAATAATGTTCTATTTATAGTGTAAAATTCATATGTATATTAAATAAATAAACATATTATATTATTAGTGTTTCAATTACACATTACAATTATTCAAGATATATACAAGAGGCTTTATTACAGCATCGACAATATTTAAACTCATTGGACATAAACATATCATTGAACTTTTAAGATTTTCACACATTTATATTATTAACATTAATATTAAACATTAATGTTTAATGTATTAAACATTAATGTTTAATGTATTAAACATATAAAAAAACATAATATAATGTTAATAGATCTAAGATATCTGGTTAAAAAATATAATGTAAATATTACAGGAATCATTCATGTCGGAGCACATGAATGCGAAGAAATGGATATATATAATAAATGTGGTGTCAAAGATGACAGTATTATATGGATTGAAGCTGACAGTGATACTTACACCAGAATGAATGGAAAAATAAAGAATCTATATAATGTTGTAATATCAGATAAAGATAATGAAGTTCGTGAATTTAATGTTACAAATAATAACCAATCCAGTTCACTGCTTAACTTAAAAACACATTTGATTGCGCACCCGACAATTCATGTTATAAATAAAAAATTTGTAACAACTAAAACACTGGATACATTTTTTAGCGATGAAAATATTGATATTACTAAATATAATTTTCTTAATATAGATATACAGGGAGCAGAGCTATTAGCATTAAAAGGAATGTCAAAATCGCTCCATAACATGGATTATTTATATTTAGAAGTTAATACTGAAGAATTATATGAGAATTGTGCTATGGTAAACGAAATTGACCAGTTTGTTTCTGTTTACGGATTTAAACGTATTGAAACAAAAATGACAGGTGTGGGATGGGGAGATGCATTTTATATTAAATAGTTAAATGTCATATAATATTGTGTTATCTATTGGTTTTATAAATGTGCTTTCATGATCACGTTTTTTAATATAATTAGGAAAATAACATGTTGATATAGTTGATGATAATAGTGCTGCACTCCATGATAAAGTGCTGGTACTACATATCAAAGTTGTAGCCATCTTCATGATATTTAGATCTGTTATAACGTCATTACTTTCCAGTATTGTTTTAATATTAAACTTTTTAATTATATAATCAGATATCTGTTTTATGTAGTCTTTTTCGTAATTGGTTGTCAATTGTGCACATACTATGCAACATGATTCATTCAATGTATCAATAGATTCAAACAACTCTATTATTTTACTACATGGTATAACTAAATTATATTTCACAAAATCTTCGAGACGTATATGTATTACGGTATTATATATTTTAGAAAAATTAGGAGGTGTAGTTATAACATCTTTTATATAATAACTTTCATTTCTATCAGTTTCTATACGGTGTTCTGGATGCAAATTAATAAAATTAAGAATATCTTCTATATTCTTTATTAATATAATATCGTGTTGATAAAAATGATTTAATGACAAGGATTTATGGGGATTATAATTATTTTTCATCCATTTTATAAAATCCTTCTCAGTGAATTGTTTTTCATTACTTTTTATAGATAGTTTATAAGTGTAATTATATTTAATACAAAATAAAGAACATGCAAAATATCTGAATATAGCATTTCCTAATCGTCCACGTGGAATGAATTCTATTAACATATATAATACTATTAATAGAATATTTAAGTTATAAATTAAAATATTTATTGTAATTGAAATTACATAGTTTGTCTGCATAAACATGTGCACCACATATGTTTGGTTTCTGAAAATATAAATTATAATCTATTGTTCTATTACCTATATTGGAATATCCTGGTATCTGTGATACCATACCCGGTATAAATGCGTACACATTTATTTTTCTTTGTTCCATTAGGTTCATTAATATAGCATCTATTGCCCGTGTTTTATTATTTGTTTTTATAGATATTTCATCTTTAATTATATTATAAACTTTATTTAAACTCTTTGGATTTATAATATATCCTACCATAATAAACGACGAATACATTTTATGTATGTATTTATGATTAGTAAAATCATAAGTTTTTACGGGTGACGATGATTTGGGTTGTGCGCCAAATCTGTCCAAGTGATGAAATCCTGATAGATATAATATATCCCAGTCATAGTCATGAATGTTTTCATTTAAATAATTAAACCTCCACATAAAATCATCACAAAACTGTGCATCATCTTCAAAAATACATACATAATTTCCAGTATCATTATTATATGCATTTTCGATTAATCTAAAATGAGATGCAAGACAGCCATTTTGTCCAGAACTCAAACCTTTGGTTAGTAATCCATCTGCTGTTGTAAGTGCTGTAAATTTAATGCAATGTATATTTAGTTTAGTTGTTTGTTCATTGAAACTTGTCAATCGGTCTTTACGCGAGTCTAAGTTAATAACAAAACAATCTATTGTTTTATTGAAGTCCATAATATATATATATATTAAAAATAATTTCAATATATATATATATATATATATATAATGGTTAAAATAAGTTTATGCATTCCAACAATGGACAGATTTGATAAATTTTTGAAAGTATATTTAACAAAATATATTAATTCAGAATATATTGCGGAAATTATCATATGTGATGAAAATGGTAACGATGCAGTAAAAATACTGAAAGAATTTCCAGATGTTCAAAATCTGTATGTATATGTCAACGATAAACAACTGGGTCCGCTACTCAATAAAATAAAATGCTGCAAAATGGCAACATATGACTGGATTGCACTTATGGATTCAGATAATTTTGCAGATGATAATTATTTTCTTGCAGCTAATAAATACATCAATTCAAACAACTTAGAAAATCATACAAATATTGTATTATCTCCAACATATGCTAAACCAAATTTTAATTTGACACATCTTGCAGGTATGATATATAAAAAGGGTACATTCAAACAAAATCGGATAATTGAAAAATCAAGACAGGAGCCTGAAAAAGTGAGTAGTGAATTATTACTCATGAATGTTGGAAATTATATTATCTGTAAAAATTTGATATTATCTTTAGATGGTTCTCTTATAGACTCATATAACACAGATTCATGTGATGTAATATATCTTAATACATTATTATTCACACATTGCGATATGAATTTACATGTTGTAAAAGACATGGGATATAAGCACGTAGTTCATGAGGGGAGTGTATATATAAAAACCCATCAGACGTGTGCGAAAAGATCAATAGATGTAAGTAACGAATATAATAAGTTACAATGATTTAGAATATTATATTCTAAATCATTGTAACTTATTATATTATATTATATAATATAATGAAAGTTGTCAATGTTCCCTCAAATATAAATATTACATATAGATCCACATATAATCAATCAAGTAATGGAATTCATATGGAAGAATTAATACATGAAAGTATAATTAAAAAATATAAAGATGTGCAAACAGACCTAATATATTTACCAATATATTGGACATCATATTACGTAAAAAATAATTACGGTAAAGATACTGTATCTCTTGATAATTTTTTAAACACTTTGGATAAAACTAAAAGATACTTTACTGTTACTCAATATGGTTGTGGTATAATTAATGTTACGATTGATTTTGATTTGTTTGTTTTTTCTGCAGGAGGTGGCGGGTTACAAAAACTATATTATACCGATCGTAGGGTATTTGACGGTAATCCAGCGAATGATGAGATACCGCTTCTGTATACTCCTAGTGTTGTACCTTTAAATATAACAAGAGATATTACCTGTTCTTTTATGGGTTCTTTAGTGACACATCCATGTAGAGCCATTATGGAAAAACAATTAAACAATAATAATGGTTATAAAATAACAAAAACAGTAAATATGGATAAGTATATTAATCTTATGTCAAGGAGTGTGTTTGCTCTGTGTCCCAGAGGATATGGGTATACATCATATCGTTTGTATGAAGCTATTAATTGTGGATGCATTCCTATATATATATGGGAAACGCATAAGGTATTACCTTATGCTGATTTAATAGATTGGAAATCTATTGCAATAATTATTAATAGTAAAGAAATTGATACAATCCCCACAATTATTAATAATATGTCATTAGATAACATCGATAAGTTTCGAAAGAATATTCAAAGTGTTAAAAGTATGTTCACTATGGATTATAGTACAGCATATATTATAAACAAGGTAAAAGATTTATCTAGTTAACATATTTATAAATATGTTAATATTTGTTAAAAATGACCTTATTTTTTATTAATCAGGTAATTATCTAAGATAATTACCTTATTTTTATCAAAGATGCAACAATAAATACATTTCTATAGAAAGTTTTTTAAACAATAAGCAAAGGAAACTGAGGTTAATGTCATGCTAAATAATAAAAAAACAATGTTATTTATAGATGTATTGTTTCAATATATCAAACACTTTAACTTCATGTCCCAATACCATCACAGCTTCATAAAATGAAAAAATAAATTCTCCTGTAAAGAATGTTTTATACCCATTGTATAGATTTCCAAGTGCATTGTGTATAGGGTTTAAATCATCATTTGGATTTATTTTATTCCCTGTTAGTATTAATAATTTCATTTTAGTGCATCTTGATAATGACCGTAACATTATAGTATCAGGTGTAATTTTCAGTTGAGTCGAAAATTCAACTAAAAATTTATATATGTCGTCATCTTTGTGCAAGGAATCTATTTGTAATCCTTCGTTATAAATATTGTTTTCTTTTATATAGAGTTTGTTAAATATTCCTGATTCATAAAAACGACATAAACTTTCTACATTTAAATTATGTGCTTCTTTAATTACTGAATGTTTTAACATTTCTGTATCTTTAAACGATATCATATTACATTTATATTTCCAATCATTTTAATAAGACATATTAACTATATATTAAGTGTTGCTATCATATCATTTCCATCGTTATCACTTATTTTTGTTAATTATGATTTTCTAATGTAGTTATTGTTAGTTTCAATCCGTTCTTACCTAGACGTTCCGTAATATTGTTATTGTATTTAGTGAAAGCATTTGTATCAAATCACCAAATTTCAAAACGTATTTTTGAAATTTTATATTTTTGAAATTTTATATTTTTGAAATTTTATATTTTATGAAATCAATCATTTGAATAATTTCAAATCCTTCAGTGTCAATTTCGTATATATCATTAAGTTGGCATATTTTATCAAATGTTATTGTCTTTGCATTTAGTTTTACCATATCCTTTTTATCGCTCCCCATCATTCATTGACAGTAAAGAAAAATGTCAATCGTATAGGTAATACCGTTATCAGATTTAACATATATATATTTTTAATATTGATTATAAACGTAAATATTAAATCATTTGTCCATACATCTTACTTATATGTATTTCCAATCATTTAAAAAATGACATCTAATAAATAGTAATGTCGAAAAAAAGATTAAATAAGGAATGGAAAGCTCTTCAAGAAGAAAAAGATGCAGGAACTCTTGGATTTAAAATCAATCCAACTGACGATAAAATGTTGAAATGGAATGCAGTTATTAAGGGACCAGTCAATACTGTATGGAAAGATTTGATAATAAATATAGATATAACAATTCCACAACAATATCCATTTAAGGCCCCTATACCAATTATTACATCTCCTATAATGCATCCAAATATACTTGATGGAGCTGTATGTTTATCATCGATAGTTTTATGGACACCTGCTAAAAATATTAAAGATATTTTACTTGAAATTATAAGTAAATTAGAGGTACCTGATTGGGAAAATAGGGTTATAACCGAACCACATGATCGAGAAGAGTTTTTAAAACAAGCAAATCTATATACATTAAAGAATATACTTTAATTAAAGTATATTAAATTGAAATTAATATATATAATTAAAGTAGATGAGTATGATAAATGATTCGGAATCATATCATATAAATCTAGCAAAACAGCTGGATAAATTGGATTTTCCCGATGTAATTAATCTAATAAGTAAAATAGATGACGGAAAATATACGGTATTGCCTTGGATTAATAGGATAAGATCATTGTTGTTTACAGTGAATCCGTATAATCTGTGTCGTTGCTGTAGAACAGAAACACTTATATTACCATACTGTACTAATATCAGTAATAATACATTAGTCAATTTGCCATATATAACATCATTAACAATATGTTCTAAAAATTTATTAACAAGTGATATATTTTGTCATTTAAACTATTTAAAAAAACTACAAATATTATCACATGATCGTAATATACCTGATACATTATTAGATAATAGTTCCGTTAAACATTTAAAAGAGTTACGGAATATACATGTTTATAATAATAAATTAATTGACGAAGACTTTCATCACATGAGACAGTTACGTATTATAGTAATAGAAAGCACTAATCCCCAAATGACTCCCAAAATACTTAATTATTTACCAAAATCTGAAATATGTATAATCAATAATATTTTATATAAATATACAGATTCTACTGAAAATAACATTATCATTAAAAGAATAGGTAAACTTGCTAAAATTAAATTATGTCATTAAAAATAATAAACGCTTGCAAACTTGACAGCATTTCTTCATTAAAGAAATGTAACCTAATTAAAGATATGTGGGGAAGACACCCTTTGTATTACGCTGTAATTAATAATTCTTATTTAAATATTTTATGGCTTTATCAAAAAGGCCATGATTTATATCAAATAAATACAATTAAAGGCAATAAAGAAGATTTGATTACTACTGCTCTACGGACAAAAAATATATATACAATTAAAACCGTATGTGATCTGTGGGAGCGTCCAATTAACCCATCTCTATATTTTACTCGATTATTGATGAAATCCCAAGGCTCTGAAGAGTTAGAGTATTTTTTATCGAGGTTTAAAATATTTACAATTAAAGGGTTAGAAAGACTAATATGTAAAAAAGCAAAGGTAAAACATTATAAAATTTTTCATCGTTTACATATATGTTTTTCATTACTAGAATCTCTTAGATATTGCTTAACATATCGCAGAAATCAAGAGTTTTTATATTTAGTTAACTATATACGATGTCCTGAGCAATTAAATGCTATATTTACTACTGGAGGTCATTCTACAATTAATTTATTATCAATTGCAATAGTTACAGTTAATATCAAAGCGAGTAAAATACTCCTTAAACATGGTACAAATCCATCAATATTAATATCTAATAGTAATCGTGAAAGTATGACATCATTACATGTTATAGCAAATACTATTTTTAAAACCGAAGAGATCTCTTCTATCGAGTATATTATTAGATTATTGTTGTGTTATATTGATATAAATAAAACAAATGCAGAAGGTCTAACTGCATACGAATTTGCTAAATATAAGAACAATAAAATTATAATATCTTTGTTTGATAAGATAAATTAAATATAAAACATCAATTGATGTTTTTAAATTAAATATAAAACATCAATTGATGTTTTTATATTTAATATAAACGATGAAAAGAATCGTCTAAAAAAGGACTTGTTATAATATTATAGGCGATGATATGGTAACTGGTATCTGTTAAACAACAGGTATTTAATAAATAAAACAAATGGCTTGACAACATAGTTATTTTAACATAGTTATTTTAACATGATAAATTCTAATAGAATTTATCATGGTAAAATGTATTCACTTTGGGCAGGTAACTCGTCTGGTGAAAGAGCAGGATTGACAGGTAATGCTGTTATGAAAATAGGAATATATTGTATTTGATTTCTAGACATGCCCTCTACACTTATAGGATCAATAAACATTCCATGTTTATATCGTTCAGATAACATAATTTTAAATCTATCTTGGTCTGTACTTGATTCATATAATAACATAATAAATAAACATATATTATATCGGAACATTTCTTCATTTCCTTGACAATAATAATATTGTATCCAGTTTAATTTATGATAATGTGTTTTAGCTCCGTTATAATAAATGCATAACTGATTTACTAGTCCATATAATTTATTTATATCCCCTGTCTGAAGATATGGAGCATCTATAAGAGATGCTGTTAATTCAATTGTAGTTTTATGCGGTATTGTTGGACTGGACCCAGAATCCAATAGTTCAAATCCTTTGGTTTTAGAAGCCTTATAGAAAGCCCTAGAAATATAGTATTTTTGATAAGCGGAGAATGGTAAACCATTAAATGGGTTATTTACGATATTATCATAATTATTCCGAATATAATGCATTAATTCACGAATATCAAACCAATACCACCAGTTTTTATGATAAATATTAAAAATGTAAGATATAGGCAATGATGTTAATGGTTGTCCATATAATGTCATTACATCTGATGGTGGACTACCATTGAGACGTAATGTATCATGTATTTTATTTCTAGCGACTAACCTACGTAGTGTTCTCTTAATCGTATTACTATGTACATGCTTTAGTAGTGGATTACACATTAATCTAGACTGAATTAAATAATTATTAATTGGTTCTGTAGCAGTGTCCATTAAGTTCAATTCAGTGGATCAATTTAAAAATGACTAATAATAAGATATATATATGAGTCATCCTTCACATTCGTCACGTCCGTCCCGCATAGAAAATATGTTTCGTAGCAAAGAAATTCAAGACTTATCTGAAAATATCCAAACGCCGATATCAATTAAGTTCAATACATTTCTATCTAATAGTAAATTGCCTAATAATCCTAATTATGATACAACTGTAGACATTGATAGTATAGGAACAATAAATGCAATAGAACAACATTATACACAATATGATAAAATACTTGTTTTAAATATGGCTAATGCTACTCGTGTTGGAGGTGGTTGGTTAAGTGGAGCAGAGTCTCAAGAAGAATATTTATTCAGAAGAACAGACTTACATAAAACATTAACAGATAATTTATATCCTATGATGAAAGACCAAGTTATTTATAGCCCAAGGGTACATATATTACTAAACGATAAATATGTTTTATTCAAAGAATCGTTGAAGGTATCATTTATTTCAGTTGCTGCTGTAAAAGACCCATATATAACACATGATGGAAATTTAACACACTACAATTGGATGGAAATGTACTTTAAAATTAAAATGATTTTTCATATTGCTGCATTAAATAAACATGATTGTTTGATATTAGGGGCCTTGGGATGCGGAGCATTTCATAATCCTCCTCATATTATAGCTGAAATATTTTGTGATATAACATCTGAATATTGTGGATATTTTAAGAAAATAATATTTGCTATAAAAAGTGTTAACAATGATACGAACTGTGAAATATTTCAAGAAACTTTTATTGAAACATTTAATGAATCTATTAGTTCTGATGAAAGTTTAGATAGTTATGATAGTTATGATAGTACGTCAGATTTAGATTGGCTATAATAAATAATTATGTTATATTCATATATAACATGGAAACAATATATGAAACTGATATATATGAAGTGTCTGATACGTTACAAAAAATATTAGACAAGGTGGACAATTGTGATTTAGTTGAACTAACACCAAGCGAAGAGAAATTGTGGTTGAAACATTTTGCCTATGTTATATCTAATCAATTTACTTTGACATCTGATCAATTACTAAACACATATAATAGATGGCTTGTTACTATAGAGTACTATAGTGATATAGATGACACTAAATTTTTGGAATTTGAAAAAATAACTAATACACAGAAATGGGAAAATGTAGAAGAGTTTCTGGATTATGTTGTTACATTTTTTACATTAGATGAATTAAAGGTTGTTAATATAAATAATACAGCATAAGTACCATATGTATGATTTTCTCTTAAACATACAAGCCTGTAATTGAATCGGACCTAACAAAGTTATTATTGACTACAGTCAACTAGTGTATGGAAAAATTCTATATCTAAAGGAAATGAGATATTTTATTCAATAAGGGTGAAGCAAATATAATACTGGAATCATATAGGATTTATCCAAGAATAAAAATATACACTGTTATTGATCCAAATATTGTAAGATTTATTATAAATACTGAACTCTTTGATGTTTCAATCTTGAAACATTAGAGGATAGTGATAAATACAGTAAAAAATTAAAGATCGTAGAAGTTCTCAAAGATAAAGATCAGTTTATATGGGACATTAAATATCGATAACAAGTCAACCTTGAAGAGCAATATTTTCCTCATTATTAATTTCATGCCAAGGACATATACCAAACTGAATTATCTTATCATTTGTAATAACTCGATAACTTGTATTATTATAACATTTCCATTCAATAAATGAAAAATCTGTGACGTATCCATCTGTATATGTACCGAGTAACTCAGAGTACCCTGCGTTATCAGATAGATTAACTATGTATTGTGAAGTCAAAAATAAATTACTTACATATCTTTTATTATGAATTATTATATGTTCTGTTGTTTTTACATCAGGTCTTAACCAAAAATACTTATTTTGATCTGTTAAAACAAGATTAGTTTTATCGATTTTATAATCATTAATTTTAGATTTACCATTAACTTTGATAAAAGTTCGCAGATACTCTATTTCATTTTTGTAAAATAGAGGTGTTGGATTGTGAAGAGTAATAGATTTACCATTTTTAAATAATAGTATACTATTACATTTTTCTATGACTGAAAATATAGATGAAGGTTTGATTGGTTGAGATACACGACAGAACATTGAAAATTTATTCCATTCAATTTTCAAGGGTTTCATATTTACTTAATAATATTTAAAATGAATTGAATAGAATATGGAGGACATTCAGAGCTTAGTTGATGACTTACCTGTATTTCCTGTTGATGATCGAGGATTTTATCATAATATGATGTCTCTTATTATTTCGCAACGTATAAGGTTTGCTTCATGGCAGAAAAATTCGAGAGAAAATTTATAAGATATATAACGAATATAGATTAAATAAAATTATAGAATTGACAACGAAAACACATTGGTTTGAGCGAAGATAAATGGATAATTCTGAATGCATTTCACAAAGCATATAATGCAAGAGAGTCTGATTTCAATGATATTAAAGGAATAGGTAAATGGACTATTGCTTGTTCACAAATTATGTCAGGTGATTATAGTTGTGGATTTATTGTAGATGATTTAGCAATTAGAAAGAAATTAGCTAATTTACTTCAGTTAGCTAAACTAACACCATATGATACAAAGAAACTTGTAAATACATGGCCATATACAATAAAAGAAAAAGGTATTATATTTTCCAAATTGTGGAATGCTACACGGAACTAAAATAAATGTAAAATAGTTAATCTAATAGTACATTATTTTTGTAAAATATATCGAACATACTTCAATCTCGGTTTATCAATAATATGTTCCTTATCTTTAATCTCTATTTTCGGTTCGATTTCTATTTTCGGTTTAATCTCTATATTATTGTCTTCTAATGATGCAATAATATAACTAGTTTTTTTATAATCTTTCCAAGGATAAGAAACTATCCCTTCTGGTGTTAACACGCTATATGTTTTATTATCGGTTTTATATAAAAGGTGATAGATCTGACCTTCTACTGAAATATCACGGATCATATTAATATGATCCGTGTTAATTTTTAAAGTTTGAGGAATAACTAAAGAATATTCTGAAGAAGTTTTTAACCAACAACAAACATTATAATAACGTTTAGGAAAACTATTACAAATTACTTTGGATAATCGAAACATTATTCAAAATGTTTCGATCATTTTTATTTTGGAATGTATGTTTAAACATACATTCTAAAAATTGTATTATAAAGCCATCTGCAGGAATTGAACCTGCCTAATCTCGTGCTTAAAACGAGCCCTCACACCAGCCAGGCCAGATGGCAACTTATATGGATCCAATAGGAATCGAACCTATGCTAATAGATTTTCAATCTATCGTGCTCCCTTTACACTATGGATCCTAAAATAATATTTCTACTGGGAATCGAACCCAGGGCAAATCATTGGAAATGATTTATGTTACCATTACACCATAGAAACATGCTCTTGCTGGGAATCGAACCCAGATCGATACGTTGGCAACGTATCATATTACCATTATACTACAAGAGCATTAGCCACCACCTGGAATTGAACCAGGACCACCACTTTACAAGAGTGATATTCTTCCATTAAACTACAATGGGATTTAATTACGTCATCACCAGGAATCGAACCTAGAAGAGACAAGCTCACCTTATTAGCAATAAGACACCCTTTCCAATTAGGGACATTGACGACTTTTTTGAACTTTAAAGTTCTTGTATTGCTCAACTTAGACTCGAACTAAGAACTTCAGCTTATGAGACTGACATGATACCTTTTCACCATAGAGCAACTTATTTAAATTGTGTTAATGAAGTAACATAATGTTTACTTCATAGTACTTGTTACGTGATGTTTCTAAGTAGTTTTTATTAGCTTAAATATGTAAGTAATCATTTAATTACCTATATTTATGATTATTTATATTATGATTATTTATATATTATGATTATTTATATTATGATTATTTATATTATGATTTATTAGATTTTGATACTTTTTTATCAAGTCGTTCCAGCCATTCCATACGAGCTTCTCGTGCTTTACTTGGATTATATTCACGTTTTTGTCCACCTATTGCATGTCCTTCTCCTTTAAATCCACGAGCCTCTAGTTCTGCTTTGTGTTTGGCTTTCAGTTTAATGGTCTGTGATTCAATTGTTTCCTTGAAGTCTAACTTTATCTTAATTTCACTATCTATATTATTTGTATAAGTTAAAATAGTATTAATATTTTCCTTAGTTTCAGAATTAATAATTGATACAACCAATATTGGTTCGTTTTCAAGATATATTATATTCCCAGCATTTAGAAGTCTTATACTTATACATAAGTCGGTCAGTTTGTCCTTTGCATCCATAATTGCTCCAAATGATTCATTATATGCTTGTAATGTAACTGTAACATCAGAATAAAATAATTTTACTATATCATCTGAATTTAGTATCTGTGTTTCAATATATATATCATCTATTAGATTCAGAGAAGAATTAATACGTTCAGATATAACTAAATGTTCATTATTCATAAAAGTATCAATTACAGGATAATAATTACATAAATTATTGTACGGCGAAGTCAATTTAATCGCAAATAAATGTTCACCTGGAATATATCCTTCAGAGAGTATATGATCAAGAAAGCATTTTGGTATTGCTACACCCCATTGAGTCATTAAAGGGTCGATTCTGATTTGCAATTGCATTAAAATATAGATTAATTCAATTATTTTTTATTTAATATCTAATATATGGATCCATTATTAATGCATAGTATAAATAAGTTTATGCTTCTTTTTATACCTCAAATTCTATTAACAAAGGCACCCTCTATTATAGCGGCCATTGTAGTAACATCTGTGCCTTATACACCAGTGAATATAATTGTATTTACAGGTGTATTTTTATTTATATATATGACAAATATCTTTGGAATGGGTAGCAAAACTACATATGCTTGCAAGTATAATAAATTAAATGCAACACAGGATACAAGTATATGGCAAACTATTAAGTCAAGTTATATATTCTATTTTATAATAGCATATACTGTTAATCTGTTCAGTATATTTGAATACAGATCACTTAGCAAACTTAGCAACCTTAGCAATCTTACTAAACTTCCAAATATTACATAAAAATCAATGTTTAATTGAATTATTGATGAGCGATACTACATATATTATTAAAACCTTGCAAGAATTAAACGAAAAAGAATTAAAGGCAATACGTCTATCGGAACCCTATATTGACGAACTAATGATAGAGATCTATAAATTAGTTAATCTTGATAAAGTGAGAATCAAAGCAGTTCGTAGAAATCATTCAAAAACATTAAAAAAACTTAAACTAAAACCAAATTCTAATTTACCTAAAATAAAAATATTGTTATTCTTGTAAAGATTCAATAGTAACTAATACAGGTGATGTTTGTCTAAAATGCAAAGATATTACACAATATTATATAAATGAATCACTTAATATAAAAGATAAATATATTATTGTTACAGGAGGACGTGTGAAGATAGGATATCATACAACATTACATTTTCTGAGACGAGGTGCAAATGTTATTGCTACTGCAAGGTTTCCTATTGATGCAATAGAACGATATAAACAGGAAACAGATTATACTGAATGGAATAATAGATTACATATTGAACATCTAGATTTAAGATCCCATAGTAATGTTATAAGTTTTTGTGAAAAGGTAAAACAATATACTAATAATATATATTGTCTTGTTAACAACGCTGCACAAACAGTTAAACGTCCTGATATATATTATAATAGTCTTGAAGATGTTAAACAACACAAAGGATTAAAATCATTAAAAGGACCTGAACATTCTGAAATATATCCATTAAATGTAAAAGATATAGAGAATGTAGAGAATGTAAAGAATGTAAAGAATGTAGAGCCTGATAACTGGTTAATATGTTCTGAAGTTGATTTTCCAATCAATCAAAAGGATATAGATGGACAACAATTAGATATAAGAACTCAAAATAGTTGGACTCAGACAATTGAAGACGTTGATATTCGAGAATGTATGGAGACACAAGTTATCAATAGTGTTGCGCCATTTTGTTTAATTCAGTTATTTCAGAAAAAAGGTTTATTTGAAAATTCATATATACTTAACATAACAAGTCAGGAAGGCAGATTCGATCAAGATATAAAGGGTCCTACTCATCCACATAATAATATGTCTAAAGCATCATTTAATATGATTACTAAAACCATTGGATATAGCTTTAGGAAAAGATATTCGACGCAAGTGATTTCAATTGATCCCGGTTGGATCAATTCTATGGTTGGTGCAACTAAAATGGGATTACTAGAATACTCTGATGCTGTAGCAAGAATAATTCAACCTCTAGTAGATAATACAAATTATACAGCTCAATTGCTACGACATTTTAAAGTTACGGATAAATGGTAATAACCATTTCATGAAAATTGAACACTCTCACATGAATAATGGAACAGTATAATGAACTGAATAAATTGTGCATTGAAAACACAAAACATATTGAAGATTGTCGACCTAAATGTAATCCTATTAAATCCGTTATTGCTCCCAGAGATTGGGACATGACGGAATGTGATTGTCTTGGTAACAAGTGTCGCAAATGTGGTCAGGATAATACTCGAGGGTGCGAGATGCAATGTACGCCAAGAGTCATGTGTGATTGTATAGTTTTTTATTGTAATATATGCAACACCTTTTTATCAGTTGATACATTGCCTGATAAACTACCAACATGCCGAGGTCATGCTTCTTATGACAGAAATGATAATGTTACAGGGTATAATAATGACGCTTTATTGAAAGAGTTAGGCATCAAAGCGGACTGATAAAATAGATATAAGCATATTAATTAAATAAACATATTAATTAGACAGTATACTTAAAAACAACAGTAGTAATTAAATAAGTAATAGGGAGATTGGTGTAATGGTAGCACATTTGACTGCGAATCTTTAGGAATTAGGTTCGATTCCTAATATCTCCCATATTGTAATATTATTCGAGGCAATGATGTAATGGTAACATACAATTGCTCCCTGATTGCGCTGCCGTGTTCGATTCCGGCTTGCCTCTAAGGGAGATTGGTGTAATGGTAGCACACACGAAAGCCAATTAATGATGAATTAGCTTCGATTCCTAATATCTCCCAGATCGCAATAATATTCGAGGCTGTGATGTAATGCTAACATACGATGGATCGAACCATTGAGCTGTCATGGTTCGATTCCGGCTGGCCTCTAGAGAGATTGGTGTAACGGTAGCGCATTTGACTCCTAATCTTTAGGAATTAGGTTCGACTGCTAATATCTCTCATAATTAATCTGTTCCATATAATTATATGGCACAGATTTGTTTTGATACATATGCATTTCTTACTTTTATATTTATAGGAGTTTCTATAATGATATATACATTAATGCAAATTTATACAGACTCTAAAAATAGTATTATACAATTAACAAATATAAGGAAAAGGGAACATAAAAGAAATATACCTGTTAATATAAAACAAAATTCAGATAATTCAGAAAATAATGTAATGATACCTCCTTCTTTATCACGTGACACTGAACTTGATATGATGATACACCCTATGATTCCTCCAGTGAGACGAGGGTATGCTGGAAATATGGGAACATTATTGAATATTGGTAATATGCCTGTTAATATCTCAACCAGAGGAGAATATGGCGAATTTCATATGATGGGGTATCTACATAATGCAACGGACCAGGATCAGGCCATGTCATTAATGGGTAGACGCATTCACTCAAATAAATATGAATATTACACATTCCATCACAATAACCCAAATATTAAAATACCTATTAATCAGACCAAAGAAATTAATGATGGTGATTCCTTAACACTAAATGCGTATCCAAATACCAGTTTTACTGTTAGTATTTACGATACTGATTCCCCTAAATACGTTCCATATTGAAATTAGAAAGCCCTTACGTATTCACGTACTTCTTGTCGACATACAGGACATTTTTCATTATTCTGTTTAAGTTGAACAGAACATGGAGCACAGCAACATAAATGTCCTTCATTTGTACCTTGATGAAGAATTAATATTTTCCTTGGTGCATTCATACACACAACACATAATTCCTCGTCCAATTTATTAGGTAAATCATACTTAACCGTCCGTGGGGTTGGACGTGTTTTAGGTACATCAGTATTTCCGCCATCATTCAATTGCAAATAATTAATAAGTTTGGCATTTACAATACTACATATTTTATCTTCTATTGTTCCATGACAATAGACAATTTTTTGTATTGATAAGGATTTACCTCCACTACGATGGATACGGCCAAATGTTTGCATTAAATCCTGTGCACTCCATGAGGGACTAATTATAGAGATTCTAGGTCTATTGCCTATTGTATCATGTAATCCAATACCTACACCACCACTTTGAATTTGACATACAATTATATATTCTTCGTCTTTCTGAAAACGATCCACGATATTTTGTCGCTCTTTCATGGTTTGACCGCGTTTAATTAGTAGCTTTACTGGATACCCACGTAAAGCTAAATTTTCTATTATTAAATCCATCGTGTCTAAATAATTAACAAATATAACAACGCTATTATCATTCTCTAAACTGTCTACTGCTAAATCAGTCATTGTTTTAGTTTTTAATGCTTCGACCTTTTGTCTGGAACGAATCATTTTTGCTAAAGGATTTACAGACATTAGTTCTCTTGCCTCTGCCTGAATAGATATGGCACATATACTATCATATGCCTCTCTAATACCTTTTACGGTTTCATCATCCATTTTATATGTATCCGCTTTGAGTTGATTTTTAGGGAATTTATCTCCTAGATCTTTAATCCTCAATCTACTTCCATGATCAGGAAATATCATATTATGTAATAGACACATTGCTGAATTATTTATAGTTTTCATGTATTGAGATACAGTTGTAAATTTACCAATCTCTAATTTTCTTTTAAATAATCTATAATGTTCAACTGTCTCACAAAAATCAAACATTACTGCAAATACTGCAAAAAATTTTGGTTTATCTGCAAGAGTTGCAGATAAAAGCAATTTCCTTGCATTTAGACTCTTAGTGGACAACAATAATTTACTATTAATAGTAGTGTGATTTTTACATCGATGGGCTTCATCAAAAATTATAAGAACATTAGAATCAAGGTTTTTCCATTCGTAATGTATTTCTGATTCCTTTTTACATAACACTATGTATGGGCATTTTGTAGCTTTCCCAAGTTCATCGGTATTAACCGTATGTGAATTATATTCATACCATTTTTGGTCTTTGAACATTTCATAATTAGATATACCTAAATATTCTATTTTAAAAGCATCCATTACCCTTTTCCAACTAATACTTACTGATTTAGGACATATAATTATTGGTTTTAATCCCATCGTAGATGCAATGTATGCAGCTACATATGTTTTGCCTGTTCCTGTATCAGATGCATCTATAGCTGTACTACCATATTGTTCTATACATTGAATTAGTTGTTCAGCATGGGGTTTCTGATAATCTAATAATGACATAATAATAATATACTATTTCATTAATCATTTTATAAATGTTCCTTATAATAACTTACGTACGTTATTATAAGGAACATATATATTAAATTAATAATATCATAAATTTAATATATATTATATTAAATATGTCTTAAACTATTATAATTTATAATACATAGTTTAAAGTTTTAAACTTATCTATCTATATGAGAGATACATATGGCGAAGGACCACTTAATACAAAATCAGTACCAATATTGTATCATATAGATTCAAGTGCATACTCTAATAAAAATAACTATACTGTCGACATTGAATCATTTGGTAATGTTACTAGTATTGAGCTTGTACAGGCAATTATACCAAATACACAGGGTGCAAATTTTATTATTATTGATATATATGGGAAAAATATATTAAAAGGTAATACTTCAAATTTATCTGGAGCTTTTTGTACAATAGTAAGAGATACCGGGTTAGATAATAGTTATTTTATATATAAACGGAATAACAGCATCCAAAATCCATTATATACATATTATTCGTCTCCTACGAAATTAGGGCAGCTTAAAATTTCATTTAAGCTACCAGATGGTTCTTCTCCTGCCTTTGGAGACAACGATCATTATTTAATATTTGAAATACATACTTTTAACCAGAGGCTCCCCAATTAAGATAAATATTTGTCTAAACTGAAAAATATATTACTTTGAATATATTCAAAGTAATTTAATTGTAGCATTAGAAGTAACATATTTAAGATATTATTATGAGTGGTCTCATGTTATTATGTGCAATAGATAATTTAAATACAATATATGGAAAAAATATCCCAATAGGGCATGGGCAGCAGATACGGAAACTAGACGCTTATTTGATATCATACAGGTTATTTATTTTCCTACTTCCCAAGAAGTACAAGCAGATAAGTTTTTAATATAGATTACCATAAGATACTGACGACTGATACAATAATTTATTGGCATAAATCACTAAAAAATGGAATGGTAACATCAGGTTACCATTTACCGAATGATAAGAATTTATTATGTTTTCTCAAGGAAGCTCCTGTTAAATTCATTACAGGATTATGTTTAGTCACTACTGAACGAAAAGAAGGGCTTCAAGAAATCGATATTCCTTACCATGACGTACATCCATCGGATTTTATAATAATTGTTTTGATGGTTATGGAGCACTTGATATTTCGGATCTATATTCCTTGCACATCAAGTTTAATGGTTATACATATTTACATTTAAATCAAGAACAATTCCATTGGTTGGAATTAGCTAATGTCCATAAGATACCATTATTAATACACCCTTTTAGAATTGATGCTATATCTATATCTGTTCGTTGGAACCAACCAACTATATATACAGAGATCTATAATGAGACTTTATGGGATAGCACAGAATCACAAAATTTATGTGGTTGTGGTCATATTAAAAAGAAAACTACAAAATTCCATCGGAGATACATATGAAATTAAGAGATGAATACATCATTCGTAAGCAAATGAGAATGTTTTATAATAATCAGAATCAAGATTCTATCAAAGCGGCATACATAAATAGTTTTGGAGTGTGTAGATTTCATGTCTATCTACACAATGAATTTTGTGAACGTGTGTTACAGAAATTAATTAAAAGTAATGATTATTGAATCGATTTATCTTTTATAATGCTTCCGTAACCTTGTCCAGTTACTTCTGATAGATTAACCGGATGGGTTTCTGCATATAACGGCAGTACTGGACAGCGAGGATCTTTATCATTAAAATTAGTATTTAATGCATCACTTAATTTATGTATCTTTTTTTTACGTTTCTTTGAATCTTTTTTTGAATTATATTTAATGTCATTCTCTAGTTTACCCTTTATATTTTTTAGCATTTCATGTCCTTTCTTTATGTCATTATTTACACCATATAGTTTCCGTTCTATATGAATAAGTCTGTTATTATGATTGTCCAATACTTTTTTTGTTAAGTCTATATGTTGTTTAATTGTAAGTGTCTTTGATTCAATTTCAGATGAATTTTCTTCATCTTTTTGTGCATCTATCTGTTTTATTGTCGCTTCGTCGGTTTTTATACTAATTAATTCTTCGTGTAGTTTAGCCTTTACCTTATGCAATTTATGTGCTTTATGAACAGCTTCTCTGTCTTGTTCATGTAATTTGTCTGCCAATTTTAAAGCTTGTTCAATATCTACTTCCTTATCAAGTATGGGTTTTTTTTGTAAATCATCTATTTGATTGAGAATTTTCTTAAGAACCTTATGTTTAATATGTATATTTAATTGTTTTTTTGTTGGAAAATTTACACACAATGTCTCAGATTGTTTTGTACCAATTATTCCACATTGTTTAAAGTTAGCAGTTATCGCGTAAAAATCTTTTTGTGGTATTAAGTCCGTTTTATGTTTAAATTTATCTAGAGGTTCAGGGAATATAATAGCAACCGATATATTACTAGAGGTATTCTTTAGATTGTCCATATATCTCTGCAATTGTTTGACATTTATCAATTGTTTAGTGTGCAATGGCTGATTATTACCATCAAATAAATGTGCGTTTATTCCTACTTTATCCTTTTTTGTTAAATAGCGTTCGAAAACTACCTTGAATTTAAGAAGATCCTCTGCTTCTGAGGCTTCATCTGTTTCTGAGGCTTCATCTGTTTCTGAGGCTTCATCTGTCTCATATCCTCCAATCTGCTTAAGTATATTTAAAGAATCAGAACCCATTGAGGTTGTAATTACACCATATTGTGTAAACATTATGTATAATGCAGCAATTACTATTAATATAATAAATATCATTATATTATATAAAATAATAATATTATCATTACATATTATTGGTTTGGAATTATTTACCTTTACGTTTTTTTAGTATTATCCTGCTTGATTGAAGTATCAAGCCACGGTTTAAAAAACTTAATTGCTCTTCTTGCCTGGTTCTTTTTCAAGTTTAGACGCGTTATCGTCACTTGATAGCTCTGTATTTATATTTATTTGTTCTGTGGAGCCATTTTATTAAATTTTTTACACAACGGCCTTTAGCTGTAGCCAGTTCGCATGGGCTTGATGACCTCCTTCGCCCGGGTAAAAACATTGTTCCTTTACTTCTTCTTTCCCACCAAGTTGAAAACTTGACATAAGATACATAAGTAAACATATTGCTACAAATACCGGAACTAATTTTGTATATCGGGTGATAAAGTTATCATTTTTTTAATCTATAAATTAAAAAAATGACGGGGGCCAATTTTCTATTATGTCAAATATTTTATCTCTTGAATTTATATCTGAATTATTATGTAAATTTAACCTTGGTATCATAGAGCTATATAAAACAAATAATATACTACCATCTGAAAAAATACATACAATGTATAACAATACATGTATTAGTTTACTAAAAAAATATGGTATATTAAGTATACCTAAAAAAAGTATTGTAAATAGATGTTATGTTGAATATGTAAACACTAATCTTCTTGAACCCAATGGATTATTTGACACTATCACAACTAATGTCGGGTCACGTGCCAGTTCAGGTGTATTAGAAGTAACAACAGGTCTTACTGGTCTTAAGAATAGTTGTGAGTATGACTGTCATTTTTGTCCAAATGAACGTAAAGAATTTGGAGGTAAACACGACATATCTCGTTCCTATCTTTCTAATGAAGGAGTATTTAAAGCAGGTTTACAGGAAGATTTTGACCCGTATCGTATTATGTTACACCGTCTAATTGCATTAGAAACCCTGGGACATGTAGTTGATAAGATAGAATGGATAATTATAGGTGGTACATTCCATAGTTACCCTAAAGAATATAGAGACAACTATATTCTTGAAGGCTGGCGTGCATTAAATACATTTCATTATTTTTCACAAAGGTTTCGTGGTAAATATGCAGATATAATTTATACATGGATTAAAAATGGCGGATTACGTAAAACATTATGCAATATTCCAGAATGGACAAAAATAATGGAGGAATTAAATATAATTTATCCAAATAAATGTATTCAAAATTATCAACACGACAACGAATCTATTGTCTGTGCACGATGTGTTGGACTTAGTATAGAAACCCGTCCTGATCAAATAGGTCAAACTACATTAATAGAAGCCCGTCAGTACGGTTGTACCCGTATTCAATTAGGTATTCAACATTTAAACACAAAAATACTTCAAATTAATAATAGATTACATAGTGCCAAAGCATCCAGCAATGCAGTTAAATTATGTGTTAATGCAGGGTTTAAGGTAGATGCTCATTTTATGCTTGATTTACCAGGGTCTACACCGGTTCAAGATCTATCTTATCTTGAAATGATATTTAAAGGAAACCAATATCAGTCTGATTACTGTAAACTGTACTTCTGTTTAAATCTTCCTTACACACAAATACGGAAATGGTATAACAATGATAAACACCTAATCTCTAATCCAAATAATAATTGGGATATGATACATGAAATGATGACTAATCCTAAATATTCATATGAAGACTTAATGGTATTATGCAATAGAAATATTGACAGTCTTGTATGGAGACCATATTCCGAAACCGATTTTAATGGGTTTCATGAGGTATCTGAGAAAGCAATTATGATGATACCTCCATGGACACGATGTGTTCGAGTACAACGGGATTTTTGTCAAGATCGAGTGTCAAAACCAGGAAGTCTACTTATGGAAACAACCCAAGATGATGAAACACTGGGATATGTTAGCTCAATAATACGTACAAATGAAAATCAAATGATACTTAGAGACTTAAAGGCAAAAGAAATGAAACCATTGGAGATCCGTGGAAGAGAAATAAATAACAATTTAATTACTGATATTATGGACGGTAATCTTAACCTAGTGCATAATGTATATCGTAACGCAGATGGAACAGAACATTATATATCTATAGAATATAATAAGTCAACTAATAATCCAACATCAATGGAAGAAATATATAATAGTTATACATTAGGTCATGTACGTCTAAGAATACCAGATAGAAAACTAGGGTCGATGTTACCTGATATTCGTGGCAAAAAAGTACACGTTATAGCAATTATACGGGAACTACATGTATACGGAAGACTTAAAGGTGTATCAGATGTAAAGGCACAACAATATTCTGGCGGACAGGGCCAAGGAATTGGTAAACTGTTAATGTATATGGCAGAAAAGATAACACTTGATAATAACTGTAACTATATTTCAGTTATTAGTGGTGTTGGAGTACGTATGTATTATAGTAAACTTGGATACAGTTTATCTCCAATAAATAACTATATGATAAAGGATTTTATGACTATTTACCCAATATGTTTACCAAAACAGTTCATGTTAAGCAATATAATTAATATTAACAAAAATATTAATTACCATGTAATTACCAGAGTATCAACCAATAGATATAAATGTATAGTATTTGCGCTATTTATGTTTATTCTTTCTTTTTCGATAGCCAGTTATCATATGACATGAATTTAGTCTTATCATATAGTTCATCATATTTCGATATAATTTCGCTGTTGTTTTTAGCATTAAGGCTTAATTGAGTTTGTGACTTTTCATTAAGAGCAGTATAATAATTTTCTTTTAATCTTAGTAACCATTGCCCGGTTGATATATTAAGGTAATATTCATACCCTATATGATCCGTAATAATGTCTATTAAATTTTGAGATAATTCAGCTATAAAATCCGATGTTAGTGACCATTCCAGTGTTCCAGTTCTATAGTTACGCTGTAATATAATATTTATATTACTCTCTTTATCACTCCCATCATACTTATAACTAGGTAATTTTGATACTAAATATGGTTTCTCTAGAGGCATTTTCTTTAGATCCATTGCGACATTGTACAAGCTATATATTTTACCTTGACTATAATCTTTATTTATCGGTTCTTGTATTTTTATATTTTCTAAATGATGTCCTACAGAAATGAGGTTATCTTCCTTATCGGTGGTTGAACTAGTTGAAGTAGGATTAACTGTTTTTATGATATTGGGATTGTTCTTTTCATTTGATATTGCTATACCATAATTTTTTTTATTCTCTATATCCCTATATACATAAATATCTAAATAGCCCTCCGTACGATAGTACCTGTAAACATTTGATACATTGTCGTTCATTATTAACGTAGTCTTTTTCATTATTTCATCTTTTTTATTTTTATTGTTCTTTCCTAAATACGGAAGCCTTGAAACTATTGTTTTACCATTTGTAGCTTTCCAAGTCCGATTTTTATTAGTCGATACTTTAAAATTATCATCATCTATCAAATTAAATATAACAGGTTCTTCATCATTTTTAAAAAATATAGCATTACCTCTTGAATTTTTTTCTGGTTGCTTTGATAATTTCTTTACTTGGCTTTTAAATTTTTTATTTAATTCTCTTTGAAATTTTTTAAATTTTTTAAATTTTTTAAATTTTTTAATTGATTTATTTTTTTGTTTCCCCCCCAACTCGATATTATATGGTACAAATAAAGATATTATTATTATAATTACTAATCCAAATATAATATTTCTTAAGATTAAAGGGTCAAGTTTCATATATATTATTATATAATATAATATTATATATTATTATTTCATTCCAAAGCATATATTATATTTATGTAGTAGTTTCCATGGGATTTTATAATCTGTTCCTTTTATATGAAATCCATCAGGTTCTAATTTACTTGTATTATTATAAAATTTTTCCCAGGCTCTTTTTGATTTATTTTGGAATATATTAATAAGATTACGTATCTCTAATTCTATACGATTTTGGAGATGTTGACGTTTAATGCTATTATCTATACCAGATATATTATTGTTTAATTCATCGATAAGAGATGGCCAATGACAACTTGCAGCAAGTTTCACATTTTTTTTTGTTTCATAGAAATGTGGATAACATTTATTAATATCATCTCTAGTGATACTCTTTACTCCTGTAGCAGCCTTTATTTTTTTATCAATTGTTTTAAGTATTTTTTGACCTTTTTGTGTTTTATATATATTATGCGTATCCTTGTATGTCCACTTTGGATTAAACCCTGAAGTTTTTAAAATATTGCACATATTAACACTATTAACACTATTAACACTATTAACACTATTAACACTATTAACACTATTAACACTGTTAACACTATTAACACTATTAACACTATTAACACTATTAAGTTTCTGTATTTTTTTATTTTCAGGACTTGTCGGAAGATGCTTAATAGATGGAGGATTTAATATAGCTTTAGTTTTTTTACGCAATTCTTTAGTACTGTATGGATTTGTACAGGTCTTGCATATGGGTAGAACAGTATTATTTTCTCCACCACCAATCATATTAAATCCAATACCATAACCCATACCCTGTTTCATACCATCATTAATTTTAGGCGAATATGTATTTAATACTCCTAATGTACTGTATATGGTCAATGCTGTCATAATAATAGAATGAATATCAAAGTTAAATGAATGAGTTTTAGCAATAAATGCCGTTAATGATATAGCAAGCGCATATTTTAACAATGGTATTTTTTTAATTAATAATTCGACAAACATATATTGTCTATATTATCTTTCTATCCTTCAGCCTTCTTTACTACTTTAAATACTTTAGTTACCTTTCTATTCATTATTCTTTGTTTTTGTTGAGATATTGTTTTAGCTTCATGTTTAATATTAGATATCTTATGTACTTTTATATTAGATATATTATGTACTTTTATATTAGATATCTTATTTCCTTTAGTTATTACCTTATCTACCTTATCTACCTTAGTTACTTTATCTACGTTAGTTACCTTTATATTATTTTTAACAACATCTATCGCATTACTATTATGTTCGTCTGATAATAATGCCGTACTGAGAGGAGATATAACATTTTTCTGAATATTTGACTTTAATGTGCGTTCATATTGAATATAGTACCCATATATTTTATCGTCCAGTTCCTTATTATTCTTATTAGTACATAGAAAACCTGCCCATTTAGTGTAATAAGAACTAGTTTTAATATATTTAGCCATTTTGTCAATTATAGTTAATGCTTTTTTCCGTTTATATTTTTTCCTATCATGATCATGAAGGTCTAAACATAAATCATAATGTGCTATTTTCATCATGGCTTCTTTTATGTTTCCATTTATAATATAATGAAAAATAACTTCGATTATATGCTGTAAATCACATATATTATAAGTTTTATCATGATGCATTTGGTCAAGCTCTTGATAAACGTTTTTCCATAGATTTTGTGCTTGTGAATTAACAGATAAAATTGCAGCCCATTTAGTATCAATAACGTGTTGTTTTTTCCGTTTATTCATATAATAACTAGGAATATGAGCACATGTTAAAGATTGTACAGGTTGCAGCCCCCAATTTTGAGTATTATACATTATTTTTTCTACTTCATCTGATATGATTAAACTATCTATAATTGTAATAGCATCCTTTATTTTTTCCATTACATCACATCTTTGACCAGAAATAGCCCTGTGATAATTTTGATGTATTACCATAGGAGTTTTGCTTTTATCGCAATTATATATGGATTGGATCTGATAAGGATCCAATTTCTGGTTTATCATTTTTTTTACAGCATCAGTGACATACAGATCCTGTTCTTTAAGACACATTATAGAGAAACATTTTTCTAAATGCCCTTGAGTTATCATAACTTTACCATGATAGTTATCAATAAATTCAAGTAAACAGACTAGTCTACGAAAGTCTGTTTGTGCGTAATCAATTATTATATTTTTGGCATCATCTTTAATATTCATATTTTCTGCACTAGTTACACGGTCTAAAACGGTCATCATATCATTTGCTGTAGGTAACGTAAATTCGATAGTAAAACACTCCTTTTTAAGATTATTAATTGTTTCCTTTTTTACATTACCTATATTGCATATACATATAACTGGTACATTTCTATTATTATTATTTAATGTTTTTTTCTTTCTGTTGCTTGGAATGGATATAAATGATAATAAAGCATCGACACCTCCTCGATCTCCTTTAAACATCCCATCTACTTCATCCATTATAATAGCAGTTGGTTTCTTTTTATGTCCAAACCCAATAGAGGTGACATTAGTCATGTTAATTAAACCATTTAAATTTTCTGTTATCTGGCTTTTACTTCTTATATCACTTGCATTAAATTCTTTAACTGTATAACCATTATCATGTAATATAGCCTGTGCTAAAGATGTTTTTCCTAATCCAGGAGGCCCTATAAATAACATAGCACATTGTGCAATGTTGCCTCCTTTAAACTTAGCGAACCATTCATTAACTGCTATTTTTTTACGTGATGATATTATAATATCACCTAAAGATTTTGGTCTATGTCTTTCATACCATAAATTATCATCCATTTAATATACATATATTATTCATTTTTAGTAAATAAACCAAAGTATTTATGATTTATAAATCATATAATAACTATAGTTATTATATGATTTTCCTTATATCCTTTGTTATTACATCCTATCTAAAAACAATTTAATATGTAATGTGTCTGAAATTAGTTTTAATATATATATATATATATATATAATTAATATATATATATAATTAATATATATATATGACCAGGGATTATATGAAAATTGCGATTTATGTTTTATTCTGTTGTATATTTTGTGTATGGTTTAAAACTATGTTTTTTACTAACAGTATTAAGGTACATACATTACCTAAAATACAGAAGCTTAAAACACATAAATACGTCAATGAAATATATAAATTACATGAAGCGTTTTCTGAAGTTAAAGTTAAAGTTAAAGATAAAGATAAAGATAAAGATAAAGATAAAGATAAAGATAAAGATAAAGATAAAGATAAAGATAAAGATAAAGATAAAGATAAAGATAATTTAATGATAAAAGAACCAATAGATATATTAGAACAAGAACGTAATTGTTATCGTCTTCACGAGTTATATTATAATGGTATACCTGATAAATATAATATAGTAGGAAATAAGATAAAAGGAATAGAACCTGACTCTAAAAAATCTTTATATTGGTTGCGTAAGTCTATAAGTTATAGAGATAACCCGCAATTATTGCATGTAATGGGAACTATATATCAAAATGGTATGTATAATTTTGAACCAGATATTAAAGAAGCATCAAATATATATAAATATATTTATAATAAATTTCCATATACAGAAATTGCTTTAAATGCATATGATGATTATCAAAGTACATTAAACGAAATAGATAAAATCAATACTTACAAATGGTTAAATATACAATATACTCCTAAAAATAACAATCATCACGATAAAATTAAAAAGTTTCTAACGACTACAAATAAAATAAATTCAGGAATAAAAATAAATTCAGGGATAAATAAAATAAATGTTGATAATTTTTACCGTGCTAATGTTAATGAAAATGTTAATGGAAATGTTAATGGAAATGGCAATGGAGTGAATGTTCCATTAACATTACCTATAGATGACCTTAGACGTAATGACATGCATAATACTCATAATTCACAAGTTGTTTCAACCGTTGCAAATTCAATTAAAAAGATAAAAGAAGATACAGACATTTTTATACCTTTATCACATACAGTTCAAGATATACGAAGGCTTATATTAGAAAAACCATCAAGTGACAGAAGGAATGATGCTTGTAAATCATTAGATAGTATTGAGCGCAATATATTACCATTAAGTTCTGTTAACATGAAGGAATCTGAAGTACTTAACCTCATATGGAATCGTATTAACGCACCCAGCCATAATAAACAATGTGACGATATAAAAGAAATATTTTATAATCAGTTAGCTGATATGCAAGAACATGGTAAAAGTGTCTGTCCTACTGGTCGTCTCGAAAGATTAGTAGATAGTTTAAATACCTTTGATGATGCAGTTTCTATTAAACCAACATATATTATTAATGAAGAAATGATGAATAAGGCAAGTAATATACGTGATAAAATATATGATAAAGTACAACAAGAACAGGGTAAAATAATTGCAGAGAAATACCAAGAAGGTACAGCAACAGACCAAGAACAATTTGATAATAACCTTAAAAAAGAAATAATCGATACACTTAAACTTGATTATATTGATAGTGGAATAGTAACTGAAAATAAATTTAAAACTCTTACGGATAAATGGATAGACGAAATTTAAATTACATTATTGGTTTAAGTTTAAATTTGTATAATTTTAATATTTTATCATATAAATATTTATTATCTATATCATTTTTATATTCTCTTCCTGTGTTGTAACTAATAGTATCAAGCTCAATAATAGTTAAATTATTTATTTCTGTTGTTCTATTTCTATTTGACTTTTTGCAAGGATAATTTATTATAATTAACAAGTGAAAATTTGATGTATGGTTTTTTAAAAAATCATTAAATGCAATAAATTTTTGTATTAAATCCTCACTTATATTATCACCTACACCCTGTTCTCCATTAATAATACTAATAATAAACAGTTTCTTTCTTTTTTTTTTAAACAAATCTCTAAATCTATCAACACATCTATTAAAATATAAATAATCTTGTTCATTTGATAATGGGTTATGATGAACAAACATATTATCACAATAAGTTTTATGTCCACATCTATCTATTCTATTTAAATTAACATATAAATTTTTATCTAAAAAATCCTTAAAGTTATCTTCAATTGATTTTTGAACCACATTTAAATCACTCATTATCCAATCAAATGGATAAGAAGCTACTTTTAAATTGTACGTTTTTAAAAATTGTGATACATGACAATTAAAACCCAAAGAACAAACATAGCTAATTTGTGTCATTATATAACTTTATTAAATACGCTTTAATATTAAAGCGTGACAAAAGTAAAAAATTGATAAATTTGGATGAGTAATGAATACTCAACTAACAGAAAAAATCTTTCAAGACTCATTAAAAGAATCAGGTATCCCATGGAATAGTTATAGATATAACGGACATATTGTAAATAGTTTATTTAAAGTGACCGAGGGTAAATATATGAACGAATCATATGATATTAATGATGATGCACCAGACTATGAAGACTATAATCCACCCACTATACGATTTACTGAACAAAGTGATATAGACATTCAAAAACAATATAAAGTTGCCTGTAAAAAACAATATAGATTGGATTGTTTAAAAACAGAAACAGAATACCAATCATTTTATCTTTATTTGCGTCTAGAAAATCCCCCGCCAAAGTATGTGGAGTATCATAGCAGTGATAGCGAAGACACTGATGAAGAAGATTACCGAGTTGATAATAATTACAGGAAACTCAAATCAATATTAAAACCACTGTTACTGACACATGGTATCAGATGTTCATTTGAGGAGATGAATGATACAGACACACTATGGTATATTAGACCTAAATAACATATGTCTCCTCTATTCATAATATATTTATTTGCCTTTGACAAAGGCAAATAATCGTTATACGGGCTGTCCTATGGGGGTGCGACCGACGGGAAAAATGAACGGTTAATGAAATTACACAATGACAACCAAAACAACATCGAAATGGATTACCGGTATTCATCTTAACATTGGAGAACAAGTAGAATGGTCTAACAAAGAGTATAGTTACTCGTCCCATCGTAACGTAAAACGTAAAAGTACGGGAATAGTTGTTTCCTTTATTGCAGATACTGTTATTATTGTATTGACGTCAAGGGGTTACAGTAACAAGTTTATATCATATCCTATTAATGAACTATTTAAATTTAAAGAGTCTAGATCCATGTCCGTTGTTATGACCATAAAACATATATCTGTATCTTATGAAGATACTACAGTAAAAATATATGTTTCTCAAGATGAAAGAGGAATAAGTGTATTAGTTGGCTATGATTTGTTTGTAGATCTCATGGATTACGAGACAATAGATGGAGCTATCTTTGGTATGCTTTTAGATACTGAAGAGAGGAGAATAAATATCTCAACATCTCCTAAACCATATATTAAACTTATAGAAAGACAAGATTTCGGTCAATCGTGGAAGCCGTTGTTAGATAGTATAGATATTCAACAGAGGGGTAGAGGATTGCGTGAATGTAAAGCAAATGGGTTAACTATAGTTCTGCCATCTGATCTGGAAAGTATGTTGTTGAAATTTAATTATCATCAACGTTTTCATTTTAGACGAGATGATATATGTTTCCTGCATGAAATAAAGATTCATGAAATTCCAACATGGGGTTGTATGGAAATGTACGATGCGATAAATATAAACATCACTGACATAAAGGCTAATATAAGCAGTGAGTCAAGTTGCTTCATGAGATATGGTATGATTGTCTGCCCCGACTCAGAGTAAGGTATTTCATTTCCTTAATAAATTAAGATTTTTAATGCATCTATCATTATTTGTGTTCTGGTTCTTTCGATAAAAATCATATATTTGATGCCACGAATTAGGTTCAACGCATTCTTTTTTCCTCTATTATACTACTATATGTTAAATTATCCAGATTCTCTTGATAATTTAACTGTGTATTCTGGAACTGGTACATTATTAGAATAATAATATGTTGATCCTTTCGTCTTACAAATTCTTGGGGGATGGACACTTCTGATACAAGTGTCAACATATCCTCCGTTATAAAATATTCCATTTTTCAAGAGAATATATATCATGAAATTGTCAAGACAATTTCTCTATTTATAATTGTGTATTATATTTTATATTATCACATCTTCAAATAACCTATTAAAATAAACTATCAAATAAACTATTAAACAAACATATTGATATGGTAATCTTATATACAAAAGAGTTAATTTTAGATTATAATACGATACATTAAATATAATATATTCCATAACCCTGCAAGTAAAGCATATGATATTTTGAATATTTTAGGCGTATCATCATCCTCTGGATAGTTTCTATATGATAAAATAAAACACGTTATATATATAGTAATATATACTCCCATAATGACGTAAAACAATTTACTATACTGAAATATATTTAGTTTTGATTTTATCTTGATATTTGATAATGATGGAATCTCTGCAGATATTGTTGACATATTATATATAGTTATATATCTATAATTATCCTGTAATTCTATATTTGATAATACGATCTAGACAAAATAAAAATAATATACCAATAATTACTTGGGCTATGACAGTGTTCCACTTAGGATTTTCTAGCCATGATAAAAGATCAAAATTTACACTAGAACCTCCTGTCTGTTCCTTTTGGACGTCTTGTATATTTTCATGTTCTTCTCGAATAATTTTACGAAGCTTCTCACGACAGTGTTCACATGACATTAATTCAACAATAAGTTTATCACAATTATGTTTTGATGGTTCATCATGTTGTACATGATAATTTTGTTGCGAGGATACTCCTTGATTGATTTGATTGCCTTGATAGTTTTGATTGCCTTGATAGTTTTGATTTCCTTGATTGCCTTGATAGTTTTGATTTCCTTGATAGTATTGAGAACCTGATTCTCCGGAAGATATATGGTATGGTTTATAAGTGTCATAAGTTGTATCTATCTGATTATACATTTGACCGACATTGTCTGATGCTGTACCAAAAGAAATGCCATTCTGTGGTATATGATATTTATCTTGAAAATCAGAATTTCTTATATTTTCTGTATTTGTTGACATTGACTGATCTTTATCAGTATTTACAACATTCTTAAATGGTGATACAAAGGCTTCTTCGATGACAGCCGGCATCTATTTTATATTATAACTAATATAATATCTTACTTAAATTTAATGTTCGTATTTTCTAAACAAGTAAGTTGTGTATGCCATTCATATAGTTCAGACTCTCTATCATCTAAATCTGACGCTCTGGTAGATAACATAGACTCTTTGTTATCACAAGTTATCTCTCTTATATCTAACTCAGTTTCTCTATCCTTGTATGTCTTTAAACAAGTTTTCCAATAGTATATGTTATTATTTAATGAGTTAATATATACAGCAATTGCTATAGCAATTGCTATAGGTGGTATAACAGTAATAAAGATTGTTTTATTATACAGTAAATTATTCATATTCATATACATTCATCACAAGATTCAATTTATATAAATAATTGATGTCCAATTATAGATTATATTTATGAATACTTACCATAAGGTAATAAGTGAGTATCCTCTAAAAAATGTAATGTCGCTTGACATATCTGGATATAAGAAAAACCGTTCAGTGTTAAGAGCAGAAGTACTCAAGAATACTCCTCAATGCCTTATAACTAAATGGAATAATCCATATGAATGTGAGTGTGCCCACATTGTACCGAGGTGTTATGGATATGATATGTCGTTTCCAAATGTAAATCATACAAGTAATTGTTGTTTGTTATCAAATGGAATACATGCGTTATTTGATAGCATGCAATGGACTCTTGATATATATTATTTTTTAAATAATAGAATAACCGACGAATATTCATTTTGTGCTAAATTAATACTTACTAAAAATATTACTGATTGTAACACATCAAGCATACTTAGTGCATATAAAAATACTATAATCAAAGTACCTATAGAAAAATATGCATCTTTTATGATGCATTATTATGCATATCATGCGTATAATTTTTCCAGTGAAAAAGATCTGGGAAAAATATATCAACGCATGTGGGATAAAGGATTGTATAATAAATTTTCCAAATATAAGACGGTATCAGAACTTAAAACATTTATATTAAATTATAGAAAAACTCAAATTATTAATAATCTCTTATTTCCTATTGTGTGCATAAATGGTATTGATAAAAAATATGCCAATGTGATATGGGATTATTATGACTATAGCTTTATATCCAAAGAACCAATTTCATCGATTAAGGATACAGAAGCATATAATGAGTATATATCAATTATGTAATCTCATTATACATCCTGTGTCATAGGTACATCATCTGTCATGGGTACATCATCTGTCATGGGTACATCATCTGTCATGGGTACATTATCTGTCATGGGTACATCCTTTGGATTTATAAAAAATTTGTTCAAGACTTCTGTCAATCCCTTATAATCATCAAGGATTGTATCCGGAAAGTCTTCACTAATATTAATATATCCCAATGAACACAGTTCATTGGGAATTAGTTGTGTAATATCAAAATGTTTTTTTGGAATGTCTGGTGTAACAATACTATTAAATCGATAACCTAGAGATGATACAGCATTCCCAGTTTTAAAAAATTCTTGTAAATTCTCTACTGTAACATCATATTTAACATTTTTACTATTCATAATAATACAGCCCTTTATATAACACTTTTTTGATAAAATTTCTGGACGAATATACAAAATAAGATCATATTTACCTGAACTATCTGGATCCACTATCGTAATTTGAATACCCATAGTCCTTTTACACGAACCATGGATAGATTTCATAAGCTTTTTAAAGGAACTAGTGAGAAGATGACGAGTATTTTCTGGGTTAAGAAGAAGGTACATTAAAAATTTGGATTGATCATTTTTTGCGCACAAATATTTAAATCTATATTGGATATATTATATGATCTTTTATACTTTATTATATACATATCCTAAGTCTGATAAAATTAATATTGTATTAACAGCAATTATATTGTATTTAATACAATATGGAATGTTATCATCAATTCCCAATATAAATATATTATTCAATGAATCTGTTTTATTATTATCCGTACTTATATTTATTATAGATATTTGGTTAATTAAACAATACCCAGAACAAAAATTAACTAAGAAAAAGAAAGCAAAGAAAACGGTAAGAATTAGGACAGATAAAAATAAATATCACTATTATTCAAAACAATATCCTCAACAACAATATCCTCAACAACAATATCCTCAACAACAATATCCTCAACAACAATATCCTCAACAACAATATCCTCATCAACAATATCCTCATCAACAATATCCTCAACAACAATGTCCTCAACAACAATATCCTCAACAACAATATCCTCAACAACAATATCCTCAACAACAATATCCTCAACAACAATATGTCCCTCAAGTGGGGGTTCCTCAACAAGATAAAGATATAATGAGTGAAACACCGGATGTTATCCATAAAGATAGAAAACCTAAATTTAATTACTCATCGAATATTGATTCGGAGTCTGAAGAGGATTCCGTGATGATATCAGATACAAGCTCAGATATGTCTAATAGCGAAGAAGACTACTAATATTTATAGAATATCACGCATCATTAAACTACTCAAATATGTCACTGCATGACATATTTGGCATTCACGGCTAACCATTTTCGTTTTTGAATCTTTATCAAGAATGGTAATAGTAGATTTACAGCTTGGACAGGTTAAAAGTTTATTACAAAAACTATCGACAAACTTATTTATAATTGTTTGATTATAGCGACCAGAAAGCAGTAAAACATCCTTTTGATTAAATCTTGGTTTTGAATTTGGTAGTTCGTGTTCAATATTTGATACGAATACATGTTTTAAATCCACGGAATTTTTAATACTCTTTGGTTTAATTGCAGCAATAAATATGTCAATATCAGAGAGATATGTTGTTAAATTTAAACATTTTGATACAGGTATAGGACATGATACCTTTACAGCTTTCTCCGTAATATGCGTAATATTAGATGCCAATTTATTAAAATCCATTTCAGTATCATTATGATAATCATGTAAATCATTAATAATATTCCATTCAATTGGTTTCCATAACGACATCTCTTCTGTAATATCTGCACCATATACAATAGGCATACTACATTCAGCTGTTTTAATATTTAATCCGGCTACCAAGTGCCCATTAAGTTCCATTGCGACACAATTGTTTTTTTCTAGATTCATAACCACAGGCTTATCAAGTTTGACTAAAATAGTACCTTTCATATCACTTGATTTACCTTTACTTTTCTTAATCTTAAATGTCAATATAGTAGCAGATACATTCATTATACCATTAACTACAATGTTGATTTTATCACCTACTGCCAATTCTCCTAATTTCTGATTTACATCGCCTGACAATGCTGATACTGAACGGAACGAACCAGTCATACAGTCATATATAGGGTCTCCTTTACCGATATGTGACAATATCTGGCCTTTTAGTTTATCATCGCCACTAAGCCCTGCATAAAGACCAAGATTAACACCAATTAATCCTCCTGGGATAGCAACATCAATATTATTACTACCACTTTTTAATGCAGATACACGAGAAACGAGTGGTTGAATTACCCGTTTACCATTAATTATGTTAATGATACCTGGACGTATTTCAATAATGTCATCTTCTGCTAATACTCCCGCAAGGATAGAACCACCAACTACAGCACCCTGTAAATCATTCCATGATGTATTAGGTCTATTGATATTATATGACCGAACAATATACATTTTTAGAATATCGCTAGCTTGTTCTATTGTTTTGGGTAGGCGTTTATATACATGTTTAGCTATATTAACTATCACTGCATCCATGTTATCTCCTGTTGCAGCAGAAATTGGTAAAATATTATTATAGTTTTCTCCGAAATTAGTTTTTAAATAGGCATTAAGTTTGTCACGGTGTTCTTTAACATGTTTTGGTTTTACGAGATCTAATTTGTTAAGCAGATAACAAATATTATTACGGTCCATACCACTATAGTCTAAGGCTATAAGATGTTCATGTGTTTGAGGTTGTGGTATGCTTTCATTTGCGGCAATAACTACAAGTACATAATCCATAATAGCGGAACCACTTATCATTGTTGAAATATATGAATGATGACCAGGACAATCAACAAAACTTATTTGATATAATAACTCCAATTTTACCTTTGTATGGGGGTCATATGCAATCTTTGTAGTATCAGGGAAGGTATATACTTTATTTGTTGTAGGATTACGAAATAACTTGCAGTTAGCATACCCTAGACGAATTGTAATATTTTGTTCCTTTTCCTTTTTATGAACTTGAGTTGCTACACCTGTAAGTTGTCTAACAACAGAAGATTTACCTTGTGCTACATGACCCGCTGTTCCAATATTTATTATTGCTTGATTATTAACTACGTTGGATAATCTAATTTCATTTTTTAATGCAATCGACATTAAATTAATATATGATTCATTTTTTTCAGAGGTCAATGTTATGTTACCGCTCATATACATAACATTGACAGAAAATTGATTACGTGTCAATTATTAATTACAATGTATGTTAAATAGATTAGTACTGATATGTGTAATAGAAACCTACAATTAAAAGTAGGTTTAAATATAGATACTATTCCTTTCAGTAAAGAAGGTGACTGTGTGGAAGGGGAAATTTATTATTGTGATGCTAAGGATGCGCTTCAATGGATTAACATAGGTTATATGAATTTATGCACTGTTGAAATACCAAATGATGCACAAACAGTAAAATTTAAGGATAAGTATCGTTCAGATAAAATAATTATATGTGACACTCCTGTATTCTTTGACGAACATAAAATGTGGAATGATACAGATATCTGTAAACAAATGGTAAAAAATGATGGTCAGGTACTATCATTTATAAAAAATCAAACAGATGAAATCTGCAAACTTGCTGTTCGGTAAAATAACGATGCATTAGTTTATGTTTTACATAAAACTGATGAAATCTGTAAGCTAGGGCTTGCTTAATCAGCATATATAAAAAGATCAAAGTGATGATTACTTTAAACGTTACGTTCAATAAAACAGACGCTCATTAAATTTATTTAATTGTCAAATGTTATTGCAATTTGTGTATTTAGAACGAAATCATATGGTTTGTTTTTCTTTGGTATTTCTGATAATGATGGTTCGGTGTATTCAGAGATTATGATGTTTCTTGTATTTGAACAAAAGATACATATCATCTCCTCCTATAAAACATATTAAATTAAAACATATTAAATCAAAACATATTTTATGACTGATAATGGTTATTATATGTTGTTTCAAAATAAAAATGAAGCGTGTAAATATATTACAATGAGCTTATCTGATATCTTTACTCCAATGCAATTTACAGGAAGAATCGATCTTGAACCCAATCAACTTGATACTAATATGTATAAAACTATACAATCATTAGCTAAGAAAAAATATTCTGGTACATGTATTCCACATGTAGGATATATTAAACCAGGTTCTTTAAAAATTATTAAAAAGCAAATAGGTACATATCAAGGTACACATTTCACAGGCAATATGACGTTTAATCTTCAACTTTCAGGATTGGTTACACGTCCATACAAGGGAATGATTATCGATGCTATCGTAACACATAAAACTGATGCAGGGCTATCTGCAAGGAATTCCAGATTACCCTATGATCTGTGTATTCCTAAAATGCCTAATGATGAAAATAAAGACTTAATTGATAGAGTATCTAAAAATAGTCATATTCGTGTAGAGATTTGTGCTAGTGAACTTAATGCACCAGACACAGATACTTCACGCCCTGAGTATTGGGTTGTGTGTAAGTTAAGTGAAATTAACCTCACATCAATACGTAAGTTAGATATGCCATGTGTATTGCAATATGGTGATTTAGTAGCAGTTACTAAAAATTATGGTGGAATTGAAGATGATCGTAACGAATTAGCAGAAAATTATGACAATTTGCATGAGGCTAAGAGCCTAATCGAAGAAATGAATATTTCCTATGCTAAAGCAATCAGTAAGGCAGATATTAGTATACTCGATAATGATATTGTATTGCAGTCTGAATTAATTTATTTTAATCGTGGCTGTGTTCTTGGATACATATTAAATAATCATGCTGAATCTGGGTTCAGTAATGTTGTAACAGTACAAGTTTTATATGTAATTGGACAATCAGATTATAAGAAACGGTTTCCCATAGGCAAGGAAGTTACAGTTAATGTTAAGAAGGATTATTATTATGTTGATAACTTGTTGATTTTATCTGATCTTAAGAGTGATATATTATCAACTTCTGCAATTGACATATGGACTTCCCATATTAAATATGTGGTGAATCCATATGAAATGATTCATATACCTGGAAAATATAGAAGACAGCTTGAAAAGTTTAAGAATGTTCGTAGAGAACTAAATATTCCTGTCAAAAACCATCATGTTGTTAATCGAGCATATTTCAAAATGATTGAATTAATAAAATTAGTTATGGATAAAGATACAGGTCCAATGCAAATAGCTTGTATTGCTGAATCACCTGGAGGATTTATTCAGGCCTTAATTGACTATAGGACACGTTCTAGAGACAAATCTCTTATAGATAATCCAATTTACGACAGTATAACTGGAATGTCAATTTCTATAAGTGAAGGTGAAAGTGTATGGGGAAAACTAGTAGATAAGTTAAAGGATTATGAACAAGTGATTATCAATCAAAATGAAGCAACCGTCATCTCCTTAGAACAGATGACTTCGACCATTGTTCAGTTGATTGAAGGTGACAAAGGTAATATATTAAAGGAAGAATCACGACAAGAATATTATAAATTATTTGCCAATGAAAAAGCAGAACTTGTTACAGGAGATGGAGGAATCTTTAGAGATAAATCCGCATCGGATACAGAAGAGATGGATACATCAAAACTGGTTATTGCTGAAATACTCATTGCGTTAAATATTCAGAAACCAGGTGGTAGTTTTATAGTCAAAATTTTTGATATGGCTACATATGTTACGGTAGGATGTCTTTCATTACTATCTTATTGTTATGATGAAGTGTTTGTATATAAACCTAAAACTAGTCGTAATGCAAGTTCAGAAAAATACATTGTATGTAAGGGATATAACCTATCACAAGAAGAACTTAATATCATCGGTCCGAAGTTAGATAATATCCTGTCTAATACATTAGACTCTGAAACTTTTTTGGCAAAGATTCTTGTTCAAGAAGATGAGCAAATCATCGAAACGGTTACCCAATACAATAGTATTTATATGATAAAACAGGGGGATTTTATTCGTACTGGAAGAGATTACGCTCATCAATATATTACTAATATAGGTAATACAGATTTCCAAGCAAATACTATATTGTCATATACAGAAACACAAAATGCAAATAAAGCGGAATTTGATACGGAATACTTTTAATAATTATTTAATTGAGACATCGTTTCTTACTTTGAGAAATGTTGAAGCAAGCAAACATATTAACATTGACTTGTTGCACCCTAACAATATTTTAGCTTCAATATCACTTAATGTAATAAATATTAAAGCTTTTAATTCTGGTTTTAGACTCAGTTTAATAACGCTTTTGTTAATATCATCGATTAAATCTAATAAATTTATACTTCCAGATAGTTGCATGTCTGTTATAGTTTCAATTGATTGTTCCAGACTATCATTAAATAGAGAGTGGATTACAGCATTTATATTTTTGACCGAAGGTTTTCCAAGATATGAATATATATCTTTTGATTCTATCCTTTTGTTTAAAGACTTATGATAAGTGTTCATACCCTGTAGAATATTTAAAATCTGTCTAAAGTCTGTTTCTATATTAACAAGACAATCTATAGCATCTTTGGTTATTAACATTTTTTCAGCTAGAACTATTTGTTTAACCCTAACTTTAATCGAGTCTCTATTTAAATGCGAAAATATTAATTTAGTACAACGGGACTGTAAAGCAGGTGTAATTTTATTACCATCGTTACAAATAAGACAAAATCTAACTACTTTTGAATGTTTCTCTATTACACTTTTAAGAGCATTTTGTGCTTCATTAGTCAGGGCATCTGCTTCATCAAGAATAACTAATTTTACTTTATTACTGCGACGTTGTACAAATTGTATTACTTGATTTCTGATGGTATCTATACCACGTTCACTAGAACTATTTATATCTGTTATAAAATTCTTATATTTTTTACCATATATGTATCGTGCTAGATTAATAACCATTGAGGTTTTACCTGTTCCAGGTGGCCCAACTAATAATAAATGTGTAAGTTCATTGTTATCCACAAGACTCTTAAGTGTTCTTATCTTGTCATCATGATCAACAATTTCATCTAATGATAATGGCCTGTATTTTTCAATCCATGGTAATTCTTGAATATCTGTCATTATTATATGTTTAATGTTGGGTCATTTTTAGTTAATTATATATATATATATATGTCACGTATTATTAATATAAATGATGTTAAATTATCAATTAATGATTATTTAACACAGGAACCATGGCGTAATAATCATTATAGTTTTTACAAAATGTTATTACAGCTTGCTAAGAAATATTCTGATAAAGCCGTTACATATAACCAATCTAATAATGATAATAAAGATATAATATTAAATGTCAAAGAACAACAATGGTTCAAGTATTCTGTAAATAAGACATATATACTACAATTACTTAATAATATGTATATTACAGATATTACAGATATTAAAGATATTAAAGATATTAAAGATATTAAAGATATTAAAGATATTCCATCTTATGTACTGAAACTTAATATGGGTAACAATGTTTGGTTTTTGATTGAATATTTAAATAAAAATAGTAATAGCAAAAAACAAATAAAATATAGGGTATCGTTTATGAATCATATGGATTCACATGCATATATATGTTATTATAATTCATTAAAATCTAAATCACGCAAATTACCAGAATATGATAAAATCAATGAATATTTACCAGAGCTTACGCGATTTGAAATAATATGTATTGTAAATGAGCTTATTATTTATTATGATATTTATAAATTATTTACTGATATACATATTGGTAGTGATTATCCTTTATCATTACATAAATTAACTGAAGTAACTTTCAGTAAATTAAAAAAATGATAGATGTCATTATATAATGACAGAAATTGATAAGCATTTGGATACGATTATAGACTCTATGGTAGATAATTACCCAAAAGACGAGGTAGACGAGGTAGAATTTTCCATCCGTGGCCCAGTCAATAATGACAAGAGTCCGTGGAATCTAGGTATATCGCAATTTCGTTCACTTTTAAAAACCCTTAAAGAGACTCTTAAATTAGAGGTATATGAACCAGAAATGATGCTAACAATTCACGATTGGGCCCAGAGACGTGTTCGTATAACAGATTTGGATACAATATTATTATATTGTAAGACAGACACAATTTCACCTGATTCAATGGAACATGTAGTATTCGAAACAAAAAAACGTATCTTGAAACCTATTGATTTCTATGGTTTAAGATTACGTTATAACTCTGAACAAGTTATTGATGACGAAGATGAAAAAACTAAACTTCTTGTTATGTTTCGTGATAAAAAGGAAATGAAACTATATCGTTTTGCTAAAAGATATAGTATCATAAAACCACTTAAAAGTACAGAGAAAGGTAAGCTTAGATTGGATTTTACTGTTGTACGACAAAGTATTGGTCCGGATTTCAGAGCGGCTAAAATAATTGGTCCAACTGCCACACGTACTCCTGAACTATACGAGGTTGAATTGGAACTTCTTGATATCAGCAGAGATGATATTCAAAATGAGGATATCCAGTCAGAAATTAAGAATGTATTAAAAATAATTTTATTGCATCTAAATGGTGGTATTACAATTGCTACACAAGAAGATAAGTTAATTTCTGTTCAAAACTATGTTAAATTATGTAAAAGTGTATATAATCAGTTACCTGCCGTCAAAATTACAACGTTAGCACAAAACATGTTACGAGATATTGCTCCTTATAATATTTCTGCATATATATCTACATTGGATAGAGGCAAAATGATCAATAAAAAAATGCAGGATAAAACTGTTCCATATGTTTTTACTGATAAAGCGGATGGAGTGAGAGCTCTCATGTATGTAAATAATGATGGTAAATGTAGTTTAATTGTCAAGGAAACTATTAAATTGTTAAAAAAAGGTCAGGATTTTCTAACAAAGAAAATTATAAATACATATGATAAACAAATTGCTTCAATACTGAAAGTTATTCCAACCGACATGATTCTAGGTACATATACTAAACTTGTACAAGAAAATGATACTGTTGGTGAGGATGGGAAACAAATAAAGGGAAAAGTAGGGAAAAAAGAGTATTCATTTAATAATAGTGTATTTGATGGTGAACTGCTTATCCATTCAAATGGAAACTATTATTATAAAACATTTGACATACTTATACATAATAGTGAATCAATGATGGATACAGACTTTAAGGAACGCAATAAATTATTTGATATTGTATCTGAAACAGAAGGCTGTTTCCATGTATCTCCTAAAAAGTTCATAAAATATACAAATAATTTACCTAAATTTTCCGAATTTACAGAAAATCTAATGACGGAGGTATCAGAATCGACTGGAGAAGTTACCAGTATTAAAATTAAAGATAATGGTATAATATATGATTTAGACGGCCTGGTATTCCAACCAGAAACTGGACCATTGTCACATTATCCACAACCTCAAAAATCTGGTTTTCCGAGTACATGGAAAAGTGTATATAAATGGAAACCGCTTCATCATTTAAGTATAGACCTAGCACTTACATATAAAGGCAAAAGTGCACCTATCACAACACGTAGAGAAAAAACAGTAAATTCAATGACTATACAAGAAACCGCAAATAGATATGCCGTATTCACTGCACATAGCGGTAATAGTAAAGGGGACCTATTTATGTCAGAATATACATGCGATGTTTTGTTATCAGCCGATTCAATTCCACGTTCAGAAGAAGGAGAACCAATTGTAAAAGGAAACATAGTTGAATGTCGTTTGTGTATGAAAGGTCGTTTCCATTGGATACCTGTACGTATTCGTCATGATAAATGGAAACCAAATTCTGAAAAAGTATATGATTCAACACTTCATTCACTTACTACAGAACCAATAACAATGGATAATCTATCTAATATAGATGGAGGGTTTGGCGGACATCCTCAATTAACGGTAACTAAGATTAACCGTAATATAAGCAATGAACATATTATTAAACGTGCTTTATTAATCAAAGGAGATATTGTATTATTTGATCTAGCATGTGGGAATGCTAAGAGTTCATGGGCCTGGGTACAAATACGTAAAAGGCAGCCCTCTAAGGATGTAGCTATTCTAGGTATTGATGCAGAAAACATAAGTAAGGCTAATATCATTATGGAGGCTAATTTTAATCTTATTGCCAACAAAAATAACAAAGAACAATATATTGACAAGTATACATTTGTACAAGCAGACTTCTTAAAACCTCTTCATTTAGAAGCATCATCATATCAATATCTAACAACTCCTGAAAGGTTTAATATTATTAATTGTGCATTTGCAATACACTATGCTCTGCGATCAAAAGAAGATTTTCTGATATTTTTAGCAAATGTTAGCCGTAACTTAAAATCAAATGGTGTATTTATTGGTTCGTATATGAACAAAACTAAAGTATTAGATTTGTTTCGTAACAGACAAGAGGACCATAAACAACTACTTGATGGTGTAAAAATAAGTGAGGATAATACATCTGTATATGCGGAACTCGGTATGATTAAAGGCAGTGATATAATGTGGAAAATTAAAAAAACATATAAAGGAGACTTACCTGGAGTGTTTGATAATAACTCAATTGCTATTGACTTTATGGGTTTATATAAAAATAACCAAGAATATCTTATAGATTTAGAAGACCCTGATATAATTTCTTTAATGAAACAATATAATCTAGAATTAGAGGAACATATTAGTTTTCATCAAATAATAAATGCATCAGATTATGATAATAAATATATAAAAGAATTATATTCAAATACGGCATCGAGCGAAAAGGTATGGATGGATCTTCATTATAATTTTACCTTCCGAAAAAAGGGTAGTATGGATTCTTATAATAATTTATTCGTCACTGATTCCAAGACTGTAAAAACAACACAATTACTTAAACCCGTAAAGACACCTAAAGTAACTAAAACAATAAAACCCATTAAAACAATAAAACCCATTAAAACAATAAAACCCATTAAAACAATAAAACCCATTAAAACAATAAAACCCGTCAAACCAACTAAGTAAGTTATTAAATAAATAAAGTGAAAAACATATTATTATTAATGTTTTATCCAATTCCAATAGAGGACATATCAAGTACATGCAACTATATCATATTAAAACAAATTTCTATTTGTATAGAGGTTACAATTATACTATGTATTACTCTTGTATTTATAATATTATCATAGATTATTTCTTTTTTCTTTTCGCTTTTCCATGCTTTGCACGGAGAGGATCATATAACGTTTCAGGAAGGTTATATTTAGTTTGTGAATGATCCATTAGATCATTTGCTGCTTCGTCTGTTGTCATTTTGTTTCCAAGAACGGATATCATATTATCAAAACATTTATTTACAGTTTCCATATCAACTCCATCGAGAATCATAAAAAAAATATCACGGAGATTTTTACGAAGATCAGGGTAGCGCAGAGTATATACTTCTATCATATTATCTTCCAATGCCTTCCGTTTATCATTTAGTTCTGACATTTCTTCGTGAACTTTTGGATTTTTACCAAGTTCTTTATCCATTACCGTAGGGAATATACATTGTATTTCTAAGTTAACAGTATCTAGCTGTTTTTTTATATCTATATATGCGAGAATATTATCATCCAAGTCATGCTGTTTATTTAGTTTATCCATACGTCTCTTTAAATATTCTGGTGTAAATAAGTAATCTTGTTCATCTATATTATCCAATTTTGATTTGATTTCTAAATATGATTTTGTCCAACGCATAACATTATCCATATCATTACATTGTTCACGATAAAACGATATATTATTCTTATCCAGTGTAAAATCTGTTTTAGTAACTTTCTCAGATGTATATCTCTTATAAAAACTCATTATACTATATTATATTATTCTCTTTAATATAGTATATTATGCCACGCATTCCATTTGATAAAACGTTAGAATATTATAATATAATTGAGATAGCATTAATTGATCAAAATGGTAACACTTTGCAAATAGAAATGGATGACCTTGATACAGGTTATGGTAAATATAGTGGCTATTATCCTTATTTGGCTGCCCAAAAAGCAGTATCAGGTATATATAAGTGGATGAAAAATAATAATTACGATAATTTTGATGAAGAAAATGCTCCGCATATTGTATTTATTATTCAAAGACATTCAGATAATTCTATTTTTGGATATAGAGGCTATCGTGTTGTACATTCACAGGCTCCTCGTAATATAATCGGACCAGACGGACGTAAGAGAACACATAATTGGAAAAATGTAGTATACAAAGTAGATTTAGACTTATAAACAATATTAGTTAATTTATATTTAGTTACTTATCCTCCTTTGAAACAACTATCCATTCCGATGGATTTTTAGTTGGGACATAATAATAATCAGAGTCCGTTTGATGACAATGACTATAATCTAATGGTAAATATATGTCAATGTTGCCACCATAATCGATATAGTACTCAATAATCATTTCATTTCTCCATATATTTAAGAGAGGGATCCTATTGATATGATCAACAAATTTATCATTAGTAACAAGTTGACAATCATGTTTTATAGCGATATAAATACTATAATAATCATCATCTACACCATAAGGAGTCGGATACACTGTTACATGAGTATTAATATACCATGAATTTATTAAACTTTCCACACCTCTTGTTATTTTTTTATTCCAGTTATATTTATGAATATTCAAATGCCTTTTATGTAAAACAACAATAATATGATAACCTGGGTATTTATGCTCTAATAGCATAACAAGATTATTTAGCTGATAATATGAATTTGGACAAATTCCACGCGAATCCTGGAAATTATAATACATTATATTTGCAGCATCTATAACAATTAGCTTGTCATCTGGTTGAGTACGGAGCTCTAGAATGTCTGATGGAATAGTAGGAATAGACGATAGTACATCGTCTTTCTCTTGACTTGATAACATAATCTTACATAATGGCAGTTTATCGCTATTAACAGTAATTATATTATGTAATGTATTTGAACACATTACATAACTTTTACATGCATGAAACCATGATAAGACAGAATCTTTAATATGATGTGGTACATCTACTGCAAATACCCATTCTAAATCATCATTGTCAAGAGGAAACTCTTTGTGATAATTCATAAAGAGTGAATATGCGCAGCCCCATTTTTTATTTTCTTTGTAATACATACTGATCATACTTACATGCCTTTTTCTAATTTTTTTCATGGAATGGAGTCTTTTTAATGTTATAGTTGCTTCATGTGGCTTGTCTTCTTTCAATAATGTATTAATCAGACATATACCATGCTCTAAATTGTTTACTGTTTCAGGTGTAATATTATTGTTAAATAGTACAGTTGCAGCTATATCATACTGATGATTTTTAACTAGATTGTGAATCATCATAGTTAATACTTTCTTTTTATGTTCAGTGCTCATTGTATTAAAGATATCGATTACATTACCGTTTTTCAGTCCAGTTTTAATTAACATAAATGGATTTTTTTCAGAGGACATTATTGTATAGAAAACAACGTCATTCATTTTTTTTTGGGCGAAACAGCTTTATTTTAATCTAAAAAGTTTTTGATTATTTTTAATACATAAGGAGTCAGTATATCATTGTGATTTGTATTAGTAATATACATTTTAAGGTTAATATTATTTTTTAATTGATTTTGTATTTGGGTACTATGTTTTATATTAATAATAGTATCAAAATTACCATGATATATGTTTATTGGGCAATAACTTATGATTTTACGTAATTCTTCTAAATTATTATAATAGTAATCTGATATTAAATATCCTCCAAATAATGTGTAATCATTAATTAGATCATTTATATTAATAAATGGTGTTATTAACTGTAAACTAAGAAGTAATTTCTTAGGTAAAGAACTGGCTAGTTTACATGCAGGTCCACTACCAATAGATTGTCCAATTATATGAACTTTAATTTTATGTTTATAGAGCCATTGTGCAAGAGTATTTACTCCTTCTAATATAGTTTCTGTTACAGTTAAATTATTCTTACATGGAAAGGCACCCTTATATCCAGGGTACTCAGGAATGATATATTTTGGATATAAGTTACTGATTAAACTGTTTATACTATCAGATGATGTAGCATTACCATGATAATAGATGACAGCCTTTGTGATTCCTGGATTCAAAGAGTCTATATTTCCAATGTAATTTAATTTAGTTCCTAAATCAAATGATATTGTTCTTAGCGGAATTGACGATGTTCCATTAACAGGATAATAAATTAAATAATCGATATTCATTAACAATAATAAAAATTATTGTTTTAATATATTTATCCGTCGTCATTATATTAATTCTGTATAGCGATTAAAATGAATTCAGGACACTAACTACATATAAAACAGACCCATCAATTATTGCTTTTTTCCATTTATGTACCCCCATTCTTGTGTTTTATTCCATCTTCCAGAATGTAGTTGCGGGTCCGTCTATCCTATGGTGTTTACCCTCTTTGTACCATGATTCTTGTGTTTTTATCCCATCTTTCCATAATGTAGTTGCGGGTCCGTCTATCCTATGGTTTTTTTCCCTCTTTGTACCATGATTCTTGTGTTTTTATCCCATCTTTCCATAATTTAGTTGCAAGTCCATCTAGTCTATGTAATTGGGGATTATTGTACTATGTTGTAAACATAGGAGTTGATGAAATTTTATTATTACCTTTTGCCCATGCAGTTTCTGTAATAATGATATCTCGTGGATCATTAGTAAGGTATCCATTAAGATGATATACTCTTTCAATCAAATCTCTTATGGTTATATCTCCTATTTGTGGACCAAGAACCTTTTTTATATCTTTTACTACTGCTTTGAAGTATTGTCTCACTCTAAATAAACTTTTTTATTTGTTAATGCAAATGATTTTAATTCCATATATGACAGGTTGTTTAAAATGAATTCAGGATACAAATCATCAAATTCATCGTCAATCAATACATGGAATTAAAATCATTTGCATTAACAAATAAAATATATATATATATATATTAAAAGTCCTATACATTTACTTTAATTATTCCAAGTTAACGGATGTAATCATAAGCTCATTGTAACTTAATTTATCAAATTGTATATACATATATGTATTTATAAACGTCATGGAAAGTGATCGCATCGGACAGTCATAACAGTTCTGGTCCACCATTATGTTAGGGTTCACAAAGTACACATATCCGAATTTAGTAACTATGTTCTGTCAGCTGTATCACCCCTCGTGTACGGGTACCTGTATCACTTCTCGTGTATGGAGGCATGTATCACTTCTCGTGTATGGGACTCCTCGCGTATGAGTGGCCATGAAAGTGATCACGAGGTGGTCATTGGGGCTGGAGGAAGCTGAGTACACCTGGCCTAACATGTGAGAGGTGGGAGACCCACTAATCACTTCTCGTGTATGAAGGCATGTATCACTTCTCATGTATGTGACTCCTCGCGTATGGGTGGCCATGAAAGTGACCACTAGGTGGGCACGGGGGCTACAGGATACCGAGTACACCTGGCCTAACATGTGATAGGCGGGAGGCCAACTGATAATCTTTTCTCGAAACGACGAAAACTGACCGACCGGAAAGATTGATGATGCTTCTGACCACACCACACACATATCAAATGGACAATGCCCTACAACTTCATAATGAACCGTTGGGACTTTTATTGATGGACATGGGAACCGGGAAGACACTGACAGTATTGTTGGCTCTATGTGAACGATACAAGTCATCTCCTAAAACTACATCCATAATCACTATGCCTAACAGCATACAAAAGAATTTCCAACTGGAGATAAAAAAACATTACGGCAAGTTTTTTAAGGTGAATAACATTACCAAAAAAACTCAACACGTAAAACAAGGATTTCTTAATCTAATACCATTCAGTGTCCTGTCTGCCTTTAGCGAGGACACTTCAATAGATTTTGACATATTTATTGCAGATGAGGCACATGTTGCAAGAAACAACAAAACACAAATCTATACATATTTTAAAGCTCTTGCAAATGCTTCAAGTTATACATGGCTTTTGACAGGGACACCTATTGTTAATTACAAATGTGATTTATCGAGTCTTTTATCGCTAAAAGACGATAGTGTATGTAAGGTTTTGCGAACCTGCAAAAAGGAAGTGTTAGATTTACCAGAAATTCAATACCTTAAACATCTAGTAGATGATCATGCACCTACAGCATATAATTCACATTTTAGATTAGCTCAAATAACAGAAGAGAGGGTTCATTCATGCTTTAATGTTGAGAAATGGAAACATATTAAATCTCTTCGGGATACGGGCGAAAATGTTCTTGTATTTATGTCATTTAAAGATGCATTATTCGAATTAATGACGTATCTTGATACAACTCTTACAATTAATGGAGATATGTCAATGGCACAGAGATACAAAAATATTGATACATTTCAGAAAGACGGAGGTGTCATCATATGTACATATGATGCGGCTGGTGTTGGAATTAACTTAACAAACGCCCATCACGTATGTTGTGTCGATCCGGCCTGGAATCCATCTAAAATCAATCAGGCTGTTGACCGTGTTCATCGGTATGGACTAGAACATGAGGTTAAGGTGCATATTTATATGCAGCCAAATGAAAGATGGATTTACTCTCTGGTTAATTGTAAGGAAGCTCTTATTGAGGAAGAGCTTGAAATCGAAGAGAGACTTCCCCTTGAAGACGTGAAAACTACCTACAGTAGTGTATCTAGCATACCCGTAAAGCAAACACTTCATATATCAGATACAGCCGTTGTAAAACCGATCAGACCAACTATTGTAAAACCGGTCGGAACAACTATTGTAAAACCAATCAGAACAACTATTGTAAAACCAATCAGAACAACTATTGTAAAACCAATCAGACCAACTATTGTAAAACCAATCAGACCAACTATTGTAAAACCAATCAGACCAACTATTGTAAGACCTACTGGCCTTTTAGGACTACCCAGGCCAGTAGATGTATGTTAATAGTTATGCTTGTTTATTAAAGTTAAAATATAAGTTTTACTTTGTTATCCGAAAGATTATATAACTTTTAAATTGATAAGACACATCTTGATAATAATTGGACACAAAAAGAACTATATGATTTAATTATAAAAAAATTCAGGTCTGATATAATGGACCTTAAAAATATTCAAGTTCTATTGTATTTTTTGGTTAGGATAGATAATGGATAACGTCAAATGACTATCTTTGTATAACAACTACTTTATATGAATATAAAACTAAAATATGTATTATACCATCAGCTGTATATTATATAGGAAATGTTACATATGTACTTTAGTTGTTAGGATTTGTTGAAACAGAGGACAATCATCGGTTGATTCATGAAGAAGTTTATGTATATTAAACTCAATCGAACATATATCCTGTTGAACAAAAACTACATGTATGTCTCACCTCGAGGTGAGATGATGATACTTCTTTTAGTATTTTTGGTCCTATATCGTAAAATTCTACAATAATGTCTTTATAATATTACTAAGTATAGAGTTATCATTCTCATCAATCATTAAATCTATTAATATATTCTGTTTTAAGTAAATAATATAATTAACATACTATCGATTAATTTTTGCAAAGCAAATAAGAATAAAGTATTTATATCCATACATTATATCCATACATTATATCCATACATTATATCCCATACAGACTAGGAAATTTTTTTCGTCGGTATTTGTCTCTTTATAAACAGTTCCGTATTTTTCGAACTCCTTTGAATTTGTATAAACAATTATTTGTTCAGTCCGTTTTAATCCATTATTTTTCCTTAGTTTGGATACAACAGATTTAAATTCTCTTTTATGATAAATATCATATTGTTCGTCACTTCCATTGGAATCGATCCATAATGGAATATTGTCAGAAGTTAACCTAACATCCTTAACTCCATTCTTTACAGTAATTATTGATGTAACTAAATAATCAATATCTTTTGTCAATTCATCCATAGTATCATTAATTAATTGTTCTTTTTGTTTTACTGTTGGATTATTTAAAATATCCTTATAATATTTTAAACGTTTTCCCAATCTCTTACCAACCTCTTTATAATTCAATATAAATTTATGATTAACATTTAGTACTTTCATTGCTTCTTTTTCTTCTAATAGTTCAACATTCATTACATTACATGTAGTCTTTATATATGGAATCATCTTAGAAGGACAACAAGATTTTAATATTTTAACTGATTTAATAGGATACTTAAATCCCATACCAAGACCAATGTTATTTAGATTTCTAACTTCTTCACGAAAACGTTTTATTTCTTCAAGACATACGAATAATTTATTCATTTCCATATTATTTAAATTCTGTTCCATAGATTTGTCTTCTGTAATTTCCTGATCTGGAAATAGTTTATCGTGTATTGAACTTAAAATAGGAATATTATTATAGTTATTAAGATACAACCATTCAGCTAGATGTGGTGCAAAAGGAGCTAACATCAAACTAATCCGATATATAATTTTTTTACATGTAGCAAATACCAAATTATTGAATTTTTCACCAATCAGATAATGCTTATTCATATTGATAAATTTACGTGAAAAGTCATCAATTAAATCTTTTAAAAGTTCAACAATATTCCATAGTTCATATTTGTTCATATATGTATTATACATATAGTATGTATTTTCTACTTTAGACTCAATCCATTCAATACATGCATTAATACTGGGATCATCAATAATATTATCAATATTTTCTTTATATAGCTTTGCCTCATCTAGCAATTTAATAACATTTTGTAAAGGAATATGAAATTTTTGTACCATTTGTCGAATATGACTATATTCTATTTTAACAGCTTCTGCTTTTGTTGCTTTGGTTTGCGCTAAATACAATCTTGTAGCATCAGCCCCATATTGATCTAATACCTTCATAATAGGTTCATAATTCCCCTTACTTTTGCTCATCTTTTGACCGTCTTTTGCCAGCACTATACCGTTAACTATCACATTACGAAAGGCAGTATCTTGTTTTAATGCAGTACTAATAACTAATAATGTATAAAACCATCCTCGTGTTTGATCAACCCCTTCTGAAATAAAGTCAGCCTTAAATTTAGGTTGTCCGCTAGCAAATGGCATACTACCACTCTCAAACCAACAATCAAAAACTTCTGGAATACGTTTAAGTGGTATACTGTCATTTTTGCTTGGAATTAAAATTTTATCTAATGTTGGACGATGCAAATCTAATTTATCACATTGTTCAATGTTCAATAAATCGCCATCTAAAATGGCACCATGTTGTACAAACTCCGATGTATTACTGATAATTACAGTCTCGTTACCATTTGTCCATATTGGAATAGGTGCACCCCAATAACGGTTACGTGAAAAACACCAATTTTGTTTACCATCAGCAACCCATCTATACATACGACCAGTACCTACATTATCAGGTATCCATTTAATACTTTTGATTACCTTTAAAATATCACCTCTAATTTTATCAACATCTACAAACCAGCACGAAACTGCTCTATACATTAAAGGTAACCCAGAACGCCAACAATGAGGATAAGTATGTTGTATTTGTTCAGTACAATATGGCTTCATTGTATATTTGAGTTTTTTCAATATAAATTTATTTACTTTTGTAAAGAATTTTAGATGATTTAATTCAGGTTTTACAGGTAGTTCAAAATATGTAGCATATTTTTCTTTCATCATTCCATTCTCATCATATGGAATATCAAACCTGGTATCTTTTGTCATAATATTATTTTCAAGACATACTCTGTAATCATCTTCGCCAAACATAGGAGCCATATGTACAACACCAGTACCTGTATCAGTTGTAACATACTCGTCACATAATATTTTATAACATTGTTTAGTATCCATAAAGTCAAATAATGGTTCATATTCGATATCTTGTAATTCTTTACCTTTGATAAAAACTTGGTCAATATCTGTATCTTGTTTTAATGAAATAACACTATTTCGAATTACGTATATAGCTTCTGGATTAACACATAATGCCTGATTACTAACTAGAGACCAGGGCGTAGTTGTCCATGCACTTATATATGTTAAACATCCTTTAAAAGGATGTTTAAGTTTAAACAGTACTGTAGCTGAAGTATCAGTGGTTTCTCTGTAATCCATAGCTACTTCGAAATTAGAGAGTGGTGTGCAACAACCGACACTATAAGGCATAACCTTATATCCTTGATAAATTAATCCTTTAGTAAATAACTCATTAAAAACAGACCATACTCCTTGAATATATGTATTGTTCATAGTTATATAAAAGTCATTAATTGGTCCACATGCCATTCGTGAATAAGTATCACCCCACGAATCTACACATTCCAATACAATTTCGCGACAAGCATCACAATATTTATCAATTCCATATTCTTCAATATCTTGTTTGCTTTTAAGATTTAATCTCTTTTCAATCTCCATTTCTATAGGTAACCCATGTGTATCCCATCCAAAATTACGAGGAACATGGTATCCTGTCATTCTTTTATACCTTGTAACAATATCTTTAATTGTCATATTAAGTAAATGACCATAATGAGGGTTTCCAGTTGCAAATGGTGGTCCATCATGAATTAGAAATAAGGGTAAAATTTCATTTTTTTCTACTTGTTTATGTTTAAGGGTACGCCAATATTCTGTCAATGTATGTTCATTTAGTGTACCCATATAATCTTTTCAGTGAATTCATTTTTTTTCATTTAGCGAAATACCTTTACATGATGTTTATACCATATGAAATAGCCATATGAAATAGGATTGCAAATCCTATCTAAGTTTAATAGATATAATTTGTGATAATTAAAATTGATCAATAAAACCATGTAATGAGTGATAAATCATGGTATAATACTAAACTAATCACAGATGATGTAGTAATGTTCACAGCTGGTTCAGTTGACGAATATGGATATTCTATTTTATTAGATGAATATGGAAATAAAGAAGCTTTTCTTCCATTTACAATGCTAAGTACTAGAAAAATCAAGAAAAATCCTGCATCATTCCTTAAACCTCAGTCTAAACATTGTGGTGTTGTAAACGAAATAAGTGACAGTAATATTATAGTATCATTAAAGGACATATCTAAGTCTCAAAAGAAAAACCATTCTAAATTGTACAATTTAAATAATAAATTATTCTCATTGTGTCGTCGTCTTTCGCATTTTAAATATACTGAAGAAAACTGGCACAATGTTTTTAAAATATCACTTGAAAACTATCAACAAAGATTAGATGAATTGGATGATACAGTCCATCCATACAATATTATTATTAACAGAATAATGATTGAAGAAACAAAGAACTTACTTCCTTCTGACTATATGAATGTATTATATAACAATCATTCAATTTTATTTGGTATAAAACCATATGTTGCAAACGCAACAATAATGCTTATAACTTTTTCATCAACAGGTAACGAAGTTATTAAAAATGAAATAAGTAGGGTACAAAGAGATATTAATTCCAATGAACGTTTGTATACTGATCAGGAACTCTATGATCAACAGGATAGGTTTAATATTAATATTGTACCTATTGCATTACCAAATGTTACGGTGACAGTTACAGCATATAAGGCTGATTATTGTCTGTCAATACAAAGCAAGCTGCTAAGATTGTTAAAAGATGGTGTATGTGATATTATCAGACTAATTAAATAAATATTTTTAATTGGACACCTAAATTAAAAATAGTTGATATATTAACGGAAATTAAAGACACTGTTACTACACCTGACCTCACAGATCCTTTATGTCCTCACGCTTTTTGAACTATATAATAATAAGGAAAAGTACTATAGGTCATGTGTGAAACACTTATGAACCAATAAAGTTTAAATACATACTAGAACTTGACAAGCTTTGATAGTAGCCGGTTCTTATCCGTAATCTCTGTATAAAAAAAAATGAATTTATAAATGAATTTATAAATAATGTTTTCTCGTGATTTAATATCATATAGTGTTTTAAATAATATAACATCACAAATACCATGGAATAATATCTATATTAAAGTAATAATTTTTTTATATATGTGTTATCATATTGTTCCAGAAAAATTATATATTAATTTGATTGAAAATATAATTTCCCGTACTTTTGGGAGGGTGAACACTATATCATTTAAATTTGATGATGAGCGAAGAAATAATTTAAGTTTTAGGTTCTCAGCACTCAGTAAATATATCAGTTCACAAAACACGGATATATTTAAATTAATAGAACATGTCAACCATGAATGGGACTCCAATGACGAAGTTATAGACAGATCATTTTATAAAGTTAATCAAAAACAGAAGTTTTTGATTGATGAAGGATTACAAATATATGGTAGAGTACAAATTTCTGAAAGTGAGGAGAAAGATAAGTTAGGTAATAAAAAGTCTATAAAAACTGTCACTGAACTGGATGTATTTTCTGAAAAAATAACAGTTAATGAAATAAAGAATTGGATAGAAATGATTTATCTTAAAGATAAGAGAAAAATGGAACGAAAATATCATAATAATCCACATTTATTTACAATAAGATGGGATAACGATAAAAAAAGTACAGTTGTTAATACAAAAAAGTTTATATCCAATGCAAAATTTGAAAACAGTTGGGCACCTTTCCAAAATACATTATTGAAAAAGATAAAATTTTTTCTGGAAAACGAGAAATATCATCAAGAAAAAGGAGTACCATATACTTTTGGGATAGCAATGGTTGGACCTCCGGGAGGAGGTAAAACTCGTGCTCTAAAACAAATTATTAATCATACAAAACGACACGGTGTCATCATTGAACTGACAGATGATTTTGATCTCAATGTTTTGGAGTCCATTATGCACGGACATGTAAATGATGATATTTGTTTTAGTCCAGATGAAATGATTATAATATTCGAAGATATTGATGTGGCTACAAATTTAGTTCATAATAGAAAAGATGAATCACATTCTAATACAAAAGAATATAAAATAGACCGACCGGAATCACACATTAATAATGATTCAATGATGATTATTAATTCAAACACACTAAAAAAGCCCAAGCTTCAACATCTTGGAAAATTACTTAACATAATAGATGGTGTTTGTGAAAGACACGGTGGTATGATTTTTTTAACATCAAATTATCCAGACAAATTGGATTCTGCATTGATACGTCCTGGTAGAATTGATTTAAAAATAGAGGTAAATAAATTGACAACTAGAGAGATTTATGATTTCTCGAAACATTTTTGGGGAGAACAATTTGAATATAAATATCCTCAAATAAAACAAGATATAAATGGGATATATTCTACCGCAGAATTAACTAATATATTTCGATCTGCTAGAGGTAAATTTAACAATATTAAAGACCTTTTAATTAGTAATTAAAACTTATTTTACAATTTTAGTAATGGGTACATACATATCAAGACCAGACTTTGAAACGATATGAAATATTTGAATTGATAATACATAATATTTGAATTTAAATATTTAATCAAATATTTAAATTATAATGACTGTCAACTTATCAATAGATAATTATAGTTTAACAATCGCAGGCAAACAATTGTTAAAAAATACTAAACTAATTGTTGCCGAAAAGAATAAATATGCACTTATTGGTAAAAATGGTGTCGGTAAATCCACATTTCTATTAGATCTTAAAACAAAGTTTAAAGAAAATGTGTGTTATTACGTTTCTCAAGATATATTAACGGTTGAAGATTCGGTATTTGACCATATACTCAGCACCAATAAACCAGTGTGGAAACTAAAGAAACTAATTGAATCATTAGAAGATAACTATAATGACAATGATAATGATACAGATACATTAGAAGAGCTATATACTCAATGGGATTGTAATGGTTACCGTATAATTGAGTCTCATCTTCACGGTATTTTATATGGTCTTGGATTTTCTAATGAACAACAACAATTATCAGTGAATAGTTTTTCTGGTGGATGGAAGATGCGTATAAGTCTTGCATTTGCGCTATTTATAGAAGCACCTATATTATTGTTAGATGAACCAACAAATCATCTTGATATGAATGGTGTTATATGGTTAATGAATTATCTTGAAACGTGGCAGAACACCTTGATTATAGTATCCCATGATACTGCATTTATTAACATATGTGATAACATTATTCTTATGGAATCAAATAAATTATCATATTATCGTTGCAGATATTCACGTTTCTTAAAAGTACGACAAAAAGAAATAAAGATAATGCAGAAAAAATGGACACAATATAGCAAGGATTTACGAATGTTTAAGAAAAAGGGAAAAGATAAAAAATCAGTTGCTGAATACATTAAAAAAATTTAGTCTGTAGACCACCTCAGGAAAAACTACCACGTGTTGATTTACCTGATCTTATATTAGATTCAAGGGACTGGGAACAGGTATTAGATTTAAAAAATATTGGATTTGGGTACGATGACAAAGTGTTATTTAATAGTTTGGATTTCTCTGTTGCTTTAGGAGACCGTATTACTATTGTTGGTGCAAATGGTGTAGGTAAATCTACATTATTTAAAATGATATATAATGAGTTATTACCTGCTTCGGGAACAATACAAAGGAATCATAAACTACGTGTTGGTTACTATCATCAACATACATGTGATGTACTGCCTGATAATATAACACCAATATCATATCTTATGTCATATAGTGACGACGATTTGACAACTGAACAGGCACGTGCATACTTAGGAAAAATAGGAGTTCCTAGTAAAGCACATTGTCATGAAATTAAAACATTATCAGGTGGACAAAAAGCTAGAGTTGCTTTAATCGGAACTATAATTAAAAACCCTCATGTATTATTGTTAGATGAACCAACAAATCATCTTGACTCAGAGACTATAAATGTATTGGAATCTGCCTTAAATTCCTTTAAAGGATCTATTATTATGATTACACATAATTTAAGCTTTATAGAAAATTTGAATACTTGTATTTACCAGTTGATAAATGGCAAACTTGAGAAAACGTCATATGATGAATATTATGAGTTAATTGCAACAGGGATGTAATTTCAAAAATGAACAAGCGTACATTTTAATGACATCTGAACAGAAACTTGAATGTATTATAAAAAAATCTGCTGATAAAGATGTATTTAATCGGTGGCGCGAAATTAAAATATTTATAAAGATAAATTTGAGTGGGTCAGGACTCATCGTCCCACCGGATATCCTTTTGTTAGATGGTATGGGCATACAAAAGCTACAAAAAAACTACAAAGTGATTTTAATGTAAACAAAGAATGTGAATTATCAGAAATTATGGTGGATAATTATAATGCTCGTCGTTATTTTTTACTACATATTACCGATAAAAATAACGGTACATCTTTAATAAAAATGACTACTATATATTGTCACTGGGGCGGCGCACCAGATGCAGGTGATGTTACTGCATTTCATGAAGTAAGTACGGCATCTGTAATACAGGTATTGGACTACTTAGTAGAACAATTTAAATAAACTTAATTACTGTATTGTCTTTTAAGAATGTTAAGCATGACAGACAAATAAAACAGAATCCTGTTCATATACGAACCCATATTTTTTAGAAAAGTTGTAGCTGCATGTAATCTACTGTCACATGGGCTCTCCTAACAAGAAAAAATACATCATATCATAAAATCCTTTGGTAAGATCGATCTTACCTGGAATCACATAACTATCATACTGACATTTTAAAACAAAGAAGTAAAATTTGTCTGAAAATAAGTGCTCTTGTGCCCTTTCAGTTCTATATAACTTCCTCAATTCAGATATACCCTTTTCTGTTTCATTTACAATTACCATTTTGCCTCCTTTGTTTAACATATCACATGATTTATTGATAGCATTTTTAGGGTCCTTCAAATAATATAGAACATGACAATGGAGTATCATGTAATGTAGTTACTTTTTCGTATGGACATTGGTAATAATTACTTATTTTAGAGTTTCCAAGACGTAATTTACATTTCTCCATTAAACCATGATTTGGTTCTATTATAACAATACGTTTTAAATTCGGCATATGACTGATAAGTCCAGTTCCTGTACTAAGGAATGATTCACAAAAACTAAACATTTCTTTGTTTAGTTTTTGTGAATCCAACTATACAAATTATCACGTTGATCGCAGTTATTTATAAATTTTTTAAAAAACTGTTCGTATCGAGCTTGATCCATTAAATTGAAGGGCCCTTCAATTTAACACGCTAATATACGTGTCGATAAATATGTTTATAAAAAGACAAAGTAAATATTGTTTTTATAATGTTTATTTTAAATGTTTTATATTATGGAACTGTCTCCGAAAGATCCCATGGAGCGCTACGTAAAATGCGTTTATTAGATTCATCCAAACATCCTCTGATTGGACCATTAATATTATGGAAACATCTTTTACCACCATCTCTATAACCTCCATACTTTGTCATTCGGTAATCATGTGTCATACCTACAACATTCCCTACATTGTTGGAAAATTCAATAGTAGCATGGGTTATAGGCTCTAAATGATGGTCATATCCCTTATATACAATACATATCTGAGTATCCGTTCTAGATACTACCTCAATTATAAAACCTTCGCAAATATTATATATGTCTTCGCTAGTCAGCTCCAATTCTTTATCTTTTCCGGGATATCTGGCAGGCACCATTTTCCCTCCGCCTATAGGTACATACATTGGAACTGAATCTATGTCCATATCAAATAAAATATTACATACTGATAGAGGAAGTGTTTGTTGAGTAGGTTGTTTGGACATGATATACATACCTCACGTCCTGATCAATTTTTTCAAATATTGCCGTCAAAAATGATCGATGTTTTTTAATTGATGACTGATACAGAGGACATAATATTAGCATTTCGTAAAGCTGGATGGTTTGGAACATACTTATTGCATAACACTTTTGTAATAAAAAGTGTAGATAAACATGAGTTTACACCAGATAAACTTTTATTTTATTTAAATAAGATTAAAGTTATTAGACAGGATTCTTGGAAACAGTATAAAAATATTATTCAAAAATTTTTGGAACTTAAACCAGATGACCCTGGGTGGACATATGGCGGATTTGGATATTTTCCTACATTGCGCGGATATGTGGATACTATACTATCTATGGAGTCTTGTTTTAACTCGACAGAAAAAGGAAATATTGAATATATTGATAAATTTATAGATAAGCGTATTAAGATATAAGCTTTTGGTGCTTATCTAAATCAATTTTACGCTTTCTTTCTTGTAACATTTTCACAGATACACCCAAATTACCAGTAGTATCATTATTTTTAGGTTTTATTACATTTATACTTTTTAATTTACATAATACTGATCGTAATTCATCCTCATTGATAATAGTTCGCATTGAGACACTTTCTTGTTTCTTTGTTCTATTTAGAATAGGTCTTTGGTAATGAAGAGGAGGTGGAGGAGGAACAGGTACCAGAGATAATATTGATGGTATATGAACATTATTTTCTGATGTATGCAAGACATCATTTAATAAACAATGTTCAAGATAAACATTAGATACTTCACTCACAACAATCTGATGTGCATACCACATTGGACGGACGCCATCTTCACCATAGTACAAGAATGATGGATTTATTAGCTGATCAGTATAATATCCATATTTTATATCAACTGGTATTATTTTTGCCCCCGATGAACAATTATTTATTAATGTAAGAGGTTCAGAGTCAGCTGAGTCTGAGATTATTTTCAATGATATGTATCCATTATCATATATATTATCGTAAGCTACATTTGATCTGTGTTTTTTTATAGACGACCAATATTTGCATTTTGTTGATGGTTCAAATTGCCATTCTTTGCATCCCTGTTTATATAAATGATTCAATTTAGAATCAAGCTTTTTAATAAATTTAAAAAATTCACTAATATCGTCGTCAATATCACTATTGTATGTACTAATACAATAACCGTAACTGAGATTAAATTTTTTACAATTATATTTAACACGTAGTCTAGGGGTTTTAATAATAGGTTTAAATGGTTTGGATTTAATTGAATTAATTGGTTTAGGTTTATACCATATATCTCCTTTATATCGTGGGTTGCCTTTATCATCATTTCCGATATAGACAGGATGTTTGATTATTAAACAGTTCATATCAAAGTCTTTTATTGGAACTTGTTTCCAATTATTCATTATATATAACCATATTAATACATTTAAGAACTAAATATATTAATATGAATATATGATTTATGTGGTATAGTTATTGATAAAACTAATATATACGTCTAACAAGGACCAAAGAACAAATAATTATACTACAATATCTTTCTTAAGTTTCGCATCTTTTTTTACATATCTAGAATATCTTGAAGTTGATTTTCATTGTAAATGCACTGTGGGTTAGTAACGAATCTTTGAATTACATCCAGTCTAAGATAGATATGGTAGTCGTCGATAGTATTAATACCGTATGTAATACCAGGATCCGCCAAATGTTGTTGTAGTAAAAGAGTATCACACCACTTCTTGTATTGCCATTCAAGTAATTCTTGGTATCCATATCGATAAAGAATAAGAGATATCATATTCTCGTAATCGCGATTATTCCATGAATATGTTGTAGTTTCAGGGGTCATTATTTCTTCAATACCCTTACTAATATAATTGAAGATACGGTTTTGAATAATCAATATTATCTCTTGTGGTAGAGAGATAAACCCTCCGTGATTTCCTACTAGCCCTCGACCAATGCACTTTCCAACCATGATTTGGTCTGTGGTAGGTAATTTAAGAACTTCCCTAATTTTAGATGATTGAAGAAAGACAATCAATTTAGTCCATGCCCTACCCTTTAGATTCCTATCCCTTAGAAGTTTGCGACAAGACTTTACCAATTGCAAAAGCTCCAAGTAATCTGTGCTGTTGTCACCTGTTCCATCATCGTCTTCTGGATCATCATCGCTATTTATGTTAGCAAAACATTCCATGTTATCATTAAGTTGTTTAGGAATTGTGATCGATTTTGTTTTCCTATGCAAGGATTTAATTGTTTTAATTAGTTCATTTAATGCACGATAATTATCATTAACCTGTAATATATCTGTCACGTCAGAACAAATACATTCTAACTTAGTAGAAGTAGAAGAAGTAGAAGAAGTAGAAGAAGTAGAAGAAGTAGAAGAAGTAGAAGAAGTAGAAGAAGTAGAAGAAGTAGAAGAAGTAGAAGAAGTATAAGAAGTATAAGTTTCGCTAACTAGTATAGGGTATGTCCGTGTTCTGTATGAATCAGCATCAACACTTATCATCATAGTTATAGATAGAAAAAATGTAATTATTTTTGTCAGTGTTAGTGTCATTGATAGATGATTTGACACTGTTCAATTTTTCAACAGTATGAAGAAGGATACTTTAGAATTAATCTATACGATATTTATCTTTTAAAGTTTTTACCTCGCTCTGTATAACGTATTTTAGATCCTGTTCCGTATATTTATCGTGTTTAATAGTTTCTAATGTAAAACATGCCTCTGGCATACATTTAACAGGAAATTCATCAGTACCGTTCCAAGGTTTACCAGAAACGAGTTTAAGGTTATGTTTACATGAAAGTTTATAACATTGTTCTATAGAGGTGTTATTTTTTTTTATCTCTATAACATAATGCATCATATCATTATATTTAACAGAAAATATTTGATATAATGTATTAAGATCAGTGTCAGGTGGATAATGTACATGTTCCAATTCTACACTAAATGATACACATCCTGGACGATATACATAGCCTATAATATATACACAGCCTTGTTTCGCTTCTATTATTTCCATTACAATAATATTTATATATTATTATATATGAGTATTTTTAATATAATAATAATAACAGTCCTTATTTTAACAGTGCTTTATATAGTAAAAGATATTAGTATATCACAGATAGGAGGGAAGGCTATTCCAATATCACTTCAATCAGAAGGACCGCATTACATACGTCAATATCGAGAACACGAGAATGTAGATAATGTACTTAATCGACCATTGTATCCAGCCAACAAGGATACAAACGCACTACAATCAGCTAATACATGGACAAATCTAGATGGTTCTAATAATGTTAATTATGAATTAATTAAACCAGTAAAACGATACCTGGAGTTTACTGATATAGATAAGGCTCTAGTTAGCCCTGAAACCAGAGCCCTCGTTGAGTCAAAACAACCATACTTTTTAGATGAAGCTAATATTATTGATTGTTATGGAAAAAAATATTATGTAGATTGGAGATACCCCAAACAACCATTACCGATTGAGTTCGCACAGGACTCAGAAAAATATATCAAAGAACACCCTTCTTTATATCCTAGCTACATTATACGCTCAAGAGATAGTTCATTGTTAACAGAACTAAGTTAAATTATACATCATTAACAGTAGAATGTTACGGTTGTTATGAGTCCAGAGCCTCTGGTTGCTCATGAGAAGCATATGTGATTACGGGTGTAAAGATTAAATCAATAATCATGTCGTTGATATAGTAGTGATCCTCTGGCAATCCGTATATGGTCATGGCGTTTGATACTACTGCAGATATGTCACAATCTGGAGTGGTTGAAAGATGTATTATACTAAAAATCATATCATCGATGCCAATAACACCGTTAAAAAATTCGTATGTGCCTAGAATACATGTTATTTCACTAATTGTAAGTAGTGTAAGAGTAGTATGTTGTTGAAAAGTCATCAGATATGTATCTGAAAAGAGAGGACTCAGAAGGCACGGCTTTTCATTTTTCATCGCATCAAATTTAAAAATAAATATTTTTGTTTATTTTTAACTTGATAATACTTTCATTGCCTTTATTTATACTTTTCTTTTAATTGTTTATATGATTTTAAATCCGCTGGAGAACATTCTAATACTTTGGAATTGAAGGCACTTGCCTTATGTATTCTATGAGAGACTAATATCTCATTAATATTATAAAACAACTGCTTCTTTATCCGCAGTCTCATCCACATATCATAATCCTCTATACCAAATATATTATCATCCCAGTAACATAAATGTTTTTTTACTAGACAACTACTATTAATTATTGGATTAACCAATATGAAATTATAGTCTGATATGTTTCCTATAGGTATATTTGGAGTACCGGTCATTTCACCGAAATACTTGCATCGTGTACCAATTATATCATACTTATTAATATATTTCATTTGTTCTTTTAATTTAGTTGGATGCCATAAATCATCTACATCTAAAAGAGATACCCAGTCAGTGTTACATAATTTTATCATCATGTTTAGAGCGCTCGCCTTAGGTGATTTACTAGTAAATTTACCTAGATCAACAACCTTTATATTAAGATTAAAACTTTTAATAAGTTTACTTGCAGTTTTATATACAGACGAATTAAAATCATATCCATTTATTCCGATAATAACTTCAAAATTCTTATATGTTTGATTATTCAAAGAAGTTATACATTCTTCAATAAATTCTATCCCATTATATATTGGAATTAATACACTAACATTTACCTTATTTGGTTTTGTATAGTTTGAAAAATAATAATGAAAACAAAACCATGGATCATATGTGGGATTGACACTATACGCATCAATAACATTAACCAAATTAGGATATAATAAAGCTATATAATTATACAATGATTGATCTTTACCACTAAAAATTCCGTTTAACTTAAATTTACTTAAAATTTTGGAATGTTTATCCTTAAAAATAAAAATACTATCTGAATCCCCTCCAAATAGCCCCCCTAATCTATTTACATTTTTAAATCTATCATCTATTTTAAAGTTATCTATTTCTTTATTAGTAAAAGATCCAATTTGAAACAATGTCATTTTACCTTTAATAAAATTATCAGGTGTTGCAAATTTATAGGAATTAATTTCCTGCATCCTTTTACTATCTCGAAATGAACCAATGTCGACCCATAAAAAATATTCACTATTGTATGGATTTAATTTAGCTGACCTATCCATAAAATATATCTTTTCATTCCATATTTTATAAAGAGAAATACTATGAGATATTCCTCTTTTTATCTCATCATCCTTTTTACATTCATTTTCCCAATACTGTTCATTGTAGGGTTCCTTACTCATATTAAAATCATGTATAGGTAGTTCGATAAATGTGAAATTATTACTAGATGGATCACATATACTTTTAATACTACGGATACTATCCATATCACCATAAATTATACAGTTACATTCAAGCTTCATAAAATTTTTAATCCATCCCATATATTTACTATTTGTGAATTTTGATTTAATATTATAATAACACGTTACAACTGAAACACCAGATGACATTAATATATTACTAATACTTTTTTGAAGTATTAATTAACCAGTAATATCAATAAGATATATACTAAAAGCAATCATGATCAAGGTAAGTCCTACATAAATCATGCGGTCACCCTTTACAAATATTGATATTATACTGCGTAAGTCGTTTTTGTTTCCCGATGTAATTTCATTAATTATATTAACAAATGTCTCTGACCACTTAGCTAAAATCTCACGCAAAGATAAATTTAAAAGTAAATGATTTCCTTCTTCAATTGATCTATCTTTATTAGATATTTCACTGTAATATTTTATATGTCCTTGTTCCTGTTGTTTATTAGAGGCCTCATTATTAGCCTGTAAGTGCATAATATCTTGATTATTTACCTTTTGTTCATATGTCAATGTTGTAGGATCTATAATAGACATATATATATATATATAGTTTACTTTAATTTATTTCTTAATGTAATACATTCTCCGTTTGCGTATTCTATGAGTTCTTTATAGAATACACTAGATAAAGTGTTTGGTTCATCGGTACAGTAAATATAATATATCTGTTTGTTACGTAAATTAGCTCTCGCAATTTTTACAGTTATATCACTGAAAATATAATCAGAGGATAATATGGTTTTAGAATCAATTACAGCTACTGTTTTCCATAAGTCTCTATTATCTATTCGATCAAATATAGCCTTAGCATCAGGAACATTTTGTGCTATATAACGAATAATAGAGTCTGTAATCATACAATAAGATTCCATATTATTATGAGCTTTATTTAACATAGTATCTGTTCCAGGTATTTTCTGATTAATACATGCCTTAATTACATCAATCATCATAATATCAATGCATTTAGTTACACGATGTTGATAAACTCTACGATGTAAATCATCTCGTGATTTCCACATGACCTCTATTATTTCGTTAGCTTTACTTTGATAGTTTAATCTGTAGTTAATTACGTTATTTGTATATATTTTATCGATATAATAAAAATTAATTAATCTATTTGGTTCAAATGTTGTATTGACACCAGTATAATGACTGTCACGTTTAAGATAATCAAATTTATCAACATCTATACCTGTTCTTTCATTTGCCAATATCTCATAATAAAACATATTTTGAACATCCCATTGTGTCCATTTCAATTCAGATTTATATTTATCTATAATTTTAGTTTTGGAACCAAATATTAATTTTTGGACGGTTTTAATATCATTTTCTGTATATATTTTATTTAAATCAGAGTATTTTTTTATCATCATTGAGAAAATATCACAACTAGCTTGCTCATGACAAAAATGTGACCCTGGTTCAAACATCGGAACAATATAATTATCATATAAATGACTATATGCACAATGTCCTAAATCATGTACAAGTCCAGCAGTTGTTAATAGAAAAATCTGTCTTTCTGTTAATAATGATGGATTCTCGTTCATAATACGTCTACCAAATTCTAGACATAAATGAGCTACACCAATACTGTGGCTAAAACGCGTATGTTCTGCACCGATATACACGTAATTTGTATTCCCTGTCTGTTTAATATCCCTTAATCTTTGAAATTCTGGTTTATCTATTATTTTACATATATCTTTGGGTAAGTAAAAACTATCATGTATAGGATCATGGAATAAAACCTGTTCCATAGATAAGGATAAATCTAATGAATATTCTGAATCGTCGTCCATTAAAAATACAAAGTATTCATTTTATCTTTAAATATAAGTTAAGTTTAAGTTAAGTTGAATCAAAAATTTTACCAAGCGGTGTTGACTTCATATCCATCATAAAATCATAATGATGTCTGTAAATTAATGCCTTCTCATCGTCCTCAATATTCATAATATCATGAAACAATTTTTGTATTTCGATATATTTTATATTCTGTGGAGTGTCTGTACCTGTGGGGGATGTAATAGCCATCCCACCGACACCTCTAGCACAAAATGCTACGATATAAACATCTGTATTATTATCATATTTATAGCTTAATGGGATGCAAAAAATGGCATCAAGCACTTCAATTAACTCTCCGTTGCGATTATATATACTTATAGTTCCGTAGTGTCCCATTAAAAAATAAACGCGTAGATTTTTTAATTATGAATAAGGATAACATCTACATATTTTACAAATATGATTACGGGAACCACATGCTTCATAACAATATGGTTCCCGTATCCATATATGAGTACAATTTGCGTAGATTGTACTTGATAATGTTTTCAATTCCTTTTCCATTTTTATTACAGTATTTTTTAACATCTCTATTTGTCTTTTGATTCCATCACGTCCAACAATTAATTGTTTAATTTGTTCTTCTTCCATTTTTAATAATATTAATCTTCATTTTATTAATCTTTATTTTATTAATCTTTATTTTATTAATCTTTATTTTATTAATCTTTATTTTATTTTTATTTATTAATCTTTATTTTATGTTCACATATTACCAGTTACTTACCATAGTTATTTCTGATTGTGCATTAACTTGAGGGGTTTCCATTATAATTGGAATATTCCACTTTTTACATATTCCTGCTACACATTTGAGACCATCTATTCCTATAAATCCTTTGCCTAGGGCTGCATGATTGTCGTTATGTGAATTAAAATCAGGAGTACTATCATTTAAATGAATTAATTTAAGATGAGATTTACCAATAAGATTATCAAATTCATTGAACCATTCTGTAACTTTAATTGGATTTCTTATATCAAGTTCTCCTGCTACAAAAATATGACAGGTATCGATGCAAAATCCAAGATATTTACGCTCTTCTATACTAAATAATTCCCATATTTGATGCAATTCTTTCAAACTGTATCCAATTTCAGTTCCTTGATGTGCTGAATTCTCAAGTATAATACGATTAGACAGTCCGTTATGTTTCATCATGTCAATAACAGATTTTATATTATTGGCATAAGTTTTACGGGCTTCCTCTGCTGTTAATTTATTAACATTCTTTCCTTGATGTATAATTACATCTGCCTTAAAACTATTAGCAGCAACTAGTTCTTTAAAAAGAGCGTCCTGATAGTATATTTTGTCCTTATGGCAAAAATTATAGATGTATTTACCATGAACTACAATATATTTATTGTATTTATCAATAATTTTACATGCTTTCTGTGCATCCATCGGAGCAATGTCTATAATATCTTTAATATTTGTCATCTCTCCTAAAACTATTTGCATAGCATTACCACCCATACGATGCATTAATATAAGTGCATCTGATACTGATGTATCTCCTTTAGATATAACCATATTATGACCGACAATTGTATTCATTGAAATAAAATGTTGGTTTCATTTTTAAAAAATGTAAGATTATTAAAAAGAATGAGAAGATACTGTATTCTATCTTAATAATAATAAATATTAAATAATATAAAAAAAAGAAGTTTTACTTTAAATCCAAATAATTGTTTTATAAAATTTGGGAAGGCCGATTCTAAATGTTACTTTGATTCTTGGTCAATTCAGCATTTTTATTGGCAGGGCTTTTTTTACATACTATTATTTCATGTTTTCAAAATTAAAAACATGAACAACGCAATAATTCTTGCAATTATTTTAACATTAATACATATACTGGAGGAATATTATGGTAATACGTCAATGAACAGTATTGAAGGAATTTTTATTGATAATATAGGAGTGATTATTAATCCAAAAATAAACCCAGAATTGCGAAAACCTGATAATGATTATTTACAAAATTCCATTGGAGATGTTGGTTCTGGGTTAATATCAAATTTACTAATTTACTGGTATTGGATTAAATATGGAAAATTACCATATTTTTTTTTATATTTTAGTATCGTAGTGTTATATTTATTATATAAAAAATCGTATATGTTATATGATACAACAAAGACAAAGTAAATATCTGATTTAAAATTCAGATAGTATAGTACTTAAAAATAACATATATTAAATATTAATGTCTGAAGTCCTAGTGTCAGTTGTTACATTGAATTCTAATAAATTTACAGTATCTATATTAGGTACATTGAATACAATTTTTTTAAAACATGTTGTTGATAAAATCAACACTACCTTTAAAACATCAAATAATAATAAATATGTAACTAGAATTGTATTCAATAAGGTATGTTATAACAATGGAACTTGGTCAACTTTAACACTAGATGACATATCTTATTCAAATGACTATAATATAATAGTTATTACAAAACCTATCGAACCTATCGAACCTATCGAACAAGAAAAACCTATCGAACCTATCGAACAAGAACAATCTATCGAACCTATCGAACCTATCGAACAAGAACAATCTATTCCGATAATAACACGTGAACAGCTATTGTCCCATGAGTCAATAAAGTATGAAAAAACCTATAATGGACAAGATGTACTTAATGCATCATTAAAAAGTGGGAACATTATGTTTAATGTAATATGTGATATTGCTCAAAAAAATCCATTTTATTTATCTTATCTTGCAGCTTCACCTGCCTTAGCAAAAAAAGAACTTATGAAAACACTGGCAGATCCAGAATTTAAATTGTATATTGTCGGAGAAGACGAAATCGATGACCCTATTAAAACGATTAATATGCATCCATCCGGAGACAATGGATATGAGATTGATATGCGTAATATAGAGTTTTTGGTACATAGTTCCCAAAAAAATCACGATATGAAAAAAGCGATGGAACTTTACTTATGGTGCGATCGTGACATACAAAGAACATTGGCTTCTCTACAAAACCCAGAAGGCTCTCCATTATTATTATAAATAATGAAATAAATAATGAAATAAATAATGAAATATATTATTTTACTGATTAAAGGGTTTAATAGGATATTCACAACTTAAACATTTAGTACCATGAGCAACTTGAGGCATCTGCTGTTCGCAACTAAAACATTTAGTACCATGAGAAAGTTGGGGCATCTGTTTTTCACAACTGAAACATTTAGTGCTCCTAAAACCTTCATCAACTGTAATATACATTCTATAACATATAACCAATATAGCAAGAGCACCCAATACAGCAAGTATCATAAGTATTTTATTTTGATTTAACATATATCTATGTAAATTAAATTAATTATATATTTTCCATCATTATTCTTGATACATTTATCAAATTTGTATAACGTGAAGGAATATACATTATTGACTGAAGACAATTATTTAATTCAGAGCATATTTTATTCTGATTAAATCTGTTATTATGACATACATATAATAATACTTTAGTATTGTTTTTTTATATATAAACTATCAGGTATATACTTTGCTGTACATACCGGATAGTTTATATATAAAAAACAATGTTATATCTTCTTTGGATTCAATATATATCAATGAATAATAACTATCTCTATTATTCAATGAAATATGTGGAAAGCAACGTTTATCACTTCCTTTAGTTCTTTCTAAATTAATATTAGAGGAATATGTTGTAAAATAGTTAAGAAATTCCTTCGCTGAATCAGACTTAATTAAATATTATTATGGCTTGGTGTACATAATAATATTTAATTAGAGTAATAATTAAATATATTATTAATACAATTGTTATAAGAAATTCTACAAATTGTATAATATTTTCGTACGTATTGTAATTCGTCTATTAATCATTTTAATCTTTATTGGTGAATTACCAGCAAAAAAGACACAGAATATTATGTTTATACATTTATATATTTATACATTTATACATTTATACATTTATACATTTATACATTTATACATTTATACATTTATACATTTATAACCATCCTAGATATGGATTATAATATCTTCTGGACCTCCAACCCCAATGATAATTACGTGTAGGAAGTGTAAGAGGAGTCATCCAATTATTGAATCTCCACCATGGATAAACTTCACAATGTCCTGATAACTTACTACAGAACCTCTGCACATGATTATTCTGCTTAGCATGATGCCTTAAATTTTTATTTTTTTTAGTATTGGTATTCTTTAATTCTCTATCATTTTTAATCCTTAACTCATTGTTAATCTTTAACTCATTATTGTATTGTTTAATAACTTTGAGATCTATATAGTTTTTCCACGCAATAAAAGTTATTGCATTTAATAACAAAATTAAACATAATATTAATTCGTTCATTAATATTATGTTTAATTTAAAAATTAAAAGTATTATATATCACCTTGATAAAAAGTCCAAGATGCATTTCCCATCGGATCTGTTGGTTTAGGATGGTTACGATAAACAAAAGCAGTATCAGTATTTATTCCTTGTCGTCTATTTTTATTGTTCACAATACCATGTATATTGTCTAATGTACTATTTATGATGGTACGGAGTTTTTCCATTCCATAATGAAATTTATCTAAACTTGCTGATGTATGTGGTAATTTATGTATAATTGAATGAAAATTATTTAATATAATGCTTTTAAGATCTCTCATCTGTGAATAATCTTCGTTATAGTAGTATGTTCCTGTTTCAATGTCCTTGTCGATATGTAAAAATTTATCGATATTATTTATCATAGTTCTATACGCAGAAGGATTATATTGATAATATTCTCTATAATTATCAAGAAATGACACTAATTCAGAATTACGATATAGATATTTATAAGGAATGAATAACGAGGACTTTAATATATTATCCATTTTTTTTGTAAAAGCTTCATTATGATGCTCTGACTTTTGATATAATATATATACAATAATAAATCCAATGATGACACCCAATAAAACGTGCGTATTTAGGCCTATTCTATTAAATAGCCATGCACTAAATATAATAATGCCAGCATATATCATTATGTCTGAACTATCCATATCATAAATGACATTATATACCATCTATATAATAGTAAGTTATTTAAGTTATTTATTTACATGATGTAACATAAGGTTCTATATTATAACATTTCTGTCCACCATATTTCCATTTATATTTTATATCCTTAATGGGAGGTCCTCTATATTCTATTACTTTACATGCTGGTGTGTCGCATCCAAAGCGAAATAATGTTGCTACACCTAACCCCCATATAATCGAAATGATTATAATACCTACTTCACTTAATAAAAATTCTTCAATCATTATAATATTATTAATATTATTTAAACCGGAGTGCCTTCTGTAGTCACAACATCTTTGCCTTTTATTGTTATCATATAACCATACTCATGTAATGCCCTACTATCTATAGGGTCACCCTCATTCCAATTTATTGTGTTCTTATATAGTATATAAGCATTCATAGTTTTAAACGCTTTTGTTCCATTTTTCTTAGTAATAGGTAGCCTTAATTTAATACGTTTATCACCTTTAATTAATTTTAAGTTATCTTTTAGAGTTATTAATTCATAATTATACGATACTTCTCTATCCTTAATAGTTTCTTGACTAATAATATCTTCATCTATATTAGCGGTAAATGCAGTACCTACTGTTTTTCCAATAACATTAAGACATGGAACATCCAGTTTATTATAATCGCTATTAATAGTACAGTCTACTGCAGCCATAGCACGACATGTTCTAAGTTGATCTATAAGATTTGATTTTTTATCAGCAATAGCCTGTATAATACCGTCCGCTGTATTCTCGCCATATACGGTAGATACGGCATAGTATTTAAATACCTGTATTTGACGCTCATCACGATCTCTGTCTGCTACATGACGATGTGACAATAAACGAAAACCACGTCCGATAACTTGGTTAATTAAACCATTTTCCCAATTAGGTTCCATAATATGAATTTGTCTTAGACTAAAGAGTGATATACCTTCTGCTGCGGCAACTGTTACAAAAATAACACGTATAAGCTGTCCGTGTGCATTTTCTTTACTATTAAATACTTTCATTATGCGTATTTTGTGTTGAGTATCCATTCCGCCTTTAACAAAAGCAAATCTAGGAGCTCTTTTTAACGAACTTACGACATCACTATCTTTTTTAGAATATTCGTTAAATCCACGTGATTCCAGAATTTTGCTAAATATTCCAACTCCTTCAACAGAATTAAAGAACGAATAAATAAGTGCTGGACCACCACGTACACATCCTTTTATTTGATCATCGTCAAGAAATACATCTTGATATTTCTTCTCCCAAAAAGGATCATTGGTGTCATGTCCAATATGTTTAGTTTCAACTGACTCTATGTTAATATCATCTTCGGTTTCTTCCTCCTCGTCATCCTGTGTTATTTCGATACCAGGTACTATATTAAGTTCTTCTTCTACTTCCTCTACTTCCTCTACTTCTTCTACTTCTTCTACTTCTTCTTCTTTTTGTACTGTATAGTCTACATATGGTGCACCATGCTCGATATCAGTTATAAGAGTTCTATAAATATCTGCCATTTTAATTGAATATTTATTTTCAAGTGCATCAAGTGTTAGATATTTATCAGCATTTAATGCTATTAATTTAATAGTTGCAATAAGCCTTTGTTTATAATCTCCAAGATGGCGATGGATTTCGATATAATCATAATCAGAAAAAATGGCAGCTACTACAGCAGCGTGTTTTGCTTTAATAGGTGGATTTGTAATATATACCATTTTAATGATATCTGATAATATCCTTTTTACTAAATTTACGTCATTTTCCTCATAAGCAATATCATATTGTTCCTTATAATCTTCGAGATTTGCCATTTCTTGCTGTTCAATAAAATCCCAGATAAATTGCAATTGGGATACATCCTCTAAAACTTCGGGTATATTGAATTGAAATACATAGTCTCCTATATTATCCCAACTTTTAGATTCGCGGGGACGCGGTCTTTTAATTTCTTCGGGGAATACAAAATTACATGCCTGTCTACTTTTAACATAATAACTACTTGGAGGATTTATTTCTTTTTGAGCTTCTGTAACAGATTTACTTGCACCTTTACCGGATAGATTTTGAAGTCCTCGTTTTTTACTTAATCCCTTTTCATCTTCTAAAATTCTATCATGAATTGTTTGTTGATAAGTTGACATTGTCAACTTACGTTTAATATGATCTTTATCATCTTTTCCTGAAGGATAAATCATTCTTTCATGATCAACCGTAATACCCTTGAAAAGAGACGATAATCCCAATATACGCATACCCATAACATTAATATTTGTAATCTTTAATGTTTCATAGTCAACAAAACGTTCATTAAATTCTGCTTCGTCTTCTGGTAATGCCCTACCATTTCCATTCATTGGTCCACGGAGTAAATTATATAATGTTGCCATCTCGAAAGGCGAGTTGGCAATAGGGGTCCCTGACAATCCTATAATTTTACAATCTTTACATTTTAGTAATAATGGATATAAATAATGACGTAATGTTTTATGCCCTTTTATGAAAGACCTGTTTAGTCCATGAATTTCTTCAATTATAATTAATATACGTTCAGGTGGTTTAAGGTTGCTATAATTTTTATTAATATATGGGAATAGCTTTCCATAAGTTTCATCATCTTTACTAAATCCATATCCTAATCTTGCTAACTGTTCATATACTGAACCTTTTCCTGCTAGATTTTGACCACCCTTTGTCTTTTTTAAACCATAACCGGATGCATTATAATGGACAAATTTATATGCTCTATGTATTAGTGACATACGCGATTCTTTCTCTTCTAAACTCATATCATCTGTAATACGAATATCCTCATCTCCCCATCGCGCAATTTCATCTACAAAATTAACCCGAAGAAACGCAGGTGTCATTATCAATACAGGTAATCCTTGTGCACGAAATGTTTCAGCTACCATTATAGCTGAACGTGATTTACCAGAACCCAAACCATGTTCGAGAAGCAATGAACGGTAGGGTGTTCCATATCTCATATAATCTCTTATAAATTTTTGATATGCGAACGGAGGAGAAGAAGAACCTTGAGTCATTGCTTTCTTAATATCTTCAATAAAATCAGTACGTTTAGATTTATATTGTGGGTCTTTACCAAAATGGTCATTTATAAAATTTACAAAATTTATACTGTGGGGCAAAACCCATTCGGTAGTTGTTCCATTTTTATGATCTTCTATATATGTATCGTTTTTACCTAAAGTAAGTTCTTCTATAGTTCCAGAACCCTCTTTCAATAACGGTTTAGGAGGAGCTATTTTAGTATTTATTTTCACTACTATATCTTGGTCAGGCTCTTTATTCGTAATTTGGTGGATGTTGAGCATTATATATTTATGTTTTCATTTTTTCATTTTTTTTTAGCTGATATTGGAAAGACGATCATATTACAATTAATGGAGCCATTATCTGAACTGAATATTCTCTCTAGTGTTGATAAACATATAACAATAACAGTGATTGGTGATACAACAAAAACAATATTACTACAGTTATGGGCAAACAATATTACAGAAATCCCTGGAGCTTGGTCTACAATAATAAATGATAATATTATTTGTTTAATATGGGACATAATGCTTGGTAGCACAGTACATATGTTTCCATCATCTTCAGTTAATCATAGTATTATTGTATATGATATGCCTTTGCGTAAAACAGACCAAAGAGCACTTAAATACAATATACAAGATTATTTAAAACATGCGGTTTCTATGAAAGGAAATCTAAAAAATACCAGTTGTATTATTATAAAAGGTCCTGATACTGGACCAGGAACTAAAATAGGTGAAATTATAAGAGCTTGTAAAACACAATATGTCAAAACATATATAGTAAATAATAGTAAAAGTGATATATCTAGTTTAAAATATATGATACGTGATATTGCCACATCGTGTTATAGTTATAGAGTCAATAAATGCAATAATAATTTATTAAAGTACTTACGGACATGATGTGTTTTCCTTTACTTTAAAAAAAGGATGGTTTGGATTATTTGTTAATTCGGCTAATTTATTTATAATATACTCTTTAGTCATTCCATTCAACTTTAATATGTGATTTTGAATAACAGATAACTTTTCATGAGGATCATCAATATTGTTATTTAATTGTTCAGTTATCGTATCGTTAGCTGCTAATATTAATGCATCCATTACACCTGTTGATACATATTTACTTATATTATGCCCTCCTTTATCATCAACTATTTTATGTTCTGCTGTAATATATCTAAAATGATCCTGATCACGACATGCAACTGGATAATCAGATGGGTCATTACCCTCTAAATATAATTTGGATATAAGATCAATATGTTTTTTCTCTGATGCTATTTCCATAAGATAATCTATTGCAGATTCTTGTCCCATTTTTTGTACTAGTTCTTTGTAGAAATTACTACCCAATACAATATTCCAGTTATGTACAGTGGTAGTTGGACGCGTTTTTAATTGTTCCAATTTTTGTTCCAGTAATGATATTCTATCTATTAATTTATTTACATCATATTTATTTAAATCATATTTATTTACATCATATTTATTTACATCATATTTATTTACATCATATTTATTTGACACTATAGGTTTAGTATTTATCAGAACTTTTCTGTGTGCTTTTTTAATTTCGGTTCCTTCACAGTGTTTAATATGTCTATAATAACTAGTTTCCATAGTAAATTCTGTACCACAATATGGACAATAACGTACCTTATGTCTACATTTCTTATTTACATTATAGCATATTTGTCCTTGGTTTTTCCCTCGACTAAGTACTACTCTACATAAGTTAGTAGTATGCGCATTCATTAATTAATCACGTATATTTCATTTAATATAAAACCGTAATGTAATTAATTAATTACTTAAAATCTATACAATACATATTGTAAACTATCTTTATATCCAGATGAACTTGGATGTGTGGCTTCTAAAACATCATCAAGTTCATCATGAAGATCTTCTATTGTAATGTCAAAAGTAAGTACTTTAGATAATTCTATTTCATAAAGGTTTAAAAATTTATCTAAATTATGATTACTATGATTGAAGCTATGAGGATCTTTAAAAGATTAGAAGTTATCGTATCTGATAGGATTTTGGTAAGTGTCCATAATTCTGTATCTGATAGGATTTTGGTAAGTGTCCATAATTCTGTATTAACATAATGATGTATCTTACTAATCGCATACATTAGTTTTTTTCTGTTATTTTAAATGTTACATATTTGTCTAATATTTCTTGCCACATAGGAATAGGAACATTACAATCACTAAATGTTCTATTATAACATTTAGTGATTGTTTCTTTAATGACATATATATTATATTATATTAAATAGATAACGATACTATAATTAATGTCACGTTTAGAACATTATATAAAACAATCTAATTACCCTTATATTAATAAAATTAGAGATATGTTCTTAAAAAAATCTGATAGTTTAATATTATTAAACTATCTCAAAAAAGGACTTATAAAAGGATATGTAAATACAAACGATTATATCCAACATCCATATGATAAAAACTGTTGGATACCATTAATATATATGTTTAGCTTAACTAATCAGTATCATGAAATTGTAAAATTATTATTAAAACGTAAAGCAATTCCAAGTTTAGAACCTGATGTTGACATAGATTGTCTAAAGCCCATATTATTTAATTGTCATAGCTTATATCTAAGTCATTTTATTAACAAAGGTAAATGTAATTTAAATTATCCTAACTCTGTACTATTATATAATTTAAAGAATGTTCTTAGATGTGCTGAATGGAAAAGACTACAGATTTTAGATAACTTGAAATTCATAAATGGTTCTAAGCTAATTATTGATAATGATGAAGATTTAGTATACTTTTGTATTTTAACTTTGAAAAATTATCTTTTTTACTGTTATAATGAACGTAAAAATTTAGAAGATAAAACGACAGAGACAAATAATACAATAAATAAATTTGTTAAAACAATTGATATTTTACACAAATGGGGCCATACTTTTTCCAGTGAGTCTTTTGCATTATGTAAAGAATTTTATATGTATGAATTTTTATCTTTGAATATATTTAAAGACAATCATGATGATGAAAAAGTTGTTTTTCATGAAGATTTATTACCATTAAAAGTTGCCTGTTTTAGACCTCTTTTAAATGACTTTCGTTATGCGGAAACATGTAGAATACTTAAAATGGATATAGATGAACGTCTTAATATAAGAAGTTCATCTATAAAATGACAAGTTTATTAATATTAATAATGTCATCTATGTCGTTTGATACAAATTTGTCTTTTGTTGATGTTAAAAAACATAAATCTAATATTGAACGAAAAAAATACGCAAAATTTATATCATTACCAGTACTAGCTATAAAAAAATTAAAGTATAATAATTATATAGACAGTCTAAAGTTTGCTATTATGAATCATAATAAATTATGTATATTAGACAGTAAATCTAATATAATGGAACCTGATATATCAGAAGAGTACACTAATATGCTATGTGTTATGCTGCGTAGTAATGAAAACGATAGGTATAAAATTAAATTCTATTTAAATGATGAATATCTTAAAATTAAATTATACGTAAAAAAAGAGTATATTAACCATTTAAGTAAAACATATAGTGTAATTCCAGAAATCCTCAAATGTATATTGCTTCCACATGGAAAACAATATTCCTTACAAGAATACAAGGCTCATTGTATTGACAAAAATATACCTATAGTAAAAAACATTAATAATCTTGTGCATGGTAGATATACTAATTGGCTGAACATAATACCGTATGGCCATCAACATAATAATATTAATTGGTTATCTAGTATCGAAGCACATGTTGCAAAGAATAATTTTTATTTTTCATATATTGACGTTAATAAATTATATAGTTTTAATAATTCATCAATTGGTAAATTATATTATAGCAATATATCTAATAATCTATTTTCCAACAAGAATATTACTTATATTCTATATAATAAGGATAGTTTATGGAATAATAAAGACCGTTGCAAAAAATTAGTTTTTAAAGGAGGAGTATTATGTGATGAAGCTGGACTTGGAAAAACATTGTCAATGACAGGTTTAATATTATCAGATAAATTCCGGCATCTTGATCTTAAATCCCAAAGTGAGTCAATAAAGATTTTTAAGGATGTAAAGACTGTAAAAGTAGTACCAAAAACACTAAAGACTGTAAAAGTAGTACCAAAAATAATAAAGACTGTAAAAGTAGTACCAAAAACAGTAGTACCAAAAACGGTACCAACCACAGCTGATGCAGATATATTTATAAAAGATAAGGTTAGTATTGACAGCCCTACGACTCTAGTAATATGTCCGCGCAGATTAGTTGGACAATGGCTAAGTGAAATGCGTAAATATACATCAATGTTAAACGTTATAGAGATGAGTACTATGACTCATGTAAAACAATATACGGAACATGATTTTAATAAAGATACTAAGCATGATGTTGTAGTATCAAGTTTCAATCTATTAGATAATAAAAATTATCTAAAACAATGTAATTTTAAATTGTCATTAATCAATTGGAGAAGAGTTATTATTGATGAGGGACATGAGGTATTGTTACATAATCTAAAAAAACGTGTAGCAGATTGTAGAATTTCTTCTGGAATATTTGATATTCCCAGTACATTTAGATGGGTATGTACAGGCACACCTCTACCAAGTACATATGACAGTTTAAATGCAATTATTTCATATCTTGCGGGGTATGATCATAATCAAATAACACATATATTACCTAATTGCAATGAATCCCAAGTTATAGATTTAATGAGTCAATTATTTCATAAAAATACAAAAAAAAGTGTTAAAGAATATGTTACTATACCAGATAGCGTTAATTATACTGATTTCCTCGATTTTACTTTAACCGAACGTACTATTTATAATGGTATTAATAAGGACGATATAACACACAAACTTCAAGTATGTACAAATATACAGGTTTCTGATGAAAATAATACAATTATAGGAGGAAATCCTATGAATTTAGAGGAAGTTAACAAAGCTATGGCTGCACACCACATAAAACGATGTGAAGTACTTCGTAGCCAAATTATTGAAACAAATGGAAAGCTAGATACTTTACGAGAATCTCGTAAAAAATACGAAAATGATATAGATTTAGTTATTAAAAATATTAAGGTACAAATAAAACATACAAAGGATACATTGAATATAGATGAAATGAATGATTTAGAAGAAGAACTATCAGAAACTATAGCTGAACGAACCAAAAAACACTCTAGTTATAGAACTCGTATTAATACACAAGAATCACATATATCAATATTAACTCAAGAGTTAACAAAAAGTCAAAAGCAATCACAAATATTTCGTTCATTGACCATAAGTAGTTTAAAAGACCAAAAATGCCCTATTACTGGTTTAGATTTATCTCTGGATAAAGTAGCCATTACACCAGATGGATATTATTATTCTGAAAACGGTATTCAATTATTATTTACCGGTGGGAAAAAAACCATTAGATGCCCATATACACGGAAACAATTAGAACAAAATGATTTTTATATTGTAGACCAGACAATAAAGTCAAATGATAATATAGATTATAACAGAACGCGTTGGGGTACAAAAATGGCACATATGGTACAAAAACTAAAAATAATATTCAATGAAGATAAAAGTAATAAAATAATTATATTTTCCCAGTGGATGAAAATGTTAAAATTAGTGAGTCATGCGTTACGCGAAAGTGATATAGAATTTGTTTTTTGTCGAGGGAATGTACATACAATGTCTAACTCTATCAAAAAATTTAAAGAAGATAGTAATGTTCGTGTTATATTATTATCATCAGACAGTTGCAACTCAGGTAGTAACTTAACAGAAGCAAATCATATAATGTTGTTAGATGCTGTAGGAGGAAATGTAGAACATGCTAAAGCAGTTGAGAATCAGGCGGTTGGTCGTGCAATGAGGTTGGGTCAAACACGTACAGTTAATGTTCATCGATTTGTTATAAAGGATTCTATTGAGGAAGAATATTACAATTTATTAAATGTTCAAACAGCTTAATTAATTATCTAATTAATTATCTAATTAATTATCTAATTAATTATCTAATTAATTATCTAATTAATTATCAATTAATTATCTTATTATTTATCTATCTGTTGCTTTGAAAATAATTATGCTTAAAGTTAGACAAGTCTCATCGCTAACAAGGTAAGTATTAAAATCTTTTTTTGTGAACATCTTAATGAATCTAGTGGTGACTGTATATATGATCCAAACCAGCCTTAATAGAATTAATAGAATTAATAAAATTAATAGAATTAAAAAGAATGAGGAAAAGATTAGGGCAAGAGAGGGTGATAATAACGATGATAGTGACAATAATTGGAGCGACTCTCACTTGTGCACTAGTAGACGTGAACTTGATAATATGACTGAATTTAAACTATATCTTAATTGCAATTCATGCTGTGTTTCATCTCAATGTCCCAGTTGTTCAGGATTATGTATGGATTGTCATAGTGAGCTAACGAGTTTTGGTTAATTAATTAGTGATTTCATGAAGAAGTTCACTATGAACTTCTCCATGAAAATAAAGGATTTATTAAACAGTAGTTTTGATATCATAGTGGATAGTGACATTATAGTTGATTTTCACTATAGATTTATATAATATATCAGTTCTTAAATGATGTATAATAGATGACGAGAGTCTCTAAAAGTTTTGATAATATCTATTGAACTCGGTATATATGATACTATTTTTTTATGTGTACAAAAAATCATCTGTAAACTTGAATGGAAATTCAAACTAATGGAGACAATTTAATTAAATCAGTACGCAGAATATATTTAAATGTTGTTGGAGATACAGCTTCATGTACAACATTTTGATCTAATAATACTCTACCTATTTCAGGCTTTACTATTGCTTTGGAAGTAGTTGAATTATATATTATTGTTTCACCTCCAATACATGTATTTAAATATATAATAACGCTATAGGTGGAATTATCTATTTGACCATCAACATGTTTACTAATAGAACTACTATTTGGCCAATATTTATTCATATAAAATTTATGGCTTATTTTATATAACGATAAATCAATATATTGGTTCAATATATCATATATATTTAAGGATAGTTTCTTACTAACGAAATTATATCTACCATATCTATCAGTATCTAAAATAAGTTCCACATCATGATCCTTGTTAAATTCATCGATTAATGGATTGCACCATAAATGTGGAAAAATATTATTAAGAATAATATATTTAGATACTATTGATGCCATATAACTTAAAGACATATAATATTTTTGGAAATCAGTGACATTATTAAGGCCCAATTTAATTTGATATATTTGCTTTAATTTATAGACAGAAATAATTTCTAAAAATAAAAAATCTATGGGTGAGTATATATGTCAGGAGGTCTTATGCAACTCGTTGCTTATGGAGCACAAGATATTTATTTAACAGGTAATCCAGCGATTACTTATTTCAAGGTGGTCTACAGACGTCACACTAACTTCGCCATAGAAAGTCAAGAACAAACCTTTTCAGGTAACCCGGCTTTTGGTGGAAGAACAACTGTTACAATTTCTCGTAGTGGTGATTTAATTCACAAGGTCTTCCTTCAGGTTACCTTGCCTGCGTTATCAGGTACAAACGATAGATATATTGACGATGTCGGTCATTTCTTAATTTCTCAAGTTGATATTGAAATCGGTGGTCAGTTAATGGATCGTCATTACGGTGATTGGCTTCACGTATGGGCACAATTAACTGTTACCGCTGCTCAATGGGAAGGTTATAATAAGTTAATTGGTCAGACACAAATTGGACACCAAGGTGATGAGTTATGCGGTGGACTTCAAATTCCTGGAACTAGCGCTGGTGGTGCTAAGTCAGCTGAAGATCAGGATCGTACATTATATATCCCACTTCAATTTTGGTTCTGTAGAAATGTCGGATTAGCTCTACCTCTTATCGCTCTACAATATCATGAAGTTAAACTTAATGTTACATTTGCTTCTCTTGCCTCTATTGTATGTGCAAAGAACAAAACCTCTGCAACGACTTCCTCAGGAACATTAACAAATGTAGCACTATGGGTTGATTATATTTTCCTCGATACGGATGAACGTCGTCGTTTCGCACAGGTATCTCATGAATATCTTATTCCTCAGCTTCAATTTACAGGAGATGAATCTTTTTCTGCCAATACCAGTGCTGATACTGGAGCCTCAAAGTCTATCACCTTGAACTTTAATCATCCAGTAAAGGAATTAATATGGTTTGCTAGACTAGACGAGCATATTGACAGTAAACTGGGACAATATGCTAATATGACTGATATGAGTTGCGATAATCAAGATTCTTCAAACAACGTCAGCAGTTTGGCTAAAAATCCATCGCAAAACGGAAAAGCCCTTGCACATGGTCTTGTAAATACCGCTAAATTGCAATTGAATGGTAATGATCGTTTTGCCGAACGTAAAGGACGGTACTTTAACGAAGTGCAACCTATGTGTCACCACACTAGAATGCCTGGTCCAGGTATCTACGTTTATAGTTTTGCGTTAAAGCCTGAAGACCACCAACCTAGTGGAAGTTGTAACTTTTCTCGTATCGATAACGCCAAACTAGTATTGACTATTGGAGGTTTAGGCACCGCAGTAACCGCTGGTGTTATTAAGGTTTATGCAGTTAACTACAATGTTCTCCGTATTATGAGTGGTATGGGTGGTCTTGCATACAGTAATTAAGTTAATATGAAATAATATAATATGATATATGAAATGAATCCATTTCGAATCATTATAATAAAAAATTATTATAATGATTATTTAAAATTTCATAAATGTTTATTTAATTTTTATAATGATATACTTTTATAAGACAGAACTATTCCATATTTGTCGAAAAAATGATAATATTAATAATGGGCAATAATACAACTAAAATTACAGATGATGATTATTTGAATGCTGATCCCATCATACCAAACCAAACACATGTATATATATCAATTATGAATGATGAATGATGAAAAAGGAGTGCCGAAAGCATTTAAAATAAGGATGACAGGTGACGCCGAAAGTCTTGGTTCTATAACAAGATTTCAGGAATTAGACCCAAAATTTAATATATATAAGGCAAATGTTGGTATGTGGGTTCCATTTAAAGTTACAGATATAAATCTTATTAATACTATAGCTAAAAATGCAGGGTGTAATAAAGTTAAAGATTCTTTACAATACACAAAATAGTATTTATAAGATACATGTATTTCCTAAATTCCCTTTAGAAAAAAGCCAGTCATATATAAATCAATACTGGCTTTGTCTTTTTTGACAAAAATGATCTATGGTTATAATATACATGTCTTATAACCATTTGCAACATCTTGCTGAATATAATAGGCGTGAATTATTAGAATATAAGGCTATGATTGGACTAGAAAGTTTAAAAGACCCTAATTATTTAACCTCTGATATAATAAGTACCTTAAAAAAAAATGAAACTATGATACGTGTATTAAGTGATGTTATTATTATAGCAAAAAATCATAGGTATATTACAGAGGAACATTCAGACGGTTTATCTGACTTATATTCAAGTATTGGTGAAAAATATATTACTATTGAAAAATCAATTTCAAGCAAAGATAAACATGATCCATCTCTAATTAGTATTATTAATCAAATAAGTAAACCTAAAAAGGGTAAAAAAGTTGTTAAACCTATTAAACCTTCTAAAGTTGTTAAACCTATTAAACCTTCTAAAGTTGTTAAACCTTCTAAAGTTGTTAAACCTTCAAAAGTTATTAAACCTTCTAAAGTTATTAAACCTTCTAAAGTTGTTAAACCAATTAAACCAACTAAACCTACTAAAGTTATTAAACCTTCTAAACCTGTTAAACCAACTAAAGTTGTTAAACCTGCTCATGTGGGGTATAAATTCCGTTCATTTATATTTAATAATATAAATTCGAATAGTTTGAATGGTATTTATCTAAATAAGGAAGTATCTGATATTAATGTTACAGATGAATTACTTGATGTTGCAATGATAATCGAATGGATTGTTAAAGTTAAAAAACTGCCACGTATATTGATTGATTCAAGCGGTAAACAGATAACACCTAAAAATAAAACAAATGTTAAAAAATATCTTATGCACAAAACAATTAAGGGTGTTTCATCAGCAATGATATCAACTATCATTAAACTATATGATACACCGAGTTTATTTGCAAAAAAAACAGAAAATGTAAAAAATTACAACATTTTGTATGACCATGTTATAATAAATGCTACTACTAGCCCAAGAGACTCAATAACACTTGAGATCGATGATTCTGTCACTGAACTTGAGATCGATGATTCTGTTACTGAACTTGAGATCGATGATTCTGTCACTGAACTTGAGATCGATGAATCAGATACAAAAATTATAACAGGTGATTTAACCCTTATAGAGTTAAAGGAAAATGATTATATTCTCCATCAAGCAAATACTGTAACTGTAAATGCACAGGGATTAGCTCTAGCTTTATTTAATAAATACCCATATTCTAACATATATAAAAAATCTTCTGACATTAATAGGGTCGCTGGAGAAATGAAAATTACTGGAAATATAATACATTTATTCGGTCAAAAAAATCCAGGAAAGACTACATTGACAGAAACTAAGGAACAGCGTTTAGCTTGGTTTAATAGTGCATTAGATATGATTATTGACACAATTGACAGCACTGATCTCATTCCAGGTAACATGTATTTCCCTTATAATATAGGATGTGGTCTAGCAGGTGGAGATTGGATTGATTATAAAAACGCAATTCAACAGTTTGAAACTAAGTTAGCAAGTGTAAGTCCTACATCTGAAGTAATTATTGTGAAACAGTAATTATTATTTAATCTTGTTTAAGTTTAGATACTAAAGGGATTTCATTATTATGAAATTTAGTACATATCCACTCCCATATGCCGTACATACATCCAAAACATGTCATATATAATTATAGATGACATGTTTTCTTAAACATATAAAATATATATATATTTAAGCTTGGAAAAATTGATCACTGTGAAATTATTATATGGTACATCATACAATAATTTCTATTAATACTGCATTTGGTATCTCTGGATTAGTATCTTCTGATTCACCTACAGAGTACAAGGATCTTAAAAACGAAACTTATCATAATGCACTTAAAAAGTGTCAAGACGAGTTTACATGGGATAAATACCCACTATTTAATCAAGCTCTAATGACTGCTCTTAAAACAAAATACGTATCACCAGATGTAAAAGGGCATATTAGAGCTTTTTTTTCATCTGATATTTATTATACATTAGATTCACATCTTAAAGAAGATAACAAATCAGCCGTAACTAGAACTACTGCGTTTGGAACTAGACCAAGGCTTGACAAGACAGCCTCTGAACTTTACAATATTCTCCTATCGCCAGAAAGTAGTGATATCTATTATGGAGATTCTTCAGGTTTATACATTCATGATTTTATAGGAGCATGGCTTCACAGTACAGAAGGCGATAATCCTCGACAATATCTTGAACAAATAGTTAAAATGTCTCCTTTTGTTCTTTCGTCACAGGATAAATTTTCACGACTTCTCGATCTAGCAGAAGGTGCAAGTTTTATTATGGCACAAGAATATCATAGAAGTAGCGTATTAGACGATATTGCTCTTAAAAGAGGTTGGGAATTTATCAGAGGAGAAGAAAGCACTGCATTTGGTTATAGAATAAATAATATTGAAAAAGGTGTGCATCCAGTTCCCAAAATAATGAAAACCTCTTACATCAATCCAAAGGAGTATTATGATTCAAAATACATCTTTACTAATGAAAAGGATATTGATGGAATTGAAAAGGCAACAAAACGTACTTTACCAATTATAATTGGCAATCTCAAATTAATGGTAACCCATTGGAAACAACCTAAAACCAACATGGCATTTGATTTCCAATGCGATTATATGAATTTAATGACAGATGAAGGGTTCATTATTGGAGGAGACACAAATTGTTCCACTCAATATATTGATATATTCAAAAAACATCTAAAAGAAAAGTTGTTAGGAGACTATAAAGTGTCTACAACAAAAAAGCGAAGAACTGATGTAAGAGGGACTCATGGACAGGTATGTGATGTAAGTAAAGCTAATATTTGGGTTCTTGATCCAAAAACCCAATTTATGGCACCTTATTCACTAGTTTCTAGTATTACAGATACAAAAATTGTGGCAGGTGGACCAGTATTAACAAAGGCCCATCCATCCGACCATTTAGGAAAGTCAATTACTCTTGAATATGATTGGTCTGTAGCAGTTAACCCAATGTATATAACATTTCCATAATTATTCTATCAATTACATTCTATCATGGAATATGTACGCTGTAATAGTCTTGTTCTGACCCCTCTTGACAATGTAACCCACTCACCGCATCATCTCCATAATACCTAATTTCATGAGTAATTAATTTACCTGTTTTTCCCTCGGGTCTAAGAGCAATTATTTGATAATTACTCTTAAGAACAGCCAATTTAATCGCATCATATTGCATTACTGCACCAGCATGATACCCTATCTGGTTCATAGAAAGGTATTTTGTACCTTCTTTATCACAATCATAGATCGCCATCTGTGATGCTATGTGACTTCTATTAGACCCAAACAAGACCTCTGGTCCATCTGACTGTATGACAAAGACAATATTGTCTTTGTCACTTTCTATATAATCCTTCACGGTGACATCTTCCATTATTATCACATCATATAAAGTCTTTGTTAGATAATTTACACCTAACATGTCACTATAATATACCGTGCGTTGTGCTTCCGGAGCATTCATCAGATGGGATGAGTCTCCACCTCTTTCGCTATATTGACGCTGAAATTGAGCTTCTTTCATTTGTGCCCAATCATCTTCAGAGGGAGCTGAAGGAGGCTGCTCCCATTCTTCGATATCATCTTCATCCTCATCATATTCATCTTCATATTCATCAACCGATTCTGAAGCAGTTTTAATTTCTTCAGCTAAGGCAGATACTATATTCCACTTCATATCGTCTTCTATATCATCCAATATATTATTTAATATATATAATAAATAAGCTGACATAGTATCAATTGTAAATATATGCCCAAATATTTCTTCTCTGTTTTGTTCCCCATAAGTTGCATTAATAACATCCTCGTTGATAGAAGTATCGTAGTCTCTTATAAAGTCAACTATAATCTCATTCACTGTATAATATTCAGTTTTAAATAACGACATTATATTAATGTTAATATTATATTAATATTATTCTATCTTTGTATTACCTTAATTAATAATATGATAGTATCTTTGTAACAAAGTTATTATTTGTACAGTATTACTTTATTTACGCAATAAATGTTTTATTGCATCGAGGACAATTAACTCTAACTGTCATTGGTTCGTCTCCTGAACTGGCTTGTTTTTCTGTAAATTCAGTGTTTCCGCCACATTTACCACATTTAATCAGGTCACATAATGATCTTTGTTCGCCATGTGATATTTGTTTAGCTTCAATAGTCTTTTGTCTAGTACATCGCCAATGTAACGGATTCATATCAGATTCATTTTGCATTTCTGCTATGTTTTTAGGAGTTAGTTCACCTGACAGTAATTTTGGATGTAAATATGTATTTTTTACCTGTGTATCAGGATGCAAGTGCTGTAAAATTAAATTTAATCGATATTTATAGGTATTTAATAATCGAGTATCATATGAGTCACTTATTCCTGTTTCATAAGCCCATGAAACAATATTATTATGTACCTCATTTTCTAACTCTTTTATTAGATTATCGGGAATATGATTCCCTAGGATTTTTACCAGTTTGTCAGTAACCATCTTACGTTCATTTAAACTAACCTTTAAACATATAGGTTTAATATCTATAGGTTTAATATCTATAGATTTAATATCTATAGATTTAATATCTATAGATTTAATAGATAATGGTGTTACTTGTTCATGTTTTTTTTCAATTACAACTGTTTTCTTTATGGTCATATGTTATATGCATATGATCAGTTTTCTCTATTTCTAACTATTTCTTCAATTATATCTTTTTTGGAAGGATCTATTTCCTTTATTTTATTTAACATACTATCAGAGAACAAAGGACCACAACGGTCACTTACTAAATCGTATACTGCTACATTTGTATAACGAGTAAATCCTGTTTTCAAATTATCTTCTGAATGAAATACTATTTTGTGGTCATACTTTCCACTTGAGCTGTTTTTCTCAAGTTGTCTCATAACAGTATCCTGCATTACAAAGTTCTCTAATGTTTGTAATCTTAATAATAGTGGTTTTATATAATCCCTAGTTAAATTAGCTGAATTTATAACTAGTTTCTTCATACTATGATTTTCTGGTATTTGTTCCCATTCCTTCGTGGTTAAACAACTATGATGCAAACTTTCTTCTGGATGAAATATAGCTGTCGGATTATCAATAATTAAGTTTTCTATCATTTTTAACTTCAATACTGAAGTTATAACTCGACCAGTAATGTTATAACAATTATGCAATTCTAAAGTATTTAATTGACTTGCATATTTATCAATACCTTTAAGGCTATTATCGTCTATTGTTAATCCCCATATAGAGAGAACTTTTAAATGCGGAAAATAAAATAACCAATTTAAAGTTTCAAATTTCATATTTAAATTCAGTAATACTGTTGTATAATTATATTTACATCCCGTTAAAATAATTACCTTGGGATCAAATAAGTAAAACCCTGACAGATCTAATGTTTCTTCATTTTTTCGTTCATCTGTATATTTCTTCCAGAGGATCACTTGTTCTTTCTCTGTTTTACGAATAAAATCAATTGTTAATATATTATCAAGATTAGTGACTTTTCGGTCTTTAAATTTCTGGTTTTCATATAATTTGATATTTAAAAATTTTCTAGTATTTGTTGGTATTAATTTTAATATATCTATAGCACTATTATCCCTCCATACATTACATTTATATGTTGTAACTGGTTCTCGGTTATTAGCTTCTTGTGTAATATATCTTTTGTTGTCTATAATATAATAATATTTATCGTCACATAAAAATGCACATACACGATCGGTGTCCATTGCACTACAAAAAATATATTCCGTTGTTTTTACCGATAAAGTTAATTGTTCACATGGTATATCCCCGTTATTTACAATTAAGTCCGCATGAGATAGCATTTCTTGGAGATTTTGTAATATTAGAGTATGGTTCTGTTTTTTTCCTTTTAATGTACACCAATATAAACAACGTCTTTCAATATCTGAAGTATCCATTGTAAATAATATAAACATCTTCCTAACACATAATGTTAATTATACTATTTGATTTTATGACATATTATTGCAATTAATTGATTATATGTTTCCCGTAGAGGAACAGAAGTACTCTCTTTTAACTTATTTAAGAATTCTAATGTAATTTCCCTAGGAACAGGATTTTCATTAATATAACCAGTGGTTGCAAGATGTTCTTGTTCCTCTTCATCATAATATTCTTTTAAGAAATCCCTTACTGCTATTATAAATTTTAATTTACATGTGTATATAGTAGAACAATCTTAGGTCTGTAGATCATGTTTTGAACATGCTTAGCATATAGAATACCCAATCATATATTTGTCAATTATTTTCATTTTAAAATTTCTATTGTCAAAATAAAATATACTTTGAAACTCAAAGTATATTTATAAAATGGATGTAATACAGGATAGAAATATCTATGCAGGAATAAGATAGCTAAATGATATATAGAAATGTTTATTTTAAAATTTCTATTGTCAAAAAAAATATATTTATTTTCAAAACCAGATACATGATTATAAGACTGAATATTATGTTGTGTTAAATTCTTCGCCTTTAGGGTCAGCGAATCAGGCAATCAAATTTGCAGAACAACACCCAGACTATTCTATACACAACTCAAAAACATGGACACATACTTAGATCATTTTGTCATCTAGATACCATTTTTCTAATCTGTCAGTACCATTGTTCCATGTAATCAAAGCCGGACCACCTACACGATGACGTTTTCCATTTCCTTTTGTCCGTTATAATTGTAATTTGTAAATGCCGGACCATCTACACGGCTTCGTTTATTATTCACCTTCCAGCTCGACGTGGTATCATTTGTAAGGATAGTATTTTTACCTTTAGTCCATCTTTCACCATCGATAATAATATCGGTTGCATCCCCGCTCTGATATCCATTGAGATGATATACGCGTTCGACCAGATCTCTAATTGACATATCATCTACAATATCGCCATTTAATATTTTACGAGCTATGATTTCCTTGTGCTTTAGATATATACGAACCTGTGATAGATTTGTTTTATTTGAGAGAGCAAAGTTTTTTAAATCCATGTAATCCATATTGTCAAATATGTTTATATGATGATCATCCATTCCCGGTGCATTTATAATATCCATATACCTTTATAAATGATTTTAAATATAAAAGTATATTTATGAAATGGATGTGTAATACAACAGGATAGGAAATCCTATACAGTAAGATCGCTAAATGAAATATTGAATTCATTTTTAAAATGAATTCAATATTTCACTTAATGACTCATACATGCATGATATATGATAATATTATGACATTGCATACTGCTGAAAAAGACTCTGTTAATGGGACATTCCAAGTGAAACATGCAGAATGTCCTGAACGAATAACATGTATATATAAAGCCCTTAAAGATATAGGTATTAAAGAAATTCCATCTCGTAAGGCAACATGGAAAGAAGTAGAATGCGCTCATTCTAAAGAATATTGCGAACAGCTAATAAATGATTTAAAGGGAACTGATTGTACAGGAGATATGTTCCATAATAAATTTACTCTACCTGCTGCACTAATGGCAGCAGGTAGTACATGTGAATTGGTTAATACTATTTTAAATACTAACTCTAAAATCACAAGCGGTTTTGCAATTGTTAGACCACCTGGTCATCACGCATGCCATGATAAATGGTCAGGTTTTTGCTATCTAAACAATGTTATGATAGCATCCTTAAGCGCATTAACTCGTAATCCCGCACTTAAAATTCTTGTGGTTGATTGGGATATTCATTATCATTCAGGGTCTGCCGATATCATTAAAAATAGTTCATTTACTGCGGAACAATTAGTCGTTTTTTCTATGCATCGTGGAGATTTTTTTCCAGGGGATGACATGAGCTTAACAGATTCATATTATAATGGCCAGGTAGTCAACAAAGAATTTTATATGACAAAGAGGCGTAAGGATATTCCAGGTGACATGGAATATACCCATGCTCTTGCAGAATTTTTAGTAAATTATAAAAAAAACTATGGTTCTCCAGATATAATAATAGTATCTTGTGGATTTGATGCGGTTAAAGGAGACCCTATCGGTGGATTTCGTGTTTCGTCTAATGGTTATTATTCAATGACAAAGCAATTACGAGAGGTATGCCCTAATGTGGCATTAGTACTTGAAGGAGGATATAATTGTAAGATTATTCCCAAATGCGCTGTGGCATGTATGAATGCTCTCAAATCATATTAATAAGGTACATCAACATCAGTATCATATATGATTTGTGTGAGTCCACAAGGTCCAACAAATTGTATTATAATTGGCGAATATATGTCTTTTATTCTCAATGAAACCTTTCCAAGCAGCCTCGCTATATTAATAGCACGTCTAAATTTATCACCAGAAACATTACAAATATACGATTCATCATGGTTCCATTCATGAGAAGTAACTTCTGAAAAATTTGCACATGAATGAATCTCTAAATACCCGTTATTATATATCAACTTAATTTGTTCGGAAGAAACTGTATTCATCTTCAATATAGCTTCAGGCGATATATTGATTGTATTTAATTTATATTGATATAGTAGTCCAAGTGATTCTTTATCAATTACATTAAATGTACCCAAAATGTACCTAAGGAATGACTGATATAATATATCATATTTATAACAATTTACCGTAACATTCATTACATTGTTATTAGCAATTGATACTGTTTCTTTGTTATTTGTCATGCTATATACTATTGATGTTGCTTCACTGGGTATAGTACGCAGTGCTTTTATACTCTTTGATAATCCCTTATAATTATAACTTTGTAGAAAATCCAAAAATATATTTTTGGATTTTTTACATCTAAGAGGTACAGTGAAAGAAAAATCATTACGTGATGAAAACTCTGATAATGATGTTAGTTTCTCCAATAAATAAAATAACTGTGAGTTATCTGATTTATTTGATGAAATAGATATTTTGCAACCACTTTGAATATTATAATCAATATTAATATTGATTAAATCAACTTTTTTTACATCGATATATTCTAAATTATTACAGGATGTAATAATTATATTATTATAATTATTGATATAGTTATATTTACCATTCATTATAAAATTCAGTTATTCATTTTTAACAAAAATATCATTGGGTATCGGTGGTATAAAAGTAATTGTTTTAAATGTAGTACTATGATCGATTATTTTAATCATATCTTCAATATTCACATCATTTATATTGCCTTGTGCATTTTGTAGTTTTAACCATAACACATACAACTTTTTATATGTACTATATGTATGCAATCCAAGCTTAGTCCAACTGGAAAAGCTGCTAACAGATGCATCATATGAATAGGGTGTACCATTTTTACATGGTAATAACCACCCTTGGTCAAATAACTTATCTTGTAAAATAACCTTTAGTTCGGTTACCATATTTTTATTAACTATAAATGTACACTTTGGAACTTCATTACTATATATAGTCCATGTATTGGTTTTTGTATTAAATATATTGGACTTCCTTCTACGAATTACGTCATCATTATCGTTTTCTGTTTCTACTGGTATTAATGCGACATTGTCGGTATCTTGTAGAATAGTTCTAATTATAGTACTTATACGAAAAATATAACCATATTTATAAAGAATACATACCAATCTTACACGTGGATCAACTGTTTTATTATATGATATAGTATTTAACACTATATAAGCTTCATTCCACGAACCGGGAATATTCTTTTTAGACATTGGAACATATGGAATAATTTCCATATGTTCAGCAATATTATTAAAATTGTTACGACAATCAATTATCATGTTTATCCATGACGATGTGACAGATTTAGGAATAATATGACTTATGCGCATCATAATAGCACGAATTGGAGATAATTTACTAGCCATTGATCGACCATCTTGTATCTGAAATTTAGTTAATATTATACGTTTTATTTTATTCATGACTTTAACATCGGATAGTCTTTCCCAATAAAATTTTTCAGATTGCAAATCTCCGGTTGATATTGGAATTCGTAGATATGTGTATAGTTTTCTAACAAAGACAATATAATTATTCCATGTAGTTGATTTAACCAAACCACTATTAATCTCGCTAAACAAAAGATATTTTCCAAATGGTAATATATGCTCAATACTACTTTCTTTAGTTTTAACTAAAATACTTATTTTTTCCATTTAATATTTTTTGATAGTAATTTTTAAACTATTTTAATTTGAAACTATTTTAATTTGTATATATAAATATCTTGCATCTTGTTTCATATCTGTGATTTTATATTTATGCATACTCGTTCCTAATGTACATGAAATACCCAAATCTTCTGCTGTTCGTAATGCTCTTACTATAAAGTTATATACTTCCGCTACGGTAGATTCAGCATAAAGATTAATGCATATAGGATAAACTTTTTCCTGACATCCATTAATATCAATCATTAATATACATGAGTTACTATTAACAATACTCATCAATAGTTCATCGGTATATTTATCATTACGTAACATATTGTTCTGTGCATACAAAATATTTCCAACGCTAAATTTATCTTCCTTTAATATACCCGAACTTTTTGGTTTAACTGGTTCAACTGGTTTAACTGGTTTAACTGGTTTAACTGGTTTAACTGGTTTAACTGGTTTAACTGGTTTAACTGGTTTAATGGGTTTTACCGATGATTTAACGGATGTCTGTTCATCTTCATCTTTGATGATAATACTTATCTTATCTATATTATTTGCCATACTTATATTATTACAAGTTTTTTTCTTTTTAATTCTCTTGGAAAAAAGGATGTTTAGGATTAGATACTTTAACAGCTAATTCACGTTTAAAACGTGCTCTATTATCTTCTGAAGGTATTCTTGTAAGTTTTTCCTGGAGAGTCACAAGATTAATACGATCCATTAATTCTTCTGGATCTTTATACTTACACATTAGTTCAGTACTGGCTCGTATCATTGCATGCTGTACAGATTGAGTTAATTTAGACACAATTAGTTTCCCACCAACATCATCTATTATATTGGACCCTGGACCCAAGAACCTAAAATGATCACGGTCTTTACATGCAATAGGATATTCATTAGGAGTATATCCACTTAAATAAGCCTTATCAATAATATCAAGACATTCTGTATCGCTTCCGATAGTTTCTATTAAAAATTTTACAGCGTTATCACATCCCATATCCGAACTTATTTTAGAAAAAATGTCATCAGTTATTACAGTAAGATTATTTATATGTATTTTTGGTTGTTCTCGTAATTCTTTAACCTCCCTTTGTAACATCAATACTAGATCATGTAAAGAATCATTCGATTTTGTATCTTTATGTTTATATGATTTTTTTTTGATAACGACTGTACTTTTTACTCCTTTACTTCCTTTATTTCCTTTACATCTATGACTGTCATAACTATGTTTATACATAAATTCAGTATCACATAAAGCACATATTTTTATGGAATGTTTGCACCATCTATTTACTTCAATGCATCTTTTACCAGTATTTTGCCCCTTCTTAATGATGATCTGGCAATTATTGACCATTATAATTATATATAAATTCAAATTTAAGTAATTATCATTTATGTAACTATCATTTATGTAACTATCATTTATGTAACTATTCATTTATGTAACTATCATTTCCTGAGCCACTTCACAATCACTGGGAAGAAATGGATATTGTTTTTCATTAATTATACGACATTTCATTTGAGATTCAGATTCAGATTGATAATGAACAGTATAAGTATGAGGATCATAATAACATTCACTTATAGGTGCGGAAGTGAAGAAATTGCTTTTATATATTGCAAGTAATCCGCCAGGTTGACCAGATAATTGATCGCAATCATCAAATAACAATAAACATTCGTCATTAGCACCAATTATACCTCCTTCTATGGACCAGGGTTCAACCAGAGTCAAGTCATTACCAGTTAGTAATTTCTGTACTTCTATCTCGTTTTCAGATGTCAAAGACATATCTTTTAGAGTAATATTATAATCACGTGCAATCTTATGCTTTAATATAGCGCCATAATTTGTATTTTTATGTTCTTTTGATTCTATTTCTATACTATTAGATTCAGAATTATCAAGATATTTTGCTGGTAATTTGTCTATCGCAGCATCCGGTAAATATGCTTTAATAATATCGACAAGTGCCTGCGTACCATCACCAAATAAATCATGGCCACGACTCTCATATATTTTTACTTTATTATCTCCATTCATATTACCTGTATAATAATCACGTGGAACAGGAACAGCAACATCCTTTAGTTCTGCTCTTAATATTTTATGAGACATAGGTTTTGAAACATTCAAATCGGTTGGTTTAGGAAGATAACCCGCCGCTAATAACTTCTCTTCATCTGTCTTTTCATTATTATCTAGTGGTTCAGGAGCCTTCAAATCATCTGATTGTTGGTTCTGTGTTACAGTATCTTGTTCTTGTTCCAGTCTATTCATATCATCCATAATCTGATTCATTATATTCAATTTCTACATATATTGAATATATATGTATATCTTTAATACTGTTCTACATAGTTTAAAAAACGGAGATAAAACTTCTTTTATTTTACTTTGCTTCGAAATATTTCATTCTATCACGTAAAAGCTCTGCTAATTCTATAGAGGCTTTAGTATCTGAAGGAAAATTCATATTACCATAGTATCTGCTGAGTTCTATTCGTTTAGCTATATTATGTAAATTATTACTCTGTTCAGGGTTATTATATGATAATTGGTATGCTATTATTTTTGCTGTGAGTGTTTTTTCACAGGGATAACTACTAACCTCTGCTAACTTCACTGGTATTATAGGTATGTTATATAAATAAGCAACCTGATAAGGACGCGAGCGATTATAATAAGATTTTACAAGGTATGCTAATGTTTTTGAATCATCCGCTATTTTTCTTATATGGTCTTCATGATACATTAGACCATTTTCACCAGCATATTTTAAAAATAATGACAAAACAGATGTAGCCTTTATTTCCATATCTATAGCTAATTGTTGTGCAGCTACATTATTTGTCTTTGATAATTTATATAGATAGTCCAATTCTTTCTTAACTGATTCGCTACTATTTTTAGATGGTGGTTTAAAGTTTTCTAACGGTAATGGAAGCTGAAAATTCCATATATGTCTGTTTTTGATTTCAGGAAATCTTTCGGTTTCACTAAAAACCATTGTATCTATGTCTATCATATTATCACCTCCCCCATACATGGGTTCGGTCAAGTCCGATGTGTGTTGAAATAGTATTAGTATTAGTATTAATGTTGGTATTACTACAATCATAAATTTATACATTATATATACTTCCGGAAAATAAAAAATTGATCGCCTGTCAGTGATTGTAACCATGCCATTCAAACACCAAAAAAAACGAACGCGAAAACCAAACACTAAAACACCCAAGTCTCTTTCTAGAGAAAAATATATGGACAAACAAGGCTATGCCCCTGATTATGATGTAAATTATGGTATTATTACAAAATACCATGGTTGTGGAGGAAAATGTACGGTAAATATCTTGCTACAGTCCGGATTCCGTACATTCCCAAATATGAGTCTAAAAGGCAGTCTCAAATCTAGGAGACATGGCCAACAACTGACTACAGATTCAATTGTATTGGTTGATGATGGAGTAATTGTTTATGTCTATAAAGAAGACACTAAGTCAGTCATTGACTCAGATACCCTCTCTAAGCTTATTGGTAAAACAGAAGATGATATTTGTTTCAATGAAACAGAGGATTCTGGCTACAGGGACCTATATGGGCGACTTCCAAGCTTCAGTAGCGATGACGAAGATGGTAGTATTACGTTAAATGAATCGCTCGTAGAACAAAAAGTCGATATTGTAGAAGTCGATATCGTCGAGGACGATATCGACTTAATGTAACGTATGTAATGTATGTAATGTAATAACACATATAATAAAATAATATACTTTGGTATCATATCATAAAAATATTAATCAGTAGATCCATTTCAATATAAATAATAAGAGGGAGGCATGAAAATTGACCACTGAAAATAACATAATGACCACTATCCCACCACACATTAAAACTGCATTTCTTAACAGTATATCATCTATGAATATTGCTGATTGCCTTCCACAAAGTACCGAACTAACCAATAGTATGAAAATATTAATGACTCCTGGATTCTCTCCTGGAGATAATTTTAAAGAACTATTAAAACCAATAAAGTATACTATAGGTGTTCCCTATGACGAGATTATTACTATTCGAACTGCTCATATTACAGGAGTACCAAATTTCACTAGAACATGGGTAATTACCACATGTAGAGACGAAGGCTATTACTGGAATCCAGGATTTAATTCATTGGTGCCTTTTACACCGAATGCATTCGGTGTAAAACATTTATGGACAATCAATATCAGAAAACCTCTATTAAAAATATATAATCTATTTGTTTAATCTATTTGTTTAATCTATTTGTTTAATCTATTTGTTTAATCTATTTGTTTAATCTATTTGTTTAATCTATTTGTTTAATCTATTTATTTAATCTATTTATTTAATCACTTTGGATTAGAAACTGTATAGTGAACTTACAGACCTTATATAAACAACCTCGTTAATTTGTATTTAAATCGAGTTGATACGCATCTAAGTTAACAACTCCTTTTTTTGATATATGTTGATATACCATCTCATATGTCTCTTTGCAACAATAGGGAGGAATTGACGTATCTTCAATACTTAGAGATCTGTAAAGGTATAACCTCATTAGAGGTATTAATCCAATTATTGAAAGCAATAAGATCTTTTATATTTGGATAAGATATTTCCAAATATCGCTTGAATTCATAAATATCCTTTATACTTAAAAAATACTTGACATATACTATCTAATATCATCTTAGAAATACTATTTCATCAGAAGAAGAGGATATATATTTGATAGTATGCATATAATAATATATTATTTATGGCTTTGAACAAACATTATTTACTTGAGGTTTTTTCGGGCGCCCTTTTTTTACTCCGCTATCTAATATAATATCAACGTCCCCAAGTTTATTTAGTAACTGAGCTACAATATTATTTCTTCTTGCTAAAAATATATTATTTGCTACTTTTTGTGTGTGTTTTTTTGATTCCGTAATAACTTTTTGCCAGTCTTCGTATTTCATAAGCATTATATTACTAATGTAATTGTTCATTTTTATATAAATATAACGATTTTAAATAGTCACTACCAGAATAAGGCCATATTGTTTTAACAATATGATTTGCATTTTTAGGATCTAATCCACATTTACGTATTAAATACGCCATAATTATTGTCGGTGACCTCTGTTTACCGGCATAACAATGAACTAATACTGATTGCCCTTTGTTTAAATAATAATCAATCATGGAGTAACATGATTCTAACACTACAAGCATAGAGTTTATACTTCTCTGGTCTTCCGGTCCATGTTCAATTATTCCTAAATGAACTTGTTTAATATTCAATGGTAAGGATATAATACCATATCTATCTATTATATCGTGTTTACAGCAATTTATAACACACATAATGTTCCGTGAAACTAAAAAATGTAAATCATTTCGAGATTTTAAGTTACCTACCCATAAGTTAGGTATTATTTCAGTCATCATTGTTTATAATATATTGAAATACATTAAATACATTCTATATTTCAATATTATAAACAATGATGAGCATATTTGAGTTCGCATGCTTTTGCAATTGCGTCATCCAAATTCAAAGTAGGCGGACCGTCTTTGACACTCATGATAAAATCAACATGAGCTTTATCAACTCCTCTGCGCTTATCCCATGATTGACGTCTTTGTCCTGATGGATAGGCATTTTCTTTAAAATAATCAATCCATCCTCTATCCATAGTAAATATATCTCTATATGTATATCCATTGCGCTTAAACTCCATTTCTGCTAATAGATCATTTAAACGAGGAATAACTTCATGTATATCCATATAACCTGAACATATTATAAAATATAACTGAAGATATATTGAATTATTAGGATGGAGTAAAAATTCACGCAACTGTATATATTTATCAGCTCCATTATCTATACCAGAATCCTTCATTAATTTTTGAATAAGTATTCGGTTTTTATCATATCTACGCTTCATATATTTAATATGATAAATTTTTTTCAATACAATATATCCTTCAATTATCACAATATAGACTATGTATAAACTTTATTCAATAACTGAAGCCATACGATAAAGTTATTATATCATCATATTGTATCTTTATTTATTATTAATTATTTTTTGTATTTGAGAAATAGTCTCCATTACACGCTCATTATATGTTCTTTGCATCCTTGGTTGCATTGGTTGTGATTGTATTGTTTGCATTGGTTGCATTGGTTGCGATTGTATTGTTTGCATTGGTTGTGTTTGTTCCTCGTCCGCAATACCTTTATCTCCTATAGATAATATATCACCTGTTGCACTATATCCTTGTACATTTGTTAAATTAGCAGCAACACCATTAGTCATACGAAAGCGTGGGTCTATTTTCATACGACTTTGTTGATATTGATTATTACCCATTGCTTGTGAATTATCATAATCTAAATAACTTGACATTATACAATATCATAATATCATTCTTATAATTATAGAACACGTTTAAAAAACAAAGGATATAAATCTATATATATATATATATATGGATTTATCTCAATGGTATATAAAATACATATTTAATAGCCATTTAAAGGTACTTAATTCTGATCCCGAACAAAGGAAATATTATCCTAATCAAACATCAAGAGAGGTTAAATCTGGTCATTATGTATCCGTCAAACCAACTGTATTACCAAATACATATATGGTACACTATTCACCGTTATTAGCTTCACATCTTTATTTGTCATCTGATACTATGCTTAGTTTAAAAATGCAACACTTCTTAACAGGCGATATAGATAAAACTATTCATTCGTGGGCTACCCCTATACTCTATCAATATATGGTACTGAAATGACAAGTAATTGTCCGTTCAATAACGGAAATGGTTACGGAGACGGTAGCGCAATATCAATAGGACACTTTAAAATAAACCATAATATTTACGAATTGCAACTTAAAGGCGCAGGCAAAAGGAGTTTTGCTCGTGGAGGTGATGGAAGAACTGTATTGAGAAGTTCAATAAGAGAGTACTTAGTTTCTGAAGCAATGTTTAGTTTAGGTATTCCAACTACAAGAGCTCTTTCATTGTATTGTTGTGTTTCTGAAAAAGTAAAGAGACAGTCATATAAAGAAGATGATGGTAAAGAACATAATAATATCGCTGCTATTGTGTGTCGTGTGTCTCCTTCTTTTTATAGAGTAGGACATCTTGAATTATTATCATTGTTTAAATATATAATTCGAATAGAATATTCACATTTAAAAGGCAATATAAAAAGTCTCGTAATCGATTTTTTACAAGAAGCTAGTCATAAATTTGCAAAGCTTGTGTCAAAATGGCAGTCTGTTGGTTATATTCAATCAAATATGAATAGTGACAATGCATCTATTGGGGGTCGAACAATAGATTATGGTCCATTTGGTTTCATGGGTGTATAGGATAGAGATAAAAACTTTTGGATAGATAGTGGAGAACATTTTTCATATAGTAATCAACCAGTAGCAATGGGTAAAAATTTCGAGACTTTGTGTAATTCATTGAAACCTCTATTACAACTGTCTGATCATATATTAATAGATAAGATTAATGCAAATTTTTCGTCTATTTGTCAAAAATATCTTCGTTCTGTATGGATAAGTAAGTTGGGTTTTAAGACATCAAAGTGGAATATTATAGGTCCTATCTTCCATCGATTAGAAGTATTGTTACATAAATCACAAGTTGACTGGACAATATTCTGGAGAGAACTCTCATGGTACCCAGTATCTCAAGAACATTCAGTCTTAAGAGCATTTTATGATAATACCACATATACATCAGAATGGGATCAATGGTTAAAAGATTGGAAACATCAACTTCGTCAGGAACAACTGTCATTTAAATCTATAAGCGAACAAATGTTAAAAGTAAATCCAAAATATGTTCCACGTGAATGGATGTTAGCAAAGGGATACAATGACGCAAATAATGGAAATTTTAAGACATTAAAAGAACTGTATAATCTTTTTACACATCCATATGACGAACAATTAAAATATGATAACAAATGGTATATATTACCAGAATTGACAATAGTACCAGGAATAACAAGCATGACATGCACATCATAATATAATTATATATATTGATTTAATGTATTATAATGAAAACAAGTTAATATTATAATGGAAATAAATCAAAATATTAACTATGCAATCTTTCCAATAAAAGATGATTTTATGCTTTTATGTAATGATAAAACTTTAACACAAGCTAAAAAATATTATGAAGAAAACAAAAACTCTACTGATATATGTAGCGCGTTTTTTGTCAGGTTGTTATGATGGACAACTTGAAATTGTTAAATGGACATATTCTATTGGCGAGTTTACTGCAAAAGAAATTAATAATGGATTTATGAATAGTTTTGAAAAATACCATATAAATATAGCAAAATGGTTGTATTCAAATTATAATAATATTCACACACGGGATGCTTTTTTGTTTTGTTGCGAAATTGAATTCATGGAGGGAGTAAAATGGTTATATTCACTTGATAATTGTAGATTTAATGGAGATATAAATGATCATTTTAATCTTAGTTGTTGTCGTGGAAATCTGATACTGTCAAAATGGTTGTACTCTTTGGGTGGAGTTGATATTCATTATAAAAAGGATCAAGCTTTTTCTAAATGTTGTTTCTATGGCTACCTAGAAATTGCAATATGGCTACATGGTTTAGGCGGTATTAACATACATGATAATAACGAAGATGCTTTCCAAATATGTTGTATTAACGGTAATTTATTGTTTCTCAAATGGTTGTATTCTCTTGGAAATGTTGATATTCGTTCTAATAATGATATGGCTTTTTATGTTAGTTGTAGTGATGGTTATTTACAAGTTGCTCAATGGTTAGCAACATTGTGTAAAGATTATCACATTGAAGTTGATAATGATGGTAAAATAATAAATTTTAGTGTACTAACATAATATTATAAAAATAATAAATAATATTTAAAAAATATTATTTATTATTTTTATAATATTATGTTAGTACACTAAAATTTATTATTTTTTTATTTATTATTTTTTTATTTATTATTTAAAAAATAATATTTTTTAAATATTATTTTTAAATAATATTTTTTAAATAATATTATTTAAAAAATAATATTTAAATATTATTTAAATACGAGGGAAAAATGATCGAGGACTCGTTTGAGCTACGTGTTAACTAGTAGTAGTACCAATGCCATCAATCATTCGCAATGAAATCAATCCATACGACACTGAAGTGTCTAATTTCCGATTCGGAATTCAGAAAGATTCATATGATCCAAATTCAAATGATGATTCAACCACTGGTCCCTGGAAGTGTGTAGTCCCCAGTAACTTTAATGTTCTATCAATGTCTGACACAGAGCGTGAAGTACATGATAAAGCCGCAATGGAACGAATTATGAACGAGATGGAAAAAATGGAAGAAATCAATGGAGATGTACTATTGAAATATACATACAATACAGAATTGGAACAAAAAAGCAGTGTCAAGCGTATTATGCGAGATGTTTCTCTAAAGAACAAACTTCGTTTGTGGGATATTAATGACATTTATCATTATGTAAAGTCAAATTGGAACCATTCCGAAAGGCCAACTATTATTGATTGTTCGAACGGGTCTGAATTTATGAGCAAAAATATGTCATTCCGTAATACATTGCGCAATACTCGTACTCGTCGGGATGTCGCACACGATGCTATGTTGGAACGTAATGCAGAACATGGAAATACTAAAAACGAGACATTTTCTACCGAATTTGTTCGCCGAGTTATCGATACTCGTAACGCTCTAGGTCTTACACAGGCTCAATTGGCAATGAAGATGGCCAGGACAACAGCAGAAATTACAGAATTCGAAAAGGGTGGAATGATTTTTAGTAGGCCTCTCAATGCACTACTAAAAGTTATTCTCAACCTTCAGTCAACAGATTAATTACCTTAACTATTTAACTATTTAACTATTTAACTATTTAACTATTTAACTATTTAACTATTTAACTATTTAACTATTTAACTATTTAACTATTTAACTATTTAACTATTTAAGTATTTAACTATTTACTTTGATAATAAGACTTCGTATAATAAATAATTAAGTTATTGTACTATAATAACTACAGTAATAGTATTATGCATGTTAGTAAATCAGTTGGCTTCAGACAAATTTATGTTTAATATAATTACAAACAGCTATAATTTTAAACGATATTCAGAGTATGCTAAATCCAGAGGACTCGTCAGAGATGTATGTATATTGGAATCTTTGGACCAAAATCCTGGACTAGATAACATCAACGATTATATAAAAGTAGTACAAAAAAGCGAGTTATGGTTTCATTTAAGAGCATTAGCATCTAGTACAGCTAGTGCTGTAGGAAAATTAATAAAAGGAACTACACAGTATCCTTCATTTAATCAAATTACTGACCTATGGAAAGACAAAATACTTGATGTTCCTTTCAATAAAACCCATACTATGAAAGGACATATGAAATGGGGTGTTGATTACGAAGACCCCGCATTAGTACATTTTACAGTAAATAATAATTTAACTGTAGCACAGGTAGGAACTATATATTTACCAATGACATCAATAATAGAAATGATGGAAAATTTTTTACCAGCTGAAGACATCTCTGTAATTCAAACTTTAGTAGATAAATTTCCATCTATCAAAGATGAACATTTTCTTGTTAGCCCCGATGGATTAGTTGGAAAAAAAGATGATGGAAGCTATTCAGATCTGCCTTCAGACCTAGTCGGTATGTTAGAAATAAAATGTATCAGTCCCTTTCATCATGTAGAAAATAAAGATGGTACATTAAGTTGGGTTGATGATATGGAAAAACGACAATGGTATCATGCAGGAGAAATACCATATGTATATATAATTCAAATTTGTATGCAGGCATTATCAGGCATTCATAGATTTAACATGAATGAAACTCATATAATGTGGTTTGTTAGATGGTCACCATGGGGTTTTTCTGAATTTAATATTGAGTTTGGACATTTAGTAAAGATGGGTATCATATCTGCTATTTTATATTTGACCTTAAAGCAACGTATTATAACTATAGATGATTTACCGTTTCAATATGTTAATTATGAAAAACCATTAGTTGAGTTATTAAATAAATACTATAATATAATAATTGACTCGATGAATCACCGATATATTGATCATATAAATCTATATCCAGAATTTCATATGTATCGCGAAGTTACAGAAAATTTTAAATTCAAGGTATCTTAATGATTAGTAACCTCTTATTTTCTGAACACCATTTTTTATAATTTTCCCTGTAAATAGTTCCAGTTCTGTAAGATTTGTAATAAAACTAATAACCAGATCATCATCTATTGTACCTTCTAAATTATCATAACCTGTTAAATTGGAGGCAATACTAAGTGATGTATGTACCGCTTGATCTAAACTATGACCATATAATATACCATGTATAGTCATCATTGTTAATAAATATAAAGCTATATCAATTACTACGGCAAATTCACCATATTTATGCTCATCTTCTTCAATAAGATCAGGAAACTCCACAATTTCATTTATGATAAGATTTAACAAAGATACCGACCTTGGTTGTATAGGAATATAATCATACTTATTTAATACAAGAACCATCTTATGTGTTGTGTCTTCTATGTGTTTAACTGTAAAAGAATTTGCAGCAGAATATACAAGGTCTTTATAAGATATTGGCTTGTCAGTCAAACAAGAAGCAATTTTAAAAGCAGCACACCCTACTGCTTGAAAATCTTTGCTTGATGTACTAGGATATTCTTCCAGATAATATCCTACTAATATACCCATAAGAGGTAACATAAAATATAGTGAATATATTTTGTATTTTAAAACATCATAAAGCCATTCAAAGATTATTTCCAAATGTTTTATATTAATATTATCGCATGCAGATAATATAGATTTCATACCAGGTTCATTGTAAATTGTAATATTTTCTGCAATCTCACTATAATATTTTAATTCATGAATTGGCTTCTTTGCAATAAGAGCATCCATATAAGAACTAGGTATCCAAGATAAACCTCCACCATGCATAGTTTCCTTAAGAAATGGATGTTCTAAAATCTCTGACGTAATATATCTTGTATTGACATTAATATCTAAACAATTTTGCAAAAGATCAAATTCTTCATCTCCAATATGATCAAGAATTTGCTGTTTTCTTAGAGGTGATAAATATGTCGCTATAGTAGCAGTATTTTTTTTAAATACCTGTAACAACATAACTTTCTCTACCCGTTTTCATATCTGTCCGTATTTGCCAATTAGCAGGAAGTCCTCTATTATCTATACCTGTTTTAGATAGTATCTTTGAACGTTCAGAAATCTCTTCAGGACTCACGTTATAGTTCATAAAATAGATAGCTCCATTATCTTCCCATTCCCATGGAAAATGTTTATATATTTTTAGGTACACATAATGATATATAAAAATCCCTAATCCCAAGAGTCTCCAACGAGTGTTGTTTGTCCTTTTTTCATATCATGTTTCTCGTATATAGCATTAATAGCATATTTTACTTTTTCTTCCGATATAAACGTTGAAAGATTGCATTCTGGTGCATTATATAGAGGTGTACCGTAGCATGATAAGTAACCTTTATTAGGTAAACCATGATACTGAGATAAACCATGATACTGAGATAAACCATGATATTGAGATAAACCATGATACTGAGATAAACCATGATACTGAGATAAACCAAAATCTGCTACTTTATATTGTCCTTGTCCATACAGAATGTTCGCTGGTTTTAAATCCCTATGACTGAAACCATGGATATGAAGATCATGAATTCCTTTTACTATGTTACGTAACATTATTTTTAAATCCAATAATGTAAGTGTTCTCATATCGGCTATACCATCCATTTTTTCTAATTCTAATACTAATTGTGGTTTTCCACCAACTGTTAATTCTGGTCTATCAGCACTTATGGAAACACCTTGAACTTTAATACTTTTTAACTTTACAAGATGGTCACTAGGAATACCTTTTAATATAAGTGCTTCCTTAATTACATTATATTGGGTTTTGTCTACTTTCATAGCGGATTCATCCCCTGTATCCTTCATACGTATATGATAAACAGTACCATATTGTACCAGAGCCTAAAATACTTATAATATCTAGTTCTTTATTAATATAATTCGCTTCTGCCATTATAATATTATATAATATTATTGTTTATTACCACAACTTTGACAACGTTCTTCAACTGTTTCAGGCGAATTGCATTTTTTACACATAACATTTTTATTAATATATGTTTGTAATATATCTTGTAAAGTATCAGTGTCGAGTTTTCCACTAAATATTATTCCACCCATCTTAGATATAGATGCTTTGGTCCCCAATTTCTTGCACATATATTTTTTAATTTGTTCAGGAGTTTTATAGATAGCTGTAGCTATTATACTCGCGTTAGTCCAATCAGTAAGACCTTTTTTTTGATTAATAAAGGTAGTATTTATTCTAGGCATTTTATACCTGTAATATGGGTCAGACTCATCCCCATTGACATTTATCATATTAATATTATTAGCAGTAGTACGAGTCATTAAATCCATTGATAATAAAATATAATGTTCAATTTTTCAGCTTAAATAATTTAAGATTAAATTATTTAATCTTAAATTATGTAATCTTAAATTATGTAATCTTAAATTATTTAATCTTAAATTATGTAATCTTAAATTATGTAATCTTAAATTATGTAATCTTAAATTATGTAATCTTAAAACGGATTACTTGATTATATTTAAATGGATGAAATAAATGTAAATACCAAAGCTTATTCAGAAACTATTAAACGAGGCAAAATCATATATAAATCATTGCATCGGTGCAAGAAAAATACTACATGGCCTAACAGTCATGATATCAAACGTATTGTAGCTATGTCAGATATTCATGGTACAACATCAGAAGTAATTATGTCATTGATTAAACGTAAAATAATAGACAAAGATACTATTGTTATATGTACAGGGGATATGGGCGGAACAAACCAAAAAAATGGGAGGTCTATTGGATCCTACTGACGATTACCTTAAAATTAAAGAGGCTTGTCGTGCATTTTATTTTGTTCAAGGTAATCATGATATTGATAGATCATGTCTTCATAATACATGGCATAACAAAGGCGTACCGTCATTGTTATTTACATAATCGTGTAATATCTACTGATATTGGATTAATTGGTGGTGTAAGTGGTATAAAGTCAATCAATAATACGGTTAATCATGAGGCTCATATATACGATAAAAAAGACTATGATATAATGCTAAATGCTGTTTTGTTGAAAAAACCTAATATTTTATTGACGCATACACCATTAGATAATAAACTTGACGTAAAAATGCATTTATTTTGTCATTCACATATGACAGAATATATTAACATAATAAATAATAGTTTAATACTTAATATGGACAGACGTATTTTTATATGGGAATAAAAATTTACGTTACGAAAACGAAGACAAGACTGGCTTGTCGGATGCTGGTGTATTATTGGTTTTATTGGGTTAATTTCAGTGCATAAAAAATAGTGATTTCAGGTCTCTTATCGGGACCTATATTCCCATCCTTTTTAAAACAATAATAACAAATAGTTCTGATATTCATTTCTCCTTGTGCTTTGGTCTTTCCTATACATGCTTTAATTAACATGATCCATTATAAACATTCTTTTATTAATATTCCACTTTGAATAAGTTGCATCAAATAAAATTTGATCGTACATTATTTTTATAATGTTTTGGAAAGGTATAAATGATAGTTCATCTGGTGGGAAGTTTTGGCAAATTGCCGTGAGTGGGTCTGACACTGTTGTAACTTTTGGAAAAATTAATACAGATGGACGCAAATCAACTAAGTCTCATGAAACAGAAAATGATGCAATTGAATATGTAAAAAAACAAATTAAAACAAAACAGAAAAAAGGATACACTGAGGAAATCACAGATAGTCAATCTGACTAAAATGAATATTTGACAAATGTTTACTTTGAGTAACAAGAAAAAACTGAACTTTCCCAGATATCATAATGATTCGAGTTGGCAGAATTAAAAATTGTAATGGTAAAACCAGTTACCCTGGTTATAAACGAGTTATTGTTATGACAAAAAGTTCGAAATACGGCTCACTTAGTCCATATTTATTGACTGATGGTAAAGGAAGGATTATGGAAAATTTATGGCAATTTAGCAAGGTTTATAAAGAAACACCAAAAACTAAACAATATTATAGTCAATGGGATAAAACCGTTGTATGGGAGAGACCAAAAGAGATACATGTTGATACGCACGGCGATCTTACCCAAGACTACATTACATGGCGAAAAGACGGAATGGAACATGTTCATGCTGTAAGATATCCTGTAGGTAAAAAACATACAAGTAAGTGTCTATATGCTCTATCTGATAAAGATATGACTAAAAAATTGGATTATATTACTGCTAGAAAATCACTATATCTGCCATTATACAGTGAAATGGTTAGGTCACAACCACAATATGCTGAACTATTGTGTGATTTAAAAGCAAATCGTAATATTATTATACTTGAAGTTGACGGGCCACATGAGGAAAATTTATTGTATTATCAGAATAAATATAAAGTCAAAGATACCTTTATTGAACAATGGAGTATGGAAGCCGATCCACAAAGTCTTGAAATTATGTTAAACGATTCTAAACATAATTTTGGACACGGGTATTGTCTGGCATGGTGTTTATGGGAAGATTTACATAACACCAAGATCCCTTATATGTAATAGAAAACTAAACTATATAAAAATGTTCTTTGTATGGATATAATGATAATATATACCGATGCGAGTAACTCGTCACAAAAGAAAATATCAATTATAGGGTATAAATTAAACTGAAAGATCCATACAAAGATTATTAAAGATATTACAAACACAGGAGCTAAATTTATGGCTGTAATATTCGCTCTAGAATCTCATACAATTTGTAAAGATGATAGTATCATAATCTTTACTGACTTGTATGAGAATAGTTGATCTTGTAAATAAACGCAATGTCAAAAAAGATTATCATATAACATTACTGGAAAAAATATCTATTTTTTTTCCAAATTAGAATTCTATCATATACAAGGACATATAAAAAACAAATTAAAAAACTATCATGATATGGAGTTCTTTGAACTTGATAATTACGTTAGAAGAACACTAAGAATAAAAATGAAATGATCCTTGACCAGAATATAATTTTTAAATATAATTTTTAAATATAATTTGTTCGATTATGTATTATGGAAAAAGCTGTAACACATGATGGTGATTGTGATGACTGGCGTCGGACTCTGGGCATCCCGCCTTCATTGTCTATTGCTTCAAATAGGACCATTGAATCAGATAATAGGATCTTGACTACCTGTTAGTGTCCATACAGTGCACCGTGACCTCTGTAACCTATTGCGTTCACAGTGATATTACATCTCCGATCGTGCATTTCTGTACGTTCATTCATTAATATAAAGAGATCTTAGTCTCTATATATCAATAATGATACAGTATAGCAATATTCCGTATAGTAATATACGGAATATTTCTATATTCAAATGAAATATTGCAATATTTCATTTGAAAATTATTAATTCCTTTTGAAAATTATTCAAAAGGAATTAATAATCCTTGTGAAAATTCATTTGAGACTTTTAGCTGCATTGATTGACAATTCAAATAACTCCTGTATAGAAAACATACATTTGATTTGTTTGCGATTTTTTGTTTGTTTTTATGTCTTCACGTAGATTACTTTCAGTTTACTTTGTTTTTACAACATGAACAATGCATCTAAAGCACCTTGTTTTACGTGAAGTTTATTCGTAAATTACGAATAAACTTTATTCGTAATTTACGAATAAACTTCACGTGAAGAAAGTGCATAGAAACTTTCTATGCACTTTCTTCACGTAGAAACAAGTACAATTAACAAGCGCTCTTCACTTGAACTATTAGGTTTAAGTAGGTTAATTTCGATTGATTTATTATTATAAGACATATTGAAAGTGCATAGATTACTCACTTCCAAATAAAAGCATAAAGTAAACAAGATACAATTAATATGCACATGCATATTAATTGTAATCGTTGACCAGTGCATTGATAGAGTGTTATATATCACTATCAACATGATAGTATCCTGGATTAACAAAGAATACATTATCGATATTATTATACCTGATGCATAAATTTGATGCATAATGTATAGAATCAAGATTATCTGTTTGGATAGCAACCATGACAAGTAATCTAGTTATTAATACTGGATTATAAAATAGACATAACCTATCTATATCACATCTGTTATATCAGATATGTATTAAATATCTTGTATAGCGCATAAAATATTACTTGTATCTGTTCAATTGAAGCAGTATAGTCTGATACTAATTATCATATGATCCAAAATCTATCTAATCAAGATTAATCTAGGAAATATATATAATTGGGGATTTTAACCTAGGTCCAAAAATATATAGAAATATACTAAAAGTAAATTTATTTCAATAATCAGTTTGAAAAAACTTTACTTTTTTTTTTAGGTCACTGGAAGACATATTATTTTCTTAATACACTAGATCTAATGGTTAGATAATAATTCTCTATTGAAGATTTAATAGCTGTTAAATATATTATAGTGTTTTATAAACATCTAACAAGTTATAAGTTATGCAGGCTGTTACTTATAATTTTAGAATTTATAGCTGCTTATGATTGACTACTTGATGCATATTCAATCAGTAGGATAAGTGTTAAACCATTCTTTGTAGAAGCTGTATTAAAAACAATTAATAGAACATGATCGCTTCTTATCCTACATGTGTGTTTGATGCTATGCTGTATAGCCTTAGATAGCAAAACAAGGTCGCGAATAAAATTCATATTGAAGGTTTTATTATTGCAGCATTGGTTGACAATTAACACATTATGACATAATATGTACAATATGCTGCATATGAATGATTATGGAGGATTAGAAGTTGCATAACTCTTGCAGAACACTTGTGTTTTAATTATTACAAATTTTTACACTTGATGCATTGAGTGCATTGATAGTGCATAATTATGCACTATTGAACAAGTACAAATAGTATACTGTATATGTTAAAAAGCTAGAAAAAATGGAATCGTATAATCAATAACTATGCACATATACATTGTGATATAAAATCTATCTAAATTTTATATATGCTGTATAGCTTGTATTTATAGTGTATAGATGTATAAGATTGTATTTTATTGTATATTGTTCTAAGCATCGAATGCTTAGACAAATTATATAGTTTATACATTACTATGCTTAGACAAATTAAATAGTTTAAGCATAGTAATGTATAAACTATAACTACTACTCAATGCATGTATAAAACATATAATTGATTATGCATGAAAATATATTATGCATCTAATAACGTATAAGTGCATAATTATACATACGTTGTTTATATGTCTGGGAATTCTCAAAAGGAATATTAAAATAATTGTAATATTGGCATAAATCAATTATATTGTCTATACATAAGCTAAAAAAAGATAAAAAAATACAACAATGTATCTTGGATTAAAATAACAGAGGATTTACTTAATTTTAATTATAATGCTGTTTGGTTTTGTTGACTAAAAATTTAGTCATTCAGTTACGTCAGTATGATACGAATAAAAAAAACGACACCATATGGTTTATTTACTTATTTTTTATATCTATGATTTACGATTAATTTTTGACACATTCAACTAACTCATGCATTGTATATCTGACTATTTATTGTAAAATTAATAAATAGGCAAAGGTATTGTAACACGTAAATTTAAAATTCAACAAATCACTGTATAAAAATAATAGAAATACACCTAATTTACGTATTTTTTACAAATATATGTAATCTGATAATATAAGAAAAATGAAATAAGATATTATTAATTCTTTGTCATTAACATTAATGACAAAGAATTATAATTGTCTTGCATGCAAAGGAATATTATTGTTAAAAAATGATAAATGTATTCATTGTTATTTCCCTAAATATGGAACAATTAAACATGTTGATCCTCTGGTAAGAATAAAGAACATTTCTCAGCTAAATTTAGGAAATATAAATGAGATAATTGCACAATGTACAATTTATTTAGAGAAAAACATTATAGTCGGTCAATGGCAACCTTTATATGATTATAAATTAATAATGGAGCGTACTTCTATCCGTATAAACGGATACGGTGAAGAGATAGAATATAAGACTTATGTACAACAAAATATATATAAGATTATGCACAATCTTCCATGTACTCTTGAAAATATAGTTGCAATAAAGGTTTATACATTATTCACTGATGATACACTGTCATTAAAAACCAACAAAGTTATCAAGAATGTCTCAGAATACTATAATAATCTCAATAAAATTCCTGTGAAATTATTAGTAAATAATGGAGATATGGTATTACAATGACACATTTTAACAGTCTATTTACTATGTAATGATACTAAAGTGTTCTGTTCTTTCTCGATAATTTTAAGTTCTTTTTATTAACTCTTTTTTGTTTTCTTTTTATTTCAAGCTCTCTCATTGTCTCTCTTTTTACTGATTCGTCTCTTAATTTTCTTACTTCTTCACTATATATAAAGTTATGTGCATCAGTATGGATGTGTCCCTTTCTAATTTCTTCTGACTTTATCGAATAGTACAAAAGAGAATTGTTTTTAATACATGCAAGTTGTTGAGATAACACAAAATATGCATTTTCCAGTATTACTTCGTCTGTTTCAGAGATAATCTCTATATAATAATACAGTATAGATGGAAGACATCTCTTTGTATAGGCATCTAATATCTCATCATACAAAACATGAGTAATGCCGTCATTCTTATCTGGATGTTGTATAAACAACATCAGTTGTTTATACATAAAACTGATGCTTGTTGTCAAATATTCACATGGTACATCAACCGATGTTTTTTTAGCTGTAAACTTTTTTTCGTAGATTTCAGGTTCATATAGTTTAAATTCCTCGAAGTATAAACTGATACTTTTAAGCAATCGTGTATTGAAAAGATTATATTCATAAAAATCTCTTTTAATAATATTGTTTAAATTGTATGACATTGTGTAATTATTTTAAGTGATCATTTTTCAGGCAGTGGGAAAATACTAGAATATATCTTCAACATCCTCCTCCTCATCCTCATGATGATACTTAAGAAACTTTATAAGTAGAACAGAGTCTGAACTGGGATCAGCATCATGTATGTTCACTATATCAGATAACATATCAGTATTATAATATAAATTGTCCATTGTATCAGGAAAAGGTAACTTTGCATTTATACAATTTTCTCTAATAGTAAATGGATGATATGGATTTCGTGTTCCAATCCCATTAGCCTGTATTTTTATAAAGTTTATAACTTCATGTAATTTATCACGTTTGCATAGTTCGGTTTTTATCATATAATTTATACTAAGAAAGACATGACTTAGACATTCAGCATAAACCGTCTGTGATATATTCAGTGCTCCGCTATTGTATAATTTATTACATTCAATGTATATTGAAAGTAATATTTCAGTTATGTATTCAGTGTCTGTTTCATCATATGTCATCGCTACTCGTAGAGGCATTTCTGAATCAACGCCATTTTCTACATAATATGATATTAGCATACTAGCTACTGCTTCTGGGCTGCTCATTGATTTAAGATGTGATATGTTTTTAAGATAAGAATATTAATATGTAAAAGCTTATTTAATAGAATATAAGCTCATTATTAAAACTATCAATTAAGTTTTAATAATGTCAACTCATAATACATTATATATATTATAATGTATATAGATATAAAACTCTTTAACAAGTGTTTATAGATACTATTAATGATACAAAATTAACGGACATAATAATTGAATATTATACCAAAAAAATATTATGATCGTAAGGAACTATATCAAGTAGAAAATGAAATGTATTGATTGTAATAAGATATTTTTACCTGATAAAGAAAAATGTAACACATGTTATTCATTTTTACTTAATGTTAAAAAAATGGTAGAATATTCTATTAATAAACTTAAAACATGTTATTCATTTTTACTCAATGTTAAAAAAATGGTAGAATATTCTATTAATAAACTTAAAACATGTAGAGAAAAAGAAGGTTTATCCGAACACATGCCATAAATTTCAATTATTGAAGAATATGCAATGGATTTTACATAGAATCTATGTATAAAACCGTAACTATGGTCAATTTTTTAAAAAATTGATTATATTAAATTGTTATAATGGAACAGATAGTAAATTGTATATAGGGGGAATCACCAAAAGGCAGACTTATTGGACTGGCAATTGGAGCTATATTTGGACTTATAGACTACCTAGGAATAGCATCTTCTTGTGGAGGGTATGAAGATAGGTTCAAAAATCAACGGTATATGTTATTTAAATCTATATTTATATTTATACCAACATATATGGGTTTATTCTTAGGAATGTACCCTTATATGGGTGTTCCTATTGCATTATTATCTCTAGCTAGAGCTGAATATATTTTATAGTAACACATTAATAATAAAATAATTTTTACTTTGTATCAAAATTGTTGTACGTTGTATCAAAATTGTTGTACGTTGTATCAAAATTGTTGTACTTTGTATCAAAATTGAACAGTATTTAAGATAAATGACACTTGTAAAATTGGCTAGACAATGGATAAATGAATCATTTAATAATGAGATATTTGTTATTATTAACAAATCTATTATAAAATCAATAGAAAAGGGTTCTATTATTGTCAAAGTGACTGTTATGGCAAATGACTGTATTTATATTGAAACTGGAAAAGTATTTGATATGGAATTCAAGCTTAATTTCAAAGATAATGTTTTAATAACTACAGTATATTCTAAGTTTTTAACACTTAGAGAGATGAGAGAGTTTACTATAAATAAAAACATATCTACCGTTAGATTTTATTAGGATGAAAATTAGTCATCATACTAAGTATACATAGCAATCTGATACATATCCTGGTTCGGTCCAGAATACTTTAAATGGTTGAAAACAACATGTGGCTCCTGAAGGGAACATGTCAATCTTTACATCATTAGTACTGTGACATGTTATAGAATCACAGCAACTTATATGGGCAACGATCTTGTGATTGTTAACACCAAAAACATGCATTCTCATGTAACCACATTCCTTGTTTATACTACCTTCAGAGTACACTACTATCATTTGGAATCTATCAATAGAACTTGCTCTAGGCAAGTTTCGATTGGATAGAATAGATAGGGAGTCGTTCATAAGGTCAGGATTCATTACTATAAAAAATTATGTGAACATTTTTCCAGGCATTGTAATAGTACTTGATTATTACTTTGATTATTAAAATAATAAAATATTATGTATTTTATTACGTTCTAGTTCCTCCTTTGTTAACATATCTTTTGATGTTACATAGTCTACAACTTGATGTAATTCCTCACGATCAATAGAAGGCATTTTAGTTTTGCATTCATATAAAAATCTATTTCCTTGTAAAACAAACTCAACAGAAACTGGATACATGTAATGTAAATTATAATATGGGTCAGTCATGTAAACTGATAGTGGACCAGGAAGTAATTCTGAACTTTCTGGTGGTAAAATTGACATTAATTGTACATATGGCGATACTGGCTGGTCGTCATCAATAATTACGTCTGTAATTAGATCATCAAAATATTTATACATATTATGTAATGTTGGTGCTGCATCGTATAAATATAATTTTGACCAATTTGAATGTAAACCCTGATAATATTGAAGAACCCAAATTGTCATATCAATAAAATTCTGGCATATAGGCAATACAAGTTTTCTAAAACTTTTTTCTCCTTTATATTCAATGTCATGATAATAATTATAATAACGATTATTCCATCCTGGTGTTCCTCCACATATAGTATCTGTATAACGATCTTCTATATATTTAAATCTTTCTAGTTCTTGTTTAAGAGGTGGCATTTGTTCTAATCTCCTATTAAAACTAGATATAGAGCGTAATCTAGTAATATTCAGTTGTTCTAGTAATTCTTCTTCAATATATTCTAATTCCGCTAAAAATTCTTTCATAAAGAGTCTATTTATTGATTTACCATCCTTATTTACAAAAAAACTACCTAATGCCCAGCATACTTTTTTATAAATAACTATAATATCATTTAGTGAGCCATTACGTATTCTAAGCGAAGGCATATGTGGAATGAAATCGTTACCTAAGAAAAAGCAAATATAGGCATAATCAAGAATGAGTCTATGATGATTTTCAGGGGTGTCTTGATACCATTTAACGTTTGCACATAAATCATGTACATCAGATGGGCGAATAATATCATTTTTAAACCCCAGATTGGTTAGTTTCCGGACACATGTGTATGGGGTTAATGTATCTATAACAATGTCATGCAATTCCTGTACACTAAGATATAAATAAGGATATTTAACATCATCAAAATATTCTGTATTGTCACGACCTCTAAATTGTACGTTTTCTCTAACAAGTACTGCATCAGGACAGTTAATATTTGTTAAAAATAGTAAATCTGCATCAAGGCCATAAATTAAACAAAAATCATTAATACCATTTTTACGATTTTTACGAATATCGTCCATTATTTTATGTTCGCCTTCACCTGGAATTCCCGCACCATTAAGAGTAAATGTATATTTTTCCCATATTTGTCCAGGTTTTGATAATGTTTTTATTTTATTATTCAAATACATTTGTAACTCATACATAAATACAGTACCAGGACTAATCATGTTAAAATCAACTGATACGTCATTTATATCCCCTCCATGCTTAATTGTAATATCTCTTACACTTTTTGATTCTTTTGCAGATTTATAACGTCTATCACGTTGTTGTGCCATTTTTGCTGCTGGAGCAACACCGTCTATTGCAATGTATACGGCATCAGGTTTAACATAAGCAAGAATGTTAATTAAATATAATATAACAGCCTCATTCATATCTGAACGTGATAAATCAGGGTCAGTTCTGACTGCTGGATGTATGGCACCATTAAAATCTAAATACAGTTTTTTTGTTTTATTTGAACCATTTACATAAAAATTCATATAATCTGTTGATAAAATTCTATTACGATAATGTTTTGCCCACCAGGCGAATAATGAAGGTACTCCCATAATAAAATAATATCATTGATCAATTTAAAATTTGAAAGATAACATTCTTAGTATATATTAAAAGTATATAATAATGACTGAAATGAATACAACAACTTTTGCAGATGAGCTTCAACAATTAAGAACACAATACTCAACTGAAGAGGCCCGCACGGAATGGAGTAATGCATATAATGCATCACAAGTTGTAAATGCAACGCAATATTTTCTAGAAACGCTTCTAGGCAACGAGGATGCGTGGTCTAAATTCAGAGAGAATGCAATTAATACTGTAAAAGCTAAAGATGGTAAATCTGTCGCGCTCCTTACATGGCAAGGGTACCGTGGTCCTGTAAACAACGGAAAATATCTAGCAGACCTACTTGACCTAGGGGATCTTCTTCCAAAGCTTCAAGATGTTATTGACCATAAAGGCGGAGAGGGTAAATTTATTGTATATAAAGACGAAGTATCTTATTTTAAGGGGAGGCGCTCATATTCTCTACTTGTTTCTTGGAACGATGAATTATTTGAACAACTAAAAGAGAAAATTGTCGAATCACATGATAAGGCTGAAAAGCATGCAGAAAAGGTTCAGTCTCGACGCGAAGAAGGACTACCTGATAATAGTAATACAGGAGAAGATAATCATGGCTATGAAAATCGTAATGGTTCAGGCAACAGGCGTCCATCGCGTCAAAATTATAACGGGCGTCATAATGGAGGAGAACGCAAAGAAGACTATCATGGCTATGAAAATAGAAATGGTCCAGGAAGTACGCGCCCACAACGTCAAAATTATAATAACGGAGACCGTAATGGAGGAGAATACAATAAACGACAGGGAGGAGAACGTAACCAATATGGAGGAGAAAGTAGCCAATATGGAGGAGAACGTAGCCAATATGGAGGAGAACGTAACCAATATGGAGGAGAACGTAACCAATATGGAGGAGAACGTAGCCAATATGGAGGAGAACGTAACCAATATGGAGGAGAACGTAACCAATATGGAGGACAACGTAACCAACAGGGTGGACAACGTAACCAACAGGGTGGACAACGTAACCAACAGGGTGGACAACACAACAATACTACTAGAGGCGAAAGGAAGCCACGAAGGGCAGTATCATATAATTCAGAACCTGTAGTAGAAGTTGAAGCACTACAATAAGTAAACAAAATTTAATATTATATACTTGATTATTAAGTTAATACTGCTAACAGACCGCATAATAAATTCCATATTACAAAGAATTTACTATGAAATATATATCAAATTATGGACCTATATGATTTTTCCTATGCATTCAATTTAGATGACGGATAAATATACTATTGACATACAGCACAGGTATGTAGTGTGTTTAAACATTGTTCACATAATCCTAGTAAAACTATTTTGTTTGTCTTTGAGAATGAGCTTAGACAAATACAACACACAATTTCCTCCTCATTTACACCTCTGCCATAATTAAACCTGAAATATTATATTATATGTTATGTACTCTTGGAAAGTTGTCATGTTCTATATCAAGGAGGGATTCATTTATACCTAGATGTTCTACAATATCCTCAAATCAAAACTTACTCTAGTCTGGACGCAGTGGTAGAACGACGACTACCATTGATACTGAAACAGTAATAAACTACATCTATTCTAAACCTAACTGTCAATCCAATCATTTTTTTCCGTTATAAAATAGTTATACTAGTCTACGAGACTCACGAAGGATAAAGGCATAGAAGTTAAAACACGTCAATAACTAATGGATCATGAAACATTTCTCTATATTAATGGTTATACAATCTTCAATCTTATTCCAGGTGAAAATTATCCAGCATTTAATACGCACAATAATAGGAACATAGTAGGACCTTATGGATTGGCACAAGGTAGGGCGGCTTGGTATGTTAGAACTAGGCCTGAAATTCAAGAAGTGTTTAAAAATTTATTACATACTGATGATTTAGTGTGTTCTATGGATATATTGTCATTTAGTAATAATATGACAAAGAAGGAAGACGTTGATAAGAGGAAGAATATTTTATCATGCTACATGTAGATCAGACACCAAATGAACCACACAATAAATTACATAGTTTACAAGGAATTTACTACTGGTCTGAAACTATAAAAGATGGAGCGACAACAGTGGTAATACCTGGAAGCCATCGCAAATTATGGCATAAAGATAATTATCAAGGTGTAGGTGATTATTCAAGGATTGGGCTAAAGAGTGAATATTTATATGAGCCAACGAGACTCATTATACCTGCAAATTCATTATTGATATTTAATAGTAAATTAATCCATCGTGGAGTATGGGGTCCACACAGAATGTGTTTTATGATTTCTTTTTATAAGAAAAAAGAACGCTCTGCAGCTGCTCTTAAGAAAAATTAGATATTTACAATAAAGGAGAGTTTTCCATACATTGAGCACATAAAGGAATACGAAATGGAATGTCATCTAATACATTGCCTGGAAAATGGAATAAAATTAAAGTATTACCAATGACATCTAAAATAGAAAGATTAATTTAATTAAAAAAGTAAATCTATTAAATGTGATGTCCCTAAATCATAGACTGTAAATCCAAACAATGTTCCAAAGGCGGTAATGATCCATTTAGGATCTAACATATCTTCACAACTTAATACACGTGAGACAGCCAACATAGTTCCAACTTTAGCCCAGTCATCAATAACCGACTTTAATTTATTATCATATGTTAGTTTATTTCCTTGGATATGATCAGATACAATAATATTATATACAGTGAAACCAACAAGAACAGCCATACTTGAACGGAACCAACCACTATCAATCAATGAGCCCCCACTAAGCAAACGGGCTACAATTAACATTGTTCCTACTTTAAGCCAATCATTAGCAATAGCTTGTTTTTTGCCAGTTAGTTCAGGTTTAATAAAGTTACGAACAGTTAAATGGTAAACTGCAAAACCAATCAAAGTAAACAATGAAGACAGCATCCATGATCTATCCATAAGAGAGCCTCCTGATAACCATTGTGCCATGATGAACATTGTACCAAATTTCATCCAATCAGTTGCTATATCTTTAGAATGTAGAAGCATTTATACTTTCTAAATGAAATTATTTATTAAAATTGTATTGACAATATGGACATTTTGCTGTAGATGTTGTAAGCCATTTATATATACATGGCTTACAGAAAACACATTTTTCTCCATTACAGATTAATCTTACAGCTGTGTCTTTTTCTGGGTTTGTATGTTTAATCATGCATATTACACAGTAATATGGTTCTTGTACATCATTCATATACAAGTTTAAATTTTCTGAGGTAATTTTAGGTGTTGATAAAAATGGCTCATAATCTAGTTCATATGCCTCTTCTTCAAACAATCCTTTATTGCGTCTCTCGTCCATAACAATATCAATAATTTCAGTTGTGACATCATCAAATTCATTAGCATCTGAATCTGGTGTAATACCTTCAAATTCAAATGATTGTATCAAATTTGCGCATATTTCTTTAGCTTGTTCTTCTGAAAGACCTACAGACGCAACATTTCTCCATATACTTCCTGTGTATTTTGGAATTATAGGTGATTGCTGTGTAACAGATGTAAGGAGTGTTGTGTCAGGTCGTACCATGTTACTACAATGCCTGTTGATCATTTTTTTTTTCTATAAATTTAAATACATTAAATTTATTAAATGAAAATGGTGTTGAACTAATTTTTATTCCTGTTGGTTTTTTCCTATATTGTTCGAAATAGAATTCATCGTTATCAATGTCTTTTTTAAGACCTTTAATATTTATAATTTTAGCTGTGTCAGAGTCATACTCGACAGTGTCATCATATAGATTTTCGTAACTATGATAAAATAATTTTTGTAGACTAATTGCCGATACTTTTGATAGACTATATGTACCAACCATTACTTTATGAAATAACATAAGTCTATTGAGTTTTTCATAATTTGTTAATTTATTCCATGATTTACAGAACGATAATTCAGAATCTTCATATATCTGATTATCTTCAAAAAATCCAATCTTTGTACTTGGTAGTTTTTTTAAGTGTTGTTGTAAATATAACTCTATCTCATCTATTATACTCATTAATTCATAATAAGCAATCAATTTTAACTAAATCTTACGTGCCTTCTTAATTTAAAAAAAACAGTAAATACGCTAAATATATTTAATATATTTAATATATATTAAATATATCTAATAGGTTTTAATATTTTGAAGAAATAAATTAAATGTATTTCTTCAAAATTTTAAAACCTATTAATACCATCTCATATAAAAGGTTGGTACGAAAATTTAAATGAAGATATATCTAAAATGAATGAAAATATGGTTTAAATATTAAATTATATGATAATAGTAATTGTGAAAAATCATATATAAACTTTTTAAATAAAGAGAGTATATTAAAAATAAATAGTTTGTATAAAAAAGATTTTGAATTATTTAATTATGAAATGTTATAACAATAGGATAAGATAAAATAAACATATAATTTTATAGTCGGTGTTTTAAATGTTCAAAGGTGTAAAACTTTATTTACGTGCAAGGATGTCCAATAGCCTCAATAGCCTCTTTCCAATGGGTCAAGTAGGCTCGTTGCTGATGAATTCGTTTGCGTATTCTCGAATATCACTTTCCAATTTTTTAATTGGGTGCTCACTGTCAGCGATGGACTGCTCAACAATCTCTATAATTTGTGTAGCCATTTCATAATTAATACCAATTAAATCTAATTTGTACAACTGTTCGGCGGCGACACCTTTAAAATCAGAGACTGCCAATAGACAGTGGTCTTGTAGAATCGGTCACATAACCATATATTGTGTATTCGGTAGTTTATGTCTTAATACTGTGTGGGTATGCGGTCTCAAATGAATAATAATGATTAATTGGGTCGGATTTTACACTATAAAATTTTGTGAATGTATGGTATGGTACAGTAAATAGTTATATAAATCCTAAAATTAGGAAATTATATTAGTAATGTTATAACATCCAGTCATTTATATTTAATTATTATATATTTTCAAAATTAACATTTTTATTACAAAAATCATTGTAAGCTTCTTCGACATCTTCTCTTGTAGCTTCATTACAATACCAAGTTGTTGTAGGATCTTCTAATGAAGCTAAAGGAGTTTCATATAACAATTCATCTCCAAATATCATTCTATTATTAGTATTTGGATTATTTTTATTTATTTTAGCTGCCAAATTTCTAAACATATTTTTATTTTTACTATTATCGCCTGTTATTATCATAACACCTTTTCCTTCAATTAATAATTCTGTTAATTTTTCTTCTAATTTATCTTTTGTAATAATCCTATTCTCATCTAATCCATAATATAAAATATCTAATTTATGTAAATTATTCCATATTTTAGGGTATAAATAAATTTCTTTATTATGTTTCCACCAACTTAATTGAGTTGTTGGCAATATACTATCTGTATCTATTAGCATATATTTAGAATTCATTATTTATATAATAATTAAATCAAATTATTAGTTTATCTAATACTATATCCGCGACACCTATGAGGGTCAAGTCTTGTGAAGAAAAACCATAAAAGGGTAAAATCTTTATTTTTTATTTAAAATACCACCTTACTAAAGCCTTTCGGTGGTGTGCCACGACTGCACATACATCGTCATCACGTTCAGCAGCGCAAAGGGCATCGCCGCAACAATCCTGTTGCCAATGTGATGTATGTGATACTCGAAATGCAAATTATATAAAAGAAAGAAAGCTTGCTAATGTCGTTGCTACAATTAAAAAGAAAAAGAACGATTGGAAAAATTAGATATATGCTATAAAAAGAGACTTTTAAATATAACAGTAAACATAAATAATGCTGTGGAAGTTTTTAATTATGATATGAGATCCCTGTTATATCATAATGACATAATTAGGTTGGATTCACTATGTTATTATTTAATAGTTGCGCAGTTATAGAAAACGTTACATAGTTAGAACTCTCTTTCAGTAGGAGAAAGATATTTAAAATTTAAAATTTTAAATATATCTTCTTCTGTAGGAGCATTAACTTGGTCTCCTTTTATATTATTAATATAATTAAATAATCCATATTCATTTAATGTATAACCACGTTTATTAGCATGCAACCGCATTAGTTTATTGAACGGACCAGAGCCCGTAAAATATAACATACCTGCCCCTAAACATGGGAACGGTACAAAACGTATGTCGATACGTCGTCCAATACCCCCGGTAAGTTTACATACTCCCATATATTTAGTTTTTCCATTATGAGTTAAATGACCAACTAAAATTCCATCCTTTTCTAGACAAGATACAATATTATGTAAATAATCTTTTACATCTGTATCCATAAGTATATCTGGGCGCGAGACAAGTATATCTAAATCCCCACATGTGGGCTTTTTGCGACGGTAGCTCCCACATATTTTTACAATAAAATCTTTATTGTAACATTTGATTACATCTGTTACTCTTGTTGCTATTGTATTAGCTTCAGCCCATGTCATCCTTTGAAATAGATCATGATAATAATCAAGTCCTACAGCAATATGTTTAGTTAGTTGATTTTTTGCAATAATTATAGTACCGTTCTTATAAGCTGTAAGCAATTCTTCAACATTATTGATTTTGTAATGTTTAATTAAATAATCAGCCTTAACGTCACCTATGCCTGTTACTGTACATAAATTCATAATGGACTTTGTATGTGCATCCTGTTGGTGTTCTAATTCAGCTAAAGTACCCGTTTTAAGGAATTCGTCAATTCTTTTAGCAATACCAGGTCCTACACCTTCAACATCTTTTTTTGCTTGGTTGCCAGATGTAATCTTACCAGTATATAAAACTATAGCATTAAGAGCTTTTGTGAAACTATTAAGTCTCCTAGTATTAGTAGCCTTTTCCTTTCCTTTTGAAGCAGCTCTAATGTTTTGTGTAACCGTTACTAGATTTGATAACATATCAATGATTGGTATATTTTGTTCTTGTTTTGTAATTAAAGCCCTATGAGTTCGCAAATCTAACAGAGGAAAACTAAGAAGGTCATCATCAAGCGCAATTGCTATAGAATCAGGTTTAACAGGTTTAATGGGTTTAATGGGTTTAACAGGTTTAATGGGTTTAAGGGGTTTAATAGGTTTAATGGGTTTAATGGGTTTAATGGGTTTAATGGGTTTAATGGGTTTAACAGGTTTAACAGGTTTAACAGGTTTAGTAACTTTAACTATTTTGATTGATTTGCGAGTAGACATATTAAAAATTTACACTGTTCAAATTTTTAATTTATATATAAATTAAGGTTTATATATAAATTAATATCCATTCGCTCTGTATCTTGGCTTTTAAAGCTTGTGTAGGTAAGTAAAAAAATGCACTATTTGAATTTTTATATGCTTGTTAAATGGATTAATCATAATATGTGTAATAGAAAACTACAATTAAAAATTGGTTTAACTACAGATATAATTCCTTTTTTAACAAAGAAGGAGAATGTGTACCAGGCGGTATTTATTATTGTGATGCTAAGGATGTTATGGAATGGAAATGGTTAGGTTATACTAATTTATGTACTATAGAAATACCGGATGATGCACAAACAGTAAAATTTTCACATAAGTATCGTTCAGACAAAGTAATTATACTTGATACTCCAGTACCATTTAAAGAACATAAAATGTGGTCAGATATTGAAAGTTGTAAACTTATAGTAAAAAGAAAATCCACTTGCCTTACAATATGTAAAGGAACAAACAGATGAATTGTGTAAACAGGCACTTCAATATGATTATAGAGCGTTGCAATATGTAAAGGAACAAACAGAGGAAATCTGTAAACTTGCGCTTCAACAAAATGGATATGCATTATATTATGTAAAGATTCAAACTGATGAACTCTGTAAACTTGCGGTTAAACAAAACTACTATGCGTTAAGATATGTAAAACTACAAACTGATGAAATATGTAAACTTGCTGTTAAACAAAATGGATATTCATTACAACTTGTAAAAGATAAAATAGATAAAATTTGTAAACTGGCTGTTCAACAGAATGGACTGGCATTAGAATATGTAACGGACCAAACTGATGAAATTTGTAAACTTGTTGTTCAACAAAAGGGATTTACATTACAATATGTAAAAGAACAAACAGATGAAATTTGTAAACTGGCTCTTCAAAAAAGAGAGAGGTATTAAAGTATCTAAAACGACTAACCAAAGAAATATATAAACTGGTTTTTAACAATATAGTGACATCAGTGTATTATAAACCAAAGACATATGTAAACTCACAGTTCAACAAAGTGGAGATTAATGGACAATACAGTAGTACTGTAGATGGATTACAATATGTAAACTAGTTATTAAAAAAATTCCAAAATATAAGGATATGTAAACTAGTTCTTCAAGGAGATAGACGGATTACAATATGTAAACTTTGTTGAGAAAAAAATGATCCACTGAGAATTTTTAATGAAGATCTTTCTCCCACAAATGTTTAGCAGATATCCAATCGGTATTTACGGATCTAAAGAGGATGCCATTAACATGGCATTGTATCCTGCATACAAGGACTATATGTTGTTAACACATGAAACAGAATTTCTAACGAAAGAAGAATTTCTTATTCAAATCAATATTAGACATAAACTACAAAAATTGTATAAAGATAAAGGGTCTGTTGTAGGACCTGAAATGACTATTTTACGACAAGATGTACCTGAAAGCGTAGAAGACACAGTATATGAGAAATTTGACACAATAATTGAAATTGATATGAATTCCAAAGGGGCATTGTCTAAATTTGCAGAGGCAGTTATATGTGGGGCCGAAATACAGGGGGTACTGAGTGCTAATGAAATCAGTTTCCCGGGAAATGGTTCAAATGATTCGGAACTAATATATGCCTTTTTATCAGCAGTAAACAATGTATGTGACTACGGGACAACATTGATCATTACAACAGAAGATACAATTGACAAATATGTATGTTGTCTTCATACTAATGGATATGATGAAGTATAAACATTTTATTCTGATAAGATGATTTTAAAATCATATGTGTAATTTGGATTTTTGATAGACGGATTACAATATTACATGAAATCCAAAACCATTGGCTGGTGTAACATAACTTTTGGTATAAAAGTATTTATGAATATATCTTTGTCGTAAAAATCATTGTTGGAGTCAAATCTTCGTTCACATTTATATCGAAGGTTAGCATCAGGATACCATAACAACAAACGTTACTTTGCCAATTATTTTAAGTTTTAAACAATCATATAAATTGGACATATTAATATATTATAAAATCAAGTTAGTTTGATAGAACTGTCATATTAATTTAATTATGGAAATATGCATACCTATAAAAATAAAGAATATAAAGGTTAATAAACATATAGGACTTATTGAAAGAGAAAATATACAGTATTATAATATACATGTACCAGATTGTCCAAAATATACACAAACCCATAATAATAAATATAATTATATAAGAACTAACGAGATTAAGAGATATACCAAAGAAAATAATATTCTATGGCCAGATCATCCAGAAAATATACAAGGAAATAATTTGGGAGCAATTATTATTATTAAAAGTAAAGATAATAGATACTTATTAGTACGCAATGGAGATTTATGGGGCTTACCAAAGGGTGCAAGACATTATAGAACATTTACACGATTACAAAAAGAGTGTATGATATCATATAAATGTACTGGAGATATTCCAATTGCATCAAATATTATATTTGATGAAAATGATGAGGAAACAGCAGAAGAAAATGTAATACGAGAAATATTCGAAGAAACTGGAATTATATTAGTGTCTGAAAATTTAAAAGTATTTACAAAAAATAATAAATATGCATATACTAGATTTATATACGATGTTGAATTTAATGCTGAAGAATATATAAATATATTAAAATGTACAGATATCGATCACGAGAATGACGAAATATTATGGTTACTTGAAGAAGAAATTTTACTGTTAATGCAAAAACATAAGTCTAAAAAAATTTATAATAACATCTCCTATTATTATATGGTATCATATTTTGGAGATTGTTTTTAAAATAAATTGAAATGTGTCTACTAATTAATGCAACAGGCCAATATGGATAGTATATTAGTGTATACCGAAAATAAAACAGGAACAATTTATTTCATTATAAATAATAATGAAATGACATTTAATATACATAATAACGAAAGTGAATATACAATAGATGATCATACATACAAACTTGATAACTATATAATGTGTACATATTTAATACAAATGGATTATGATACAGCATTAAAATTTACATATAAATATAATATGAAGTTAATCAGTTACAAAGAATTATATTATAAACAAGACACAAATATATTTACAAGAGATTTTAAAAACAATATATCACTTGAATTAGCAAATATATTATGTTAAATATAATTCTTCTTTTGTAATATAATCTCCTTTTATTCCACGTAAAAATATATCTTTGAGTGTTGTTATCCGTAGAATGTTACGACTTGAACTGCCACTTCTTTGTGTCATATCATTAAAGTCAATTATCAGTTGATTACCTTCTATTTTCAATTTAGTTCTGTCTTTACCTGAACTATACTTCCGTTCGAGTCGTTCATTTGCCTTATCAGAATAATGCCACCACCCTGGGCCACGTCGCCCAGCATATAACCAATGATATTTTACATTCTTATAATATTTATATTTATCCGAACCGACTTCTTCTTCCTCCTCATCTGAAGTATCTACTACATCATCAATATCAGAGACATAAGGTTTTCTGTCTAAACGAGGAGTATGTGAGAATGTTTCTTCACCATCATTCGTAATATAGGGATTTCTTTTACTACTAGGGGTATGTGTGAATGTTTTATCATTATATGTAAGTGTAGGTACTTGTGTAACATTATCGTCATTAACATTATCTTCATTAACATTATCGTCATTAACATTATCGTCATTAACATTATCGTCATTAACATTATCGTCGTTAACATTATCGTCATTAACATTATCGTCATTAACATTATCGTCATTAACATTATCGTCATTAACATTATCGTCATTAACATTATCTTCATTAATTACAGATAACCCATCATTCTGTATGTCCAGAAAATCTTTATCTAATAAACCACAATTAACTAATTCATCCAAACTACTCATTAGTACTAATAAGTTATCAATTTTTTAATTTATTAGTTTTATTTAAATTTTATTAGGCTGAAAATTGACAGGGTCAGTCCCTACTGCTATTCAGTAAAATACAGCACCAAATGGTTATCCACAATACACAAACAACATATAAACAAATCCTTGATTTTCTTTCAACGAAGGGTATGAAGCCTGAAAATTCAGAAGATGAGGAAGATACGATTGTATCTATGGTAAACGATTTTATTAATTGTATTGATTCACTATCTTCTGAACAATCTGAAGAGATTATGACAGCTATTAATACTGTATGTACTGAGTACAGTATTAATAGCATGGATAATCTAGAAGAATTTACAGAATCAATTAAAAATATTCTTATTGAGACAATGTCTGTACCGGCTCCTAAACCCACTAAGACTACAGCTAAGGCTAAGACAGTAACAGTTAAACGTAACGAAGTTACAGAAAAAAAGAAAAAGGGTCCAGGCAACATTAATAGTGTGATGGTAAAATTTATTAGTCTTGCTGTTCACAAAGAAGAACCGGGAGTGTCAATGGAAATTATTATTGCTCCTGAAGAAGATAGGTCATTTTCAGAGAAGGCAACGGTTATTTATAATATGTTCCCAGAATTGGCACAGATTCCTCCTGGACCAATTAAGCTAAGCGATATAATTAAGTACTTCACATTTGACAAGGATACTATCCAGTTCAAATCTATTCAAATCTATATCACTGGAACTATTATTGGTATGTTGACAAAAGAATACAGGGCTTCTATAACACCCCCAAGACCCCCTAAGAGAGAAAAAGGTTCTAAGGGGTCCAAGGGTGCTAAGGATGAGAATGGTAAAGACATAAAAAAGCGTGGCCCTCCAAAAGGGTCGCAAGGTAATGGATATTCTGCTTTTATTACTCTAATGAGTCTAATTAAGAAAGGAGAAAAAGACTATACATTCAAGTCCCTTGATGTTCCTGTTTATGGAAAGAAGAGTAAAAGTCCAGAGAAATATGAAGAGTTTAAGATGGTACTTGCACCTTTTATGGGCAAGGAGATTAATATTAGTGACCTTATCAAAGTTGTTGTCTTCAAGGATGATGCATGGAATTCAAAATATCATATGCATGCAGGGGGCATTTTCTGGGGAATGCTCTCAGTAGAGGACCAAAATTCGTTCACACCACCTCCTCGAAAAAAGATTGAAGAACTACCAATTGAAGTCGAGTAATTTATATACAAATTAAATTAAATATTAATTTACTTTGTATATCAATTTATTGTATAAAGCTCGAAAGATTTATATACATCTGAGTCGTCGCTAGGTAACTCTGATATTGTTATAGTATGCCATTCATTCTCAGGGTCTCCTTCTTGATAGCCTTTACCTCCTGTGAATATATAACTAAAAAAATAATTTATTTCTTCGTCAGATAATTCACATAGGGCTTGTACTACAGATGTGTAATTAAGAAGAAGTATATCGTTTTCATTATATGCATTACCATCCCACACTGACTCATATAAGTATTTAAATTCAGTATTATCATATAATACTGTACGTTTAACCTCAGATATAACATCAGATTTATAATAATTTATTACGTGTTCTCTGTTACAGGAACTAAATGTTATATATTTTTTTGACATATAAACTTTATAAGTGTTCAATTTATAAATCAATGTTCATTCGCAAAAAATATTAATAAATAAATTGAACACTAATAAAAATTATATGTCAATACCTATAAAGAAAAACATAGAAAACATTAAAAACATTAAGATAACGTCTAGAACAGTATCAAGTCCTTTCTATGGAGAAACTCTCTGTAGTAGCACAGTACGTACTACCAGAAAACAATGCACTAATAACCCCTACTATAAGGATAATAACTTATTTCTCTGTTGAGTGCATAGTAACAAGGCTACTAGAACAGTGCTTATACGTAATCCTAATGCAAGGGAACATAAAGAACAAATTTTGCGTGATATGTATGAAGAGATTACGGATATGGCAAAAAAAATAATGGCATGGCCAAGTTACAGTTTCAAAGATGCATATGATTAAAAATCCAAAATATATAGTTGGTTATCTTAATGTCTTTCCAAACTATCGTCACAATGCGAGAAAGGACGGTTACGGTTGTAGTGAACTATCGCCTAAATCATTGGGTCCGATAGAGCATAATATGCCAGGACTTCCCACAGCTCTTAATCTAGAGAACTTTCATCAGTATGCCAAGTTTTGGAGTTTTGAGATAGATATAAATGATATGCCAACGGAACAAACACTACACCACAGAATTAAAGGATATCAAAGTAAGATACCTGCACGCCATAAGCATTCCAATGATATTTTATCTAAATATGGTAATGTAAATGCTCCAAAGTACTCATTATACTATCGTTCTGATGGAACACCTTTAAAATACAGTTATTTAGAGTGTCGGTATTTTTATTGTCATTATTATGAACTACTAGCAACTGAGACTAAGAGCTACAAAGAGTTACTTCACAAAATAAAACAAGGGTACAATCTGAATATAGTGGGATATGATGGTTATCCTCCTTCTGGACACATTGAAATGTACTTAGATATAAGCAAACCATACGGTCATGAAATGGTACTGTATGCTCTTTTAACTATTCCAGAGACATGTTCATATCCATGGAATATTTATAATAGAGAACATAAAGAATTATACATATTATAAAGGACAAACAGATCAAAGTAAAGTAATTAGTAGTTATTTTACTTTATTTAAACTAAATGAATTTCTTTGAGATAAATCAATGTTCTTTACGAAAGAACATTAATATTTCTTGCAATACTTTACAATCTATATAGTTATACTCTATAACATCTTTAAAGAATTTCTGACTTATATCAGACCTACCATCTCGTAGATGCCGTAATCCTTCAGACATTGCACTAATACCATTTGAAATATCGTCGCCGTCTTTCCACAATGTCTGTATATAACCTGATTTATACATTGTCTTAGCAACCTGTTTTAATCCATATCCGAATTGTCCAGGAAAAATAATATTATTATTTCGGAATATTTTGCACATATCAATAAGTATTGGATTATAATCTAATAGTTTATCCTTCCCTAGTACACGTTCAAGCATATATTTTTCCGCATTGCCCCAAAAGATTAGAGGCAAATATGTCTGATTATATGGAGCACATAGTTTTTGAAAATCAACAAACATTGAATGTACCATTTTCTTTTCCTCATCTTTATTTAATCTGTCAACTAAATAGTAACATTTATATGTCTGATTTTTAACATTGTCTACAATGACTGCTCCAATTAAAAATATTTGAGCATAATTTGCAGCTTCTGGAAATTTAGAAAAATCATCATACATATTACCAATTGACTCAAAATCAATAAAAAATTCAACGGATGGTAACATTTTAGTACTAAATACTGCATTAGTAGCCATTTTGCTAGGAGTATTTGTTTTATTAGAATTAACGAATTTCATAATTTGGTTTAATATTATTTTCCCACTAGAAGCAATAGTTTCAGGTTTAAGCTGTGTCCATTGTGTAATCCCGTGTAACATAGCATAGTCTCGTATTTTTTTACCACATTTATACATTAACGTTATATCTTTGATGTTTGAAGCAATTTCTTTTTTATAGTCACTCCAAGGTATATCAGAACTGTTCTTCATATTCGGATAAAGATAACTGTTATCTCCTGGTTTCATTGGGTCTAGCAAATTAATACCAGGTTCTCTTACTTTAATTAACCAATCTAGAGAATCATATGCCATTTTATTATACTCGTAATCTAAACCATCATCTGAAAAATCAATCACACCCAGTCTTTTAAAGGCAGAGTTATATTTTATTTTAATACCAGATTTTGTAAATTCTGATTTACGACCTAAAATAAATACACATGGACTTAAATAGTTCTGTTCGATAGATAAAGCTTTATTTAATAGCCATAATTGCGCTTTATACACTTTTTGTTTAACACAATTAAGCATGTGTTTTCCGTCTGATTTTAAATTAACTGTTGAAAATTTAAATTTAATTGCGCTATATTTATTTGGTTTGCCACTCGAATATTTATTTTTAAACACCTTATCAATATAAGCATTAAGAATTAACATATCAATCCTTCCTTCAAATGTGAACTTTTCATCTATATTAGAAGAAAAGCATGCGTTAAGTATAATTGGCGTGCATTTTTGTATGGCTATACGGGTTCGTTTAACAGCCGAGTTTGATATTTTTAATTGATCAGGTTCTATATTAGAATTTTCAACAAACTGTTCTGGTGCCATAGTATCGATATCATCCACGAAGCCATCTAATTTTTTATATTTATTTTTAATAAATGTTTTTGTTATGCTTGCGAACTCATAATTTTTAATCCGAAGCATATCAATAAAAGGATTAGGCTCTAGACTTTTTTTATCGGTGCTTCCATAAAGATCTAACCAATCTAACAATGTATCTTGTCTAAACCAATTCGTTAACATGTGAGGAGAAACTATTAATCGACTAGCGACTTCTGATACTCGTCGTTTTTTATGCAATGAAAATACAGATTCATCTGGTCCATGTTTAGATGATGTCTGTAAAAGAGATTTTCTTCCTAATTCTACTTCGTTCCATGCATCGCGAAGAATAGGTTCTGCTTGTTTAAAAAAGACACTATCATAATTTATTAGTTTTTCTGAATATTCATCAAGCCTCCAATAATATTTATTACCTTCCCAGATATGGACACCATGACTATTATTCACGCCTGAAAATTTGTTAATTTCATTCACATATGTGGTATAATCCGGAAATTCATGTATTACATTTTGGCTGTACATGCATTTATCTATACCATATACAGCCATTTGCATTTGCATCTGGATCCAATGTTTATATGGTATTGATTCGGATAGACTTCTTTTTACTTTAAATTCCATTAAATGGAATTTATTAGTATTGGATATTAATCCATCGGGACTGGCGGTCTGAAATATTAAATTTGGATGATATTTAAGACCTGTTTCCTGTAATACAATACAATGTTGTTTAGAATATAAATCATTAACTATAGGCTCGTATCTATTGCCTCTTGCCATTAACAATAAGGTTTCTTGTGGTAAATTATTTGATAGTTTTCTACTATCAATACGATGAATTTTATTGTAAATAATTTCATCGCGTGTATTATAACCATGACCTAATATACATGCAGCATCTGTTGCACCAAAAGTACTTGCTTTTATTTTATACCATTTATCTGTATGTTGTTTAATCATTAATACATAAACTTGATCATTTATTTATCTGTCTGTCTTAATATATCTATCTATCTATCTATCTATCTATATTATTCTTATGGTTTAATTGGTTTAATTGGTTTACTTGGTTTACTTGGTTTAATTGGTTTACTTGGTTTACTTGGTTTAATTGGGTTACTTGGTTTAATTGGGTTACTTGGTTTAATTGGTTTAATTGGTTTAATTGGTTTAATTGGGTTACTTGGTTTAATTGGTTTACTTGATTTAATTGGTTTAATTGGTTTACTTGGTTTAATTGGGTTACTTGGTTTAATTGGTTTAATTGGTTTAATTGGTTTAATTGGTTTAATTGGTTTAATTGGTTTCGGTTGTTGTATTGGTTTCGGTTGTTGTATTGTCTGTGTTGGCGGTTTAATTGGTTGTATTGTCTGTGTAATGGGTTTTGATGGTTGTGTTGTCGGTTTTATTACCTTTGGTTTTATATCATTATTGGGGTTTATAACTGGTTTAGTTAATTTAGTTGATTTTTTTAATACTTTAATGGGTTTAATATTTTGTGGTATATTGCCTTTTTTTCTCGTAATAGGATTACTTAACGTAATAGGATTACTTAACGTAATAGGATTAATTGGGTTACTGACCTTATGTTCCTTTACAGGGACTGAGGAAAAAATGGTATTTGCTGGTTCTATATCTATATTGTTATCTGCTATACATGCATTGGACCAGTCTTTTAAAAGTATTGGCGGTAATTCAACAGATGTAAATATAGCTTTGGTTGGAAAGGTGCTTACATTTTTTACAATATGAAATTTATGCACATGTGATTGATATAAAATTATATAACGATGACCATTAGTTTGGGTAGTGCCTAAACACGTAATACCATTTGCGCTAAGTTTATTTGGAGCAGATATAATAATGAATTTAATATTAAATTCACGTGATATTAAAGTGATATCATGGACATATAAATGGTGACGATCTGAATATTTAATTGAGTTTAATAGTTCTTCTTTACTATTGATATTTTGCTTATTGCCCTTTCTCCATAAATTATTGTGATGATAATGATCCCGTGCCATCTCCCATGGAGCACGGTTATCATAGCTTTTAAAATCTTTTCCTGCTATAATATCTGCTATGGCATGACGGGTATTAACTTCCTTATTTCTATACAAAGGTTGTATAACATTATTTAATTCATTATATATGCAATTATTTGGACCTTGAATATCATAATATTTCCAATCCATACTCTTAAATTTTTCTATCCAGAACCGTGGGAGATTATTGTATGTTCCGATACAATCATATTTTAATGATGTGTTTGTATAAACTGTGCTATTAGTGGGATTGATTACATCATAATGTGACTCCATAATTTCTTTATAATTTTTATCGGTATGATATAATACATCTAAGTCTGATGAAATATTTTCTGTCAATGATAAATGATATGCATTATCAGTAAAACTATGTACTTCAGTAACAAAATTATTCATCTCATTATTTAATAACTCTCTACGTTTTAGAGGAATGCGCATAATTTCTTCTATTATACGAGATACGTAATTATTTATATTTCCTAATGAACCCGTCAATAGATTAATATCAGATACATATAGTTTATTATTTATGCAATGAGGATCATCTCCTCTATATTTATTTAGATGTCTATTAAAACATTCATAACGGATTACAGGTTTAATATAATTATAACTAAATTTTTCAAATTCTAAAGGTAATATCTCGTCATATCCTTTGTTCATAGGACCAACGTAGTTTTCTAATCTATCTACGTTTAAGACAGATAGATCACTGCTTATAATTATTAAGGTGTCCATGATAATAGGAGTAATAAGACTAGATGCTGCTTCTTTGTTATTATCATCAATAAGTCGTGTTAATTCATCTTCTAAATCAGGTGTTTTTGCAATATATCGTGATAGTTCATAACGTAATCTTTGGTAGGTTTCTTGTTCGAAATGTGCCCTGACTGAATACACCTTACGTTTATCATTTGTATGTGTATTTATTTTTACAAGTTCTTTGTCAGCGGCTAAATAATCATCATACCATAATTGCTGACTTTGAGTATCTGTGAAGAATAACTGTTTGATATTAAAAACAATGGGACTTAAAATATCTTCTAATTTTGGACGTGTTATCATAAGTTGCTGTATTTCACTTGCATGAACGTCATTAACGGTTATTGGTTCAGTATAGACAAGTAAATTATTTCTTAACATAATTCCAATAACAATATCATCATTAGGATCATCTAAATTGTCGCCTGGGTCTAATAGAAATGCATGAGGCATATATCCAGCAAAATTTTCAAATGCAGCTAAACGAACAAGTGTTGTAATATTTTCTATATAATTAGGTAATTTAGTATCATATGCTTTTAAAATATCATATTTCATCACTATATTTGATGGTTCAACAGGTACTACAGTTCCATTACCAAGAAGTATATGTGTAACTTTATTATAATGGTCTATAATTTGACTAACAATCTTGAATTCATCTTCAGGATAATCATGAACATTAATCATATTTTCAATGATACTAATTGCCCTATGATTTTTAATTGGTCTAAAGTCATTAAGTAACACATCTGAAATAATATCATTATGCTGTATATTTGATGAATTATTAATATGCTTTTTAAGTTCTCTTGCAGCTTCAATATTTGGAATATTATGACATGTAGACATAATATGATCGATCATATTGGTAATTAAAGAATTACCTGTATCAAATACAATTAATTCTTGAAGACCTAATGTATTGTATTTAACATTACATATTATTTCATAATGATCATTATAATGATACAATATCATTGTAGGTCTATTATCATCATATAATATATTAGTATCATAACCAATTGGACATTTTACTTTACCATATGATACTTTATTTTCTTCTTTGGTCTCAAATTGTATATCACATATTATTAAATTAAATCCAGATGGAATAATACATCCTGGATGTGTTACCAGGTCCCATAAAAAATCTTCATTTATAGTTTCTGCCTGTGATTTTATATAAGATATAAAATTATTCATTACAATATTAGTATCTTTAATGGCAATTTCTAAAGCATCCGTGTCATCTGTAGTTGGGAGAAAAATTTGATGTAATGCTCCACGTTTAAGTGACTTGAATAAGGTTGTATTATTTTCTGAATCTCGTAGAAAATCAGCTATGTGTTTAGCAGGGTTAATTATTTTTGAGTTTAATTGTGCTATTGCATTTAAAAATTTATTACCTGTATGTACACCCTTACGTAAATAATAATCGAAATCTGTAGTTATAGTACTGCCTGATTTTAGTATTTTTCCTGTATTGTCTAAATTAAAAATACTATTTAATTTATCATCAATAAAAGCATATCGGTCTTCATCGACTATTTTATTTGATGATTTAATATATAATTTAGATGTAACAGATGAAAATGATTCTGTTTTTGTAGATGTTTTTGATAGACAGTTACTTCGTATGGTTTGAGCTTTTTTTTTTGATGTTCCCCAACAACAAACATAACAGTCATGCGGTGGTATACTAAGATCACTAACAAAAGATGCGTACCAAGCATGTGGAGGGTCTCCATTTTTTTTTTGTTTGTTATAATTTTTATTTATATATAAAACTTTTGGTTTAGATGACTTACTTACAGATTTAGTTTGTTCGTCAGTAATTTGTTTTACTGAGGGGAAAGCATGTACAGCATCTTCATCTTCTCGTGTATTCCAATTCCATGTATATGGACAAAAATAAAAATGTTCTTTTGAATTATCTGTATATAGTAATCCACCATCCAGTGTTTTTTTATGTATATTGAATTCTTTCGATTTGATTTTTAGTAATTCATTATCAGGTGATTTCGATAATTCATCTTTTATTTTAATAAGTTCGCTATTTACAAATTTTATAAGAGCTTTAGATAAGACAGGAGTAATCATAAGTGGTTGTTTATCGGCTTGACATTTTCTACTATATCCAGTTTTGTATTTATCATACTCTTGTTGTAAGACATTTATAAGTTTGTATTCTTCATTGTCATTAAGATGTATCGGAACAGTTTTCACAGGCAGCTCTTTTATTTGTTCTACAACTGTATCATCATCTTCGTCTTTGTCTTTGTCTTCGTCTTCGTCTTCTTCTTCGTCTTCGTCTTCACTGAAAAGAATGCCAGTTTGATCTTCATCTTCATCTTCATCTAGAAATTCATCTTCATCTTCATCTTCATCTTCATCTTCATCATCTTCCATAACAGGTGGTTGTTTTTGTATTTTTGGTTGAATATGAATGGATGATGTTTCTAGAGTAATTGGGTCGTCTTTCATAAGTAATTGTAAGTAGTTTGGTTCTGTATATTTTTCCCATAATGAATTATCAATTAGAACATCTTTTAGTTTATAACAAACTAATAAGGCATTGAGAAAGTGGTAAATTGGGCCTAATCGTTCATAACTTATACCAACTATGAGGCACTTGTACCTTGATTTATGTGTACTTTTTTTGACTTGTAATATTTTTATATCAATACCTGTATGTTTGATGATTTTACGTCCCATAATATTAGCTATGTCATCTACCAAGTAGTTTTTACGCACATATTTTTTGGTTGTTTTATTTTCATATTGTTCTTCGTAATCCTTGAGTTTACTGACAGCATCTTCTTTGGTAATACTAAATATTGAAGAAAGATCCTTTATCAACATACTATTGTAATCTGTCTTATTTATACCGGATTTTTCATTATTGTCTTTATAATTTTTAATATGACGATGTATACTCTTGAGTTGTATGTAATTATGAATGCGATGATATCTTAGTTCTATATTACGGTAGTCAACGATCTGATTGTCTATAAATTTTTTAACATAATATGCATATGCATTAAAATGACCTGTAAACCCAGAAAAATCTACATTATCTATTACATTTTCTAATGATTTACTATCTCCGTTATCAAATATATTAATTGTATTAAAAAATGTAATATGTGTATTGCTGCCAGGTTCATTAATTTTTAGTGTTGGTTCTGGTATTTTTTGGATACTTGAACCGGGAAGATGATATTGAAGCATATTTAATTCCCTGATAATCTTAATAACTTTTTCAATTGCTTTTAATAATAAATCATATGTTCCTCCTGGATTTGTATCTGGATCTGTTCCGTGTTTTTCATCCCACGAACATTTTAATTCCATTTTACCATCCCTGTAAATATTTAAAGTCATATATTTTTTACCTTCTGAACTATCGTAGTTAAAAATTTTATAACTTATCCCACGTCCAATATTTCTATCAAAGGTTGTCGCAATATTGACGGCTCTCATGTCTTGTGTATTAACTGATTTATTAATATTGGGATTAATCCAATCCCTGATTATCTTCTTTTTTATAAAATAAGGAGAACTACTATCGGTTAAATCCTTAAAAATATAGTGATTTGTTGCTTTTTCTGAACGAATACGTGAAAATGGTCGATCTGCAGTAACTGTAAACATCTTAAATAATTTATCTAAGTCAACAAATGTACCTTGTTTTAAATTATAATTTATACGAACGATTGCCTCTAAAATATGACAATCGTGAAAATGAATCACATCTGCCTTTAATTTATCCTTTATTGTTAAACTATTAATCAAACCTGTGGAATATATATTTTTCTGTGTGACCTTTACCAAATTCTGAAATGTTAAACTAGGAGAATGTTTAATACTTGCCTGAAATTGGGACACATTAGTATATTTTTCTAGAACATCTTCTCTTATCTCTGGATAAAATACACGAATTTTAAATTTATTGTCGGTATAAACATTATTACCAGAACCTAAAATTTTGATGTACTCGTCTATTGGCATACAATTTATGATATTTATTTCTATTCCGTCTACTGTAATAATATCATACTTAAATGAAGACATAAGAGCAGTGTCAAAACGTGTCATCCGGGTTCGGCTGTTCATATCTTCTTTATTTTTGAATTTCTCTATAGGTGCATCTTTAACAGTTATATCAGCATTATATTTAAAACGACGGGAATTGTGATTATCAACATTATAGACATAATCAAAATTCATAGTTGTAACCTCTGATTGTTTACCACAATACAAGTACAAGCTATTGTATTTATAATTTGTAAATATCTCTAATTTATTTATTGTATCTTTTATATTATCCTCTTCATGTATGACTGCATATTGTAATATTCCATCATTGTCATATATCGATATGACATTATCTGTATCTATTTCTAGTTTATCTGCTAATTTATCATTTATATCCTCTATATCTTCGATTCCTTTACTATAATAGACCTTTTCGATACCATCAGAATTATACATCATAATAGCATAGTGATTTCTATGATATGTCCAATCACATAATTTACTCATTATATATAATCAGATATTAAATTCTAATATATATTATAATATGTATAATACAAATAATGATAATGTAAATCCTGATTGTATTCTCAATCTTACTTTAGATTGCTTTAAAAGTATGTCTGAACAGACTAATGTTCAGAAAGGGGGCGGAATTGAAAGCACACCCATCCAAAGATTATTGCCATATTTAACAGCATATAATAAACATGTACAAGGTACTACCTTAATACCAAATGGATTGATTGATCCTGATGTGTCTGCAGGGACATACTGGAATTTAATACCATTGTCCATGTATTTTACATCACCACAATTGAAAAAATTAAAGACTGAGTTAAATAATTACAAAAAACGTATATGAATTTAACTATTTATAACTAAGGAAACTGATTCATTATTTATAAATAATGAATCATAATTGTAGATGTGGCAAGACTGGTGTAGTTTTATCAACTATTTATTTTGACGAAATAAATAGTAATATAAATGAGATGTATTGCGAAAAGTGTTTATTTAATGCTCAACAAATGTACACTACATTTGTAAAATATATGATATTCTTTACTATGTTTATAGTATGGTGTTCCTATATGTGTTCAAATAATTAAGGCTGTTTATAAATATTTGCAATTGTAAATATATATATTAATTAATCATTGATAGCTTTAAAATTGTACATATGGAGATTGAACCATTTATAAATTATATGTGTAAATATGTAATGGTAAAATTTCATGTCACTTCTGATAGAAAACACATAAAGATTACACATCTAATAAGAGATGTTAACAAAAATTATTGGGATGACCTATATTGCTGCACCTTAATTTATGGTTATGAATGTAAGCTTACTTTTTATCTAAACTGTAATGAGAAAGAAGCTAAATATAACAATGTAGATGAGAGACATATTGATATTTTAAAAAATGTATCCATTTCACGCAATACTATCAAATCAATTATATCTGATTTAAAAGCATATCTAACGGACTAGTGTTTATGTTTTAAACTAATAATGCTAACAGACAATAACCCTTTTTATTAGTTTATAAATATTAATTTTATCATTTACAAAAATAATATTACAAAAATAATATTACAAAAATAATATTACAAAAATAATAATAATAATAATAATAATATATTATGATGACATTAAGTAACAATAACAAAGGTGTTATAATAGTCATATTCTTTGCACTCGCAGCATTGTTTATATTTAAACAATATAAATCAAATTTACAAGTTGGTGGCCACACTCTTAGTGGGGCTCTTAGCGATGATATTAACGAGGATAAAATTGGATATAATATAAGGAAAGTTAACAAGAATACATTAAGACCATATGTTAAAAAAAGAGTAAAAAAGTCAATACTTGACTTTTTCGATAGTGTTACTTCTTCGCAGAAAGGAGGAGAGGGAGATGATGGGAAACCCTCTGGTTTCTTCCTTTGGCCCGTGAGTGATGGTGATGATACGATCAGGAGGTGGCAGCATCGGGTTTACGATAATACTTTTTATACTCTAAATAAGAAGGCAATAAATAAAATGGAACGAAAGATGTATAAAAATTATAGAAAAATTATAGAAAAATTATAGAAAAATTTTTCTAAGAACATTTAAAAAGAAATCACAATGAATAATTAGTTAATATTAAAACCATTTAAAGCCAGCCTCTGCTGATGTTTGTCCATTCTTGTGCCAATATTCAGACTTTTTACTACTTGATGGATACCGTACAAAGGAGTAACGATGAATTATTTAAATTATGTCATAGTCTAGGATGTTCGATAAATGTTGTGGGCGACCATGTCTCTGATTACGGTATGTGTTGTGTAATGTGGTATTAAATGTTTTTAACATAACGCTTTACTCGAAAAAAGGATTTCATCATTTTGTCATATGTCGATCACTAGTAAATCCCACCTATACAAATTATTGCGATTAGTTAAGGGAAAGGATATTGATGAAGAAGTTGTTATTGATCATCTTATTGCAAATTGTTCGCGGGACGTGTTTGTATATGCGCACAAAATATATAACTTCTATAATGGTTATGTAGGAATAGAGGAGTACGAGACTCTTGTAGAAGATAATGGAGAACTAATTGAAAATATTGAAGTTCAAGAGTTTGTAGGATATGGACATGCTTGGGTTGATCTGGGACCAATAACAGCAGAAGAGGTGAAAGTGTTAAGTAAATTCTATTCAGATCCAATTTTCATAGAATCTATCGCATTAGACGACCCCGTTTAATTTTTGACTAATTTCATGTAGCATTCCAGAGTTTAGAAAATATGATACCTTTTTCTTTTATTTTATGGCAAACTAAATACAAGTTTTTTTTGTATCTGTTAAACTCTTTTTAGGTAAGTTAAGAAGTTCTGCTAATTTTTTCCTGACTGCTAAATCACCAACTATAAATCCACAACTGTGATCCCCTGACATAATTAAAGAACAATTAATAGTCCATTCCCCCTATTCCTTTAATATCATTAAAGTTCGTCTTACCTTCTCTAATGGATATGTGGAATGAGATTTGGTATCTGAATGAAAATCGACATCGCATGGAAGATGGAACACAAACCATTCCAAAGAACTCTGTGGTGGGAGCGCCGGCCCATTCCCCGCGCACCCAGAGTTTATTGGAAAAGTCCTCCATTAAGAACTTAGATGAAAAATTGATTGGATTATTTTGACATATTATGGATTATCAACTACCTGAACTTTCTTTTGAAGGTAAACTCGAGGATGTTTCTCTTAAACCAAACTCGAGGATGTTTCTCTTAAACCAAACTTAGTAAAAACACAACATGGCTATTCAAGAATAGAAGTTACATATGAAGGCAAACACTACCTTATAGTCTTAGTATCATGTGGTTATGGAGCTTCATGGTCTGCCGAACGTGGTAAAAACCAACTTCAAGCAGCCACAGATAGTAGGATTATTGCATATGCTATAGGTAAACCCGGTACAATGGGTGAGATTAAATACGAAGACTATATGCAACCGATTACAACTTCTTTTGGGGGCTTACCCTATGGTAGAACGTTTGATAGGCCTAAGGAGTGGGTGTTATATACAGTCCCTATTGGAAGTTTGTGGAAAATGAATGAATATGATGGTTCAGAAGGTGTAGAAGTTTTCGATCAGGATAATTGGGATAAAGCTTAATATTCTTTACGCATTATTTACTTTGTTATAAAATTGAACATTTTAACCAATTACATGATTCAATCACATGGTCTTCATCAATGACAGATTATTTTTCGGACGCATCTTTTTCGCTAAGTCCCATGATGTAATCTCACTTATTTTACCAGATTTAATCATCATGTCTATTAAGTTGTTTTCCAAATCATCCATATAACGACCATATTGCAAAGGAATAATCTTTGATATCAATTCACGCCATATAGTCGAAAGAGACGCAGTGGCTTGATCTACCAATACTTTAAAGTTTTCCGAGTCTTCCCAATTTTCGGAGGGATCATCAAAATTCACGCCAAAATATTCCATTTTGGCAACTACCGCTTCGTCATCAACAGCATTAAGTATACTTGCACCATATTCGATAAGTTCATCCAGACTGGTAACGTTTATTGGTAAAGAATTAGATGGGTCTGGAAATGAAGTATCTCCTTCAGTAATATATTTATATAAATATAATTCCATATACATTGAAGCAAATCCATGGTTCAATGTATCAAAGGACAAAAATGTTCATCAGAAGTATAAAGACAAACACATATTATATTTGTTTATTAATGACTGTAAAATCATTGGAAAGTGTATATCATTTTTACCATACTTTGCATAAGTTCTTTACGGAACAAATCTGTCGCATATGGCATAATTACACGTTTTACTCCATCAGAATATGCTTTATCCATACCATATTTATATATACCGTGTTTTGGATTAGCTGATATAACTGTTTGTTTTTCAGGTGATACATAGAACTCGAAAATATCAGATGCTTCACAGAATTTTTCTCTTAAAAAGGATGTTAGACCATACGCAATTAATGCATCACGTTCCATCTCACCTATACGCAGGCCACCGCCACGAGCACGGCCTTCCGCTGGTTGACGTGTAAGAGACTGTATTGGACCTGTATCACGGGCATGCATTTTATCTTGAACCATATGTTTTAATCGTTGGTAGTATGTAGGGCCATAAAATGCTATTCCTATTACATCTCCGGTGAATCCATTATACATTAATTGTTCACCTCCGTCATCATATCCAAGTTTTCTTAGTTTTGCACTAATATCATTAATATTAAATTCGGTAAATGGTGTAGAATCCATAAATCTACCTGTAAGAAGACCATATAGAGAACAATGTGCAGAAAATAATTGCCCTAGTGTCATCCGTGATGGTACGGCATGAGGATTCATAATAGTATCAGGTTTTCCTGAACTAGTTGATTTTATAAGGTCAGCACTATTAAATTGAATACCTAACGTTCCCTTCTGGGCAGACATTGATGCAAACTTATCACCTAAGACAGGTTGCCGTAATTGTACTAACCTAATTTTTATTATTTTATAACCATCCTCGTTTTCATCATTTGGATATTCTTCACTTGGAATAATAGCATCAACCATACCCCCTTCAGAAGCTCTTACCGTAACAGAGTTATCACTATGCAAAACTACATCATTGCGATGAATATTTTTTGTTTTAGGTATAATCACGTCACCTGAAACAAGAATAGACCCTAATAAAGGGAGTTCTGGTGCCATGGTCTTTCCGTTCTTTTTACTAGATGGAACAATAGCATGATATCGGTCAGAACCATCGTTACCCTGTCGTCTACCAATAGTGCCATCTGTTGGGGGTATTTGGAATGTTTCTGCGCCATCACCATCATCTGATATACGACGTAATTGTGCTGTGTATGTACGGTAATATAGACTATTATGTGCTCCACGTTTAGCGGAATCTAGACTACCTACGAGTGAATCTTCTTGATTATAACCAGAATAAGTAGAAATACAGTGCATGTTATTATAACCATGGAATAGTTTGTCCAATCCTACATATTTTGCTGTTCGTGTTTGTGTTACAGGACGTTGTGGATATGTCATAATATTAGCCATTGTATCCCATCTCAAATCATAATTTGATGCAAAAATCCCAAGAGCTTGTTTACCCATAGAACTCTGATAGCAATTACGGGGCGAAGGATTGTGGTCGCTAAACGGAATATTCATTCCGATAACACCGTGAATTTGTGCGGGATGCAGCAAACAATGTGTATAACGAGTAAAATTACCTGATATATGTCTATTTATATTTATTATAGCCACCTGTTGTGAGCCCTCAGATAATTCTTTATTTAATTTAAGAATTATGTATCGTGTTTTTGGGTCTATAACATCTACTTCAATGATAAGAGACTCTAGGATGTCCCTTATTGATTTATTGACATGTTTATATATTTCATCTAAAATGTCAGTATTTGGACCTTTATCAGTTTTATTTGTTAAAGATTTAACGGATTGTGTAAGATGGCCATAATAATCATTATTAGCTCCTATACGAAAAGTTTGTGCGTTATATAATTTTTCTGGAGTATCAGCTATAATAGATGTAGAATCCTCGTCAGTGTCCAGATATTCAATTGGCGCTTGGCGTATCATTTTGAGATTAAATTCACCTTTATCTTTAATTGCGTTAAAAGGCGCAACATCATCTTCATCGAGTGAATCTAATAAATCTGTTGGCATACAAGATGTAAGTTTATTAAAATCCATATCTAGTTCTGTTCCTAGATTTCGATTGGCTTTAATCCAGTTATCAACAACAAAATGATTATCTTCGTCAATACGGTAATAAGGGACAGTGTATCTACCACCATCGGTTAAAATCTTTAATGTATTGAAATCTGATTGCCATGAGATAGATACCGTTTTATTAATTGTTCCTGTTAATTTAAAATATCTCATTGTTTTAAGAATACGTTGTGTTTCTCTTGCAGAACTTATTAGTCCAACCAAATCCCCATTTATGATAACTTGTGTCATTCTATGAATCTGGGTTGGACTTGTGGTCATAATATCAATAAGACCTAGTTTTTTAATACAATACATTGCTGGAGCTGAACTTGTTTCAATAGTAACCGTTAGCAACATTGCTTTATTTTTTACTATTCCTACTTGTGCTCCTTCAGGAGTCTCGGCAGGACATATTTTAGGAATTTGTGTACCATGTAGTTTACGAGGTAATACATTTTTACTGCCATTACTGTCCAATGGTGAGTTTATTCTACATAAATGTGATAAGTAACCTGGATAACTAAGCCTTTGTAAAACCTGTGCAACTCCTTTCTTAGAATTGCTATTATTACTGTTGCGACTAGTTTGCCAGTTTCCTGTACTGAGTGCATGTGTTAGTTTCTTTTCAACCGAATTTTTTTGTATTATACGGCGAATTTCATGAGCTCTACTTATTCCAATTATTTGTTCTTGTGTACAATTTGTCATTATTCGACCAAATTGATGTTTAATATCACGTATCAATTGCAAGAATTGAGTTCTAAAAATTTGTGATAACAATGGTCCTGAAAGATCCAATCTTTTAGATAACAAACTATCACGATCTGTTAATAGTCTGGGGTCTCTGTATGCATTGAGTAATTCTCTTACCATACGGGACATGAATCGTAATTTTTTAACAGGTGAATTACCAACATGAGCTAGGAAATCTCTATTAAGCATGTCTTTGGCATATTTTTTTCTAAAGTTTGTCTTTATTTCATCAGAAACATCAGTAGAGCTGAAATCTTCTGGATTGATGTTAATATTGATACTGTTTGCAACCGCCATAATTGCATCTTCTTGTGTTAATACCATACTACTTTCACGTATAGAATTAGCAACAATATTAACAAAATCTTCATTACTTTTATCATCAATATCAATAAGACATTCCTGAATTTCCTTATCAGTAATAGCACCAAATGCTTTAAATATTATTCCAATAGGAATAGGGCGACGATTATAAGGTACATATACTCTTAGTGTAAGTTCTTTAGATAGTCTAATTGAACATAGACGAACGGGAAAATATCTTTGGTCGATAGTACTTTTAATTTCAGCCCTGATTAAATCTTTACTGCTTGATGCATTTGCCTCCGAAAATACAAAAATATCATTCTCTTTTGGACGTTCTTGTGCAATTATAGCACGTTCTCCTCCATGTATTATGAAATAACCACCTAAATCAAATGGACATTCCCCCAAGGTTGAAGCTTCACCTGGGCTACGACCATTTAAATGACATACACTTGAACGTACCATAGCTGGTATACCACCAATACATACTTTAGTTTCAATAAATTCTTCAACTTTAGTATCTCTGTTGTTGTCTGTGTCCGTAATTCGAAAATCGACATACAATCGAGCCATATAGTTATAATCATTATTGCGTGCATCAGCTGGAGTTAATGGTCTTTTACCTTGTCGATTTACATAACGTGCCGGTTTACAGATAGAACAATTAATTATTTCAAATTTAAGTTCACGAGAATTATTGCTTACAACTATACGATTTTGTTGTAAAAATGTAGGTAACCAATTATTAATAAAGTCATTATAGGAATTAATCTGTTCCTTAACAAGTTGACTTTTATCTTGAAAGTAACTATCTATAAGAGACCAAGTATTTTTATTCCAGTCATATGAATCAGTAGCAACATTCATTATATTATAATTACATTTTCATTTTTTTTTGGCACGCTACATTTATATGGAGTCTGATGGTAATACAATTATTATTCAATTATTAGATTCATCAGCAGATTACACTGATGCTAATAGCACTCCACATATTTTTGAGGGTACTGCAACTAATATTGATGGATATGGAACAGTTAGAACATTATTATCCGCAACTCAGTCAGGAACTCTTAGTATGCAACAATCAATGGATTGTTCTACATGGGATATTATAGATAATTATGATTATCCTGCTACTGATATGTCAGTAAATAGTAATATGTTCAAAAATACCATTGTTAAGGCAAAATGGTACAAAACAAAATTTATTAACACATATTCTGGTAATAATGATATACGTATCCAAACATATTTTCACCAAAACGATATGATATTAGAAGAGATTACCAATATATGGGAAAGTATAGATATATCCATAGCGAATGTTATTGAAACAGGTAAACTCAAGCTACATTCTGTATATGGTACAAAGTTTATTGATGCTAATAGATATATCAAAGTATATGATATATCTGGGACTATAAATACAAATATTCATACCCCTAAAATCACAATACCATTAACTACTTTTAATACAGAAAGCAGAGAATTTGGAGACCGGGGAATTATAATGCATAACGGACTACAGATAAGAGTAACCGAGAATGTAGGTACAATTGATACAAGCATGGGTACAGACGGAGATGTATTAGCATCATTGGTTTATACAAAATGATTGATAACTATTTTTAATGATAGATACAGGACACTGGTTGATAGGTATAGGTATTCTTATTGTATTATTTATAGCAATAAGTTTACTATGTTGTTGTTCGCAAACATGTAGTTGTATTTATAGTATATTGAAATGTATTATAGAATGTATTAAATGCTTATGTTGTTGTAATGGGTCTAAACAAAATTTAAATTCTGATAAAAAGTTAATAGAAAATATATAATGGAATTTAATACTCAACAACTTGCAAGACAAATAACCAATATAGGCGAACGAAAAAGTTCATGTACATACGATAAAAAATTCATACATGAATTCGTTAATGAGATAGAAAAACAAGGAGTTTCGGTTGATATGCATACGCGGGATGGTTTATGTTATGTATCAATGTCACCTAAAAATGTTGACGAAAATAAAGAAACAGAAACGTCTAGTAGAAGTACGTCTGACAGGATTACACCAAATAGGAGTACTCCTACTAGGATTACGTCAAATATAAGTACGTCAAATATAAGTACGTCAAATATAAGTACGTCAAATATAAGTACTCCTAGTAGAAGTACACCAAATAGGATTTATTCAATGGCAAGATGGAAATATAATACAATGTAATTTAATATGCTGTCATTATATTTGGTGTCAAGTATATGGAATATACTTGAGTTTTACCTTTATCGGCATGTTCGGTGTCTATAATAACAAAGTATTCTACTGCTCCATTAATAAGATAAGGAAAACTATTTATCATATCTGATGTTTTGGATATATGAACGACTTCCATACTTTGTTTGTTAGTATTTACTTGTTTCTTTAATGCATTAATAATTTCAGGTTTCATATTGTTTCCATTCCACATAGATTCAGAGTTATTACGGAAGTTAAATTGTTTATGTGCAATATTTTGCGCAAAAATATTTGATGCATGTAATGCCTTATCTAATGATGCTTGTTGTTGAAAATTAGAACCATATACTTCTCCAATACTAGCCATTATAACATATATATCAAAATAATTATCTAAAATTAACACTTTACGTGTAATAAGGATTAGTATATTCTGAAAGAATAAGACGATATAAATGATCCCCTTCCTCGATTATTTCAATTAATTCACATAAGTCTGTATATGTTGCGTTTTTATTAGCAATACGTAAAGAGGACGCTAACCAATCAGGGTCATATTGTTCTTTCTTATTATATGAATTATTAATTAAGTACCATTCAGCTGTGTCAAAAAATCTAAGAGAAAGATCGACAACAGCGTCCGTTTTAGTTTTATAGGCACCAGAAAAATACACCTCTTGATGACAAATATCATAGATAGTTCCAACCCAAATTTTTTCTTTAGACATTATAAATTATAAATTATACATTATACATTTTCATTTATTAAAAATAAAAATTGAAAACATAGATTGATTTAATGAACAAACTTAGTAGTCTTTTTATTAGTTTAATTTGCGCCAGTACTACAGCATCACAGTCTAATTTTAATGTCGCTTTAAAATTAGACATACACGGTTTAAATAGAATTAGAAATCATGTACATGATGTATCAAATTTTTCAAGTCCTAACTATGGAAAATATATGTCAAAAAGTAGAATTTTATCCGTAGTTAGACCCAAAAATACATATATTGTTATTAATTATTACAAAAAGTCAAATATTCATTGTATTGATAAGGCAATTTATCTTAAATGTACAGGACAGTATGATTCGTTTTTACCTTATGATATTAAAGAATATGTTTCATTCATTGAAGGCGTAACCCATAAGACATATTCAAAGCATATAATTAAAGAAAATACTGTAGCAGACTCTGGGTATGTAGGACGGGAAGTTCTCCTTCGTCTTTATAACATTTCTAAGAATAATCAACTTGACTGCCATACACAAAGTGTCGGTGTAGCAGAGTACATGAATTTAAGTGGATATAGCAACAGTGATTTAGTTGCTGGTCAAAAGCTAAATGGTGTACCGAGTAAACCCGTAATGAAAAACCATAGTATTGGTTTAAATAATTATTCTGATACTGAAACTGCTTTAGATTTGCAAATGGGTGCCCAAATTGCATCTAATAACTCATTGTGGTATATTAGTTCAAGTAATTGGTTGTACAGTTGGGCAGCAGAATTTTTACTTCTAGATAATGTACCTAATATTGTTAGTCATAGTTGGGGATGGGCTATTGACCGTCAGTGTACTATACATAATTGTACTAACGAGACTTCTTCGCAATATGTAGAACAGGTAAATAATATGTATATGCTTATCGCTGCCAGGGGTGTTACTATGGTAGTATCTAGCGGCGATAGTGGAGCTCCCGGTCGGTCCGATGAAGATTGTTCTGGTCAAAATACTAATGGATATTCTAATAGGACTATTATTGCTGCATTTCCTGGAGCTTCTCCATGGGTTGTATCAGTAGGTGGTACATATATTGTTGAAAGTAATACTACCGTTAATCAAACAGATACACCATTATGTAAACAAGGCAACTGTGCCAATGGGTCAGTTGAAGAAACTGTTAATTTTGACAATGTAGGCTGGACCGCAGGAGGTGGATTTGCTGAATTTTTTGGCGAAGAGAGGCCAGTTTGGCAAGATGAGGCAATAAAAGGGTATTTCTCTAAAAAATTGCCATTGCCGCAACCACATCAATTTAATTCAAATAGTCGCGGAGGTCCTGACGTGGCTGCAATTGGACATAATTGTCCAGTTATTCTACAAGGGGATTTACAACCAGTAGATGGCACTAGTTGTTCAAGTCCTTTATTTGCAAGTATTCTGTCCCTAGTCAATCAGTTTCAAGAAAATAGAGGAAGACCAAAAGTAGGGTTGGTAGCACCATTGTTATATGCTATGTGGCAAGACGATCCTTCTACGTTTAATGATATTACTACTGGTAATAATTGGTGTACTGAAAGTACATGTTGTAGCAGACGTCCAGACGGAGGTTCTGATTATGGATATCTGGCTTCTAAAGGATGGGACCCAGTAACTGGTTTAGGAACACCTAATGTAGGTAAAATCCTTCATTGGCTTTCGGTTAATACATAAATAATATCAATTATATATATAATTTACAGCTACAGGGGGGAATTTGATTTAAATACATATAACAGATTATCTGTTTCTATCCATCCACCACCACCATCATATTTAACTAATTTGCAATATGATCTAGCAATAAAAAATGCACTAAAAGTAGTACGACAAGCAAGAAAAGCAGTTAATAACGAACCAAACTATACAATATTCAAAAATGTAGTAATGCCTGCTTACAAACTTGCTAAAAAAAATTACAAGGCAGCAAAAGCCGAATTAGAATTTATTAAAAGTTATAGGTAACTTTTAAATTACTCTTGAACTTCAATACATCCAACAAAAATATATTGAAGTTCAACATATTCTTTAATTGTTTACTAATACTTTGACTAAAATGTATTATATAATAATAATACATGCAACAAAATACAGACTCTGAATTTTATCTCGTTAGTATTAAATGCAATGACACTGAAACAAGCTATGCTTCATCAACAGTTGAATTAAATATAGTTAAATCAAAGGAAGATGCAATAAAATATACAATTAAATATTTAATGGATTTGGATTATGATGGTGTATTAGAACATATATTGGATATAAATTATAATCATGACTTAGAACATATTTTGGACAATTTATACGATATAGAAGATAAATTGGCTAAATTGTCAAATACAATAGAATTAAGAGGAAATAAGTATGAAATAGAAATAAAAAAGATTATTATAAATAATAATACCGGATGTTATTTAGGTAATTTTGGACATTCTTGATATTCAAGATTCATACAATAAAACCAATTAATGATGATATTTTAGTTTCGCTATAACTGGGCTCATTGCAATGATATGTATATCCTAATGTTTGTATCTTTGGTGGACGATGGATAACCCTAAGGTCATAAATGTATTCAGGTGATATGTGTTTTGGTATTGGTTCTTCTTCATTAAATATAGTAAAATTAATAGCACCTTTTATAATGTCAAAACATGTTTGTCCTAGAGTGTGTGTTAATATGCTATATTTATTTAAATTCTTTCTATTTTTTTTAGCGAATAAAGTTATCGCATCGTTTATTGCATCGTCAGGGTGTATAAAATCATCGATTATTTTATCTCCGCGTGTTCATTTAATATAATCTTTATTATAGTTATTTAATATTTGTATATTAAATAATCCTTTTGAATCATATATAATCTGTTGTTTTATATCACCATTGCTTAGAATCATACCAAAAACAGGTAACGTATTAAACTTTAAATATTTCATAATAGTATTATGATTATGGGAAACACAACCTATATTTATAATTGGAGCCATTTCTGGATCGATATCATATGTTTTATCAAGTACTTCAGTTGTACTTACTAGAACGTCAACAGTCATAATGATTTTATTACCACTTGTAACAATATCTCCCTTATGTTTCATATTCTTATCAAATATGATACATTCGTTAACCTTTAGAGGATACTGTTTAATATTATCTTTGTTAAACTCGACAGATAATTCTCCACCACCGGTTGGAGCTGTAAGACATATAAGAAGATGCATCTCTAACCATTTACGACGTTCATTAATTATGTATTTTTCATGGTCCTGATGCCAGTCAAAAAAGCCTCCTTCTTCATATTTAATAAATGTAACATGGTCACGAGCGAGTTTAAGTACTAAATTTTCTCCTTCTATCGAAGGCAATACACATTCTTTCACGAATTGGAGAATTTCTGGATCATCAACAGAAATTGTTTTAGATTTTCTTACCTGTGTATCTAAAACATCTTCCTGTTTTTTTCGATTATATACAAATGAAGGTACTGTAAATGCAACTTTATTAGCATAATCTTGTAAAGACTGGATATCTTCGGGGTTTAATACATTTTCTTTTTTTATAACATTATGAATTAGATCCATCAATAAATGTTTCAGAGACTTCATTTTTCTACAAAATTTAATTAAGATTAATTGTACTACTTTTAATGGAGATGATAAAATTCTGATGAAGATGATAAAATTCTAAATTATACAAAGATAAATAATAATACAGAAAAGATATTAAATTTAAGTGCTATGTGTGGTAAACTTTCTGAATGTTAGATTCATTCTAACTATTTTAGAATTGTCTTTAGGTAGCTTGTGCAGGTACGTATCCTGACATGGATCGGACATAAGCAGTAATGAACCTGATTCCAAAATAATGTTTGTTTTTTCATCAGTTGTTTTAGATTTGAACTTAAATAGTCTTTTAGCACCAATCGAAATACTTGATATATTTAAAGTAGAACCCTGTTCCTCCCTATCACAATTCCAATTAATGTTTTTACTGCCATTATTGTACATATTGAGCAATACAATATTGTATTCAAACTTATGTTCAATGGAAAGTCTTTTTCGTAACTCTTCGACCAGTGAGTGGTGTAAATTTGCAAACATTATCTCCCCAGTAGGTAGGTATATTTTTTTTCATTTCTTCTGATGATACCATGACTAATGTCTTTCTGGCTAAAACATGACCACGTGTTTCATGGTAATCAAAAGGTAGATCTGATAGCTCATTATGAATGAGCTATTGTTCTTTCTCATTTAGGTATTCTTTAATGTAGCAAACAGGAGCATCATTTACGAGACTGTTCATATATAATATTATATGGAGTCATTTTATTTCAACAAAATAACAAAGGCTGAAATAAAGAACATTGATATGAGATCACCATACAATCTAACATCACTAAATTTTACAGTAAAATTTAGTTTACATTATTTTATTAGTATCCTTCATCATTACTCTGTTAATTGTAATTTATTACGTAATGATTTAAAAAAGTACATTTATATATTAAAAATATATGAGAAAGTCATTAAGAATTTTATATAAAGAGAATATTCTTTTTATAGAACCATATAAATGCTTAGAGTTGGAGTTAAAACTTAATAAGTCTGAATACAGAAAAATATGGAATACGCTTGGGGATGTTTTATATGCTTGGACAGGAAGCAATTATAAATCTTTATGTGATTATCCTTATCATAATGTACCCCATGAACAATATCTGTGGTTAAAAGAGAATAACTGACTAATATCACTTCCACGGCCATGCAGCATAATTTTTAAAATTGTCTGCTTGAATATGTGATGTAAAACCCTCTTTAAGATTTTTCACATTTTGCGACAAGACTCCAGCTGTACCAGTATTCCAATTACCTATCGGATCATATCTACATACAATTATAATCTTGTTGTAATATGGATTCCAACCCCATGCACAACCAAGTTTGGTTGTGTTTCGCCACACTAATTGTGTGAAATGCCCCATTGTCCCCAAATTATAATCCTCTTTATTATAGAGTTTTTCTTCATTATAAAACATATTTATTGCTTTAGATGCAGTATCCGTTATAGTTTGGTCTGATGGCTGCTTTGCTAACTTACCCCAGGCAGGTCTACCCAAATCTAAAGAATATATATTTTCACCTATTTTTACGCTATTAAGGTTAGGGTTATGTGCTAGTATGTCATTATCAGCTAAGTGGACAGCCCATGATTTGGCATCTTCTACTAAAGTAGAAGCCCAACTTAATGGGGGAGTGTCCTCATGTAAGGCACGTTTCTCATTATGTGCATTTAACATTGTTTTTTCAAAATCGTTTAAGTTGAAAGTATCAACAACAGCTAATTCTTGTTTTTCTGCTGCTTGTTTTTCTGCTAATGCTTGTTTTTCTGCTAATGCTTGTTTTTCTGCTAATGCTTGTTTTTCTGCTAATGCTTGTTTTTCTGCTAATGCTTGTTTTTCTGTTGCTTGTTTTTCTGCTGCTTGTTTTTCTGCTGCTTGTTTTTCTGCTGCTTGTTTTTCTGCTGCTTGTTTTTCTGTTGCTTGTTTTTCTGCTTCTGTTGGTTGTGTCACAGGAAGAAATTTCCATTTAAGTAACGATCCTTTATCGTTTGTTTTCTTCCATTCCAGGTTCCGTATACCAACTTCATCAATTTCATCCTTTTCGAGTGTATACGAAATACTCTTTATTAAATGAAGTAAAAAATACTTATTGTGTTGCCCCCTAATATATCTTATCTTGAAATTATTAAATTTATTATTTTTTACAGTTATATCTGTATATTTATCCTTGTTAACATCATATAGAGTCCAATTCCCGTTGAATTTTTTACGCTTGCGTTTCGGTACACGTCTTCTCCTGCCACCCACCATATCAGGTATTGTCATTTCAGTATATAGTAAACTTACTATAACTATAACTACTAATATTAATTAGCGTATTAATATTTCTTTATTATTACTAAGACTCTTAATAATATTAATCATATATATATATGATTAATATTAATACTAATTAATATGCCTTTATTGTTACTAAGGCTATTAATATTCATTTCATAATGAATACAATTTGTATTCAAAACATATTATGACTAAGTGTATTATGAATGAATTATTATATTACTGGTTTAAAAAGAAGGGTACTCAATTCAAGATACAACGCTAAATGTTCTAAATGATTAACCAATCGATTATTTAGTTATAAATGATGTATTAACATAATTTTATCAGATTATGTTAATGGTCATATGGAATCATATGATTCTATAATTTCGAACGTTGCAAAAGGAGAGGAAATAGTAGATTATTTAAAGGGATATTCCCTTACCATTTATGCATATAAATATGCTCATAAGATTTTAAATGTGAGAACGTATATAGATAAAGCCATATATGACATGTATGAACAAGAATGTTTTTTATTATATGTATGTGCCACGTAATTTACTTAAACTAATATTGTTTTATTAATTTATAATGGCGGCACTTATTAAAAATATTGCAAATTATGTTACTAATCCTATAGATAAAATAACAGATCAATTATATTTGGGTTCTATCAGGGGAATAGAATCCAAATATTTAAAAAAACATAATATACATACTGTTATTTCGATGACAGATAAGGCATATGAATATAATCTAACAAATGTAGTCACAAAACATTATATTTATGCTATAAATGACCATAATACTTCACAAAATGCATTGGATGTTATGAAACCAGCTATAATAAAACATATAAAGGATACAATACGTAATCATAATAACGTATTGATTCATTGTGATTGTGGATTACATCGTTCTGCAACAGTTGTTGTATATTATTTACAACATATTGGAATGACATGTGATGACTCAATTAAAATAGTACGCAACAAGAGGTATTTTGCTTTAATTCGTCGTCCATTTAGGCTCGAGTTAATTTAAATAAGGACTTTGTATTAATCATATAATTACGTCTAAAAATAATGGGTTTAAATTATTTAGTTTAAAATCGGCTCCTAATAATAGAATTTTTTTCAATTGTGTCTACAACCAATGCATTATTTTTTTTAGACATGACGTTTTTATATAGTTCTTCAAATACATAGATACTAACGCCCATTTTATCATATGAATATGTTTCATGTAATTTATCATCTTGGTATATGAATATATACCGAGGAAATCTATATTCAGAGTTACTTATTATATTAAAACTGGACGTAGTTCCTACTATACGTACTGTTAAATCTCTTGGCGATGGTAAAATAAATAAAGGTATATTTAATTCCATACCACCTGTCGAATTCGTATATATCATTCGAAAATATTGATGAGGAACAATATCACGGGTTTTTAAAGGTTCCTCTTTTTAGATAATCGTCATCAATATAACTGATTACATTAAGGCTAACCCGGGACGCAAATCATGTCAGATAGCTGCTCACTTAGGCGTACCTAAATTCCACATCAATAGGGGATACGGTAGCTTTCCAGGAGTATATCGTCTAAGGGATATCACATCCCATGAGCAGTGTCATCACTATTGTGGCGAGGATACCCCTATAACGGTTGAACCTGAAATTAAGTGCTGTATCTGTCTGCATAGAAGCAATTCCAAGCATACATAAGGTGGTAAATCTAGGATGCTGTTCTGGACAATATTGTAAACCATGTTCGCATAGACTAAGCAAATGTGCTATATGTTGCGAAAGCATAAAACCTGAATTAACTGAGGAAGAAATAGAAGAACTAGTGGTACCTCTTGACGACATGGAGGCATTAATTCGTATGTATGAAACTATGTTGGAAATTGATAGTATAGCATTCATACAAGCAGGTATATCAGATACTGAACGTGTAGTATTTCAGGAATGCAAACTAAAAATAGAACATAAGAGCATACCATTGATTTATAGATTGAAAAAAATACAATCTGTTAGCTCTGCTAATCGGTAAGTATTAGTTATAACTAATACTGTTACTAACGTACAAAAAAAGTGCAACAAATAGCTTTAAGGTATTTGTTGCACTTTTTTTTGGGCTACTTTATTTAACTATTCAAAAAAATCATAACCATCTAAATTAGTAATTTTAACAGTTAATTAAAGTTCCTCGTCTGATGATATAGGAGATTTGGATTTTGTTTTTGCTCTAACTTTTTTGATCTTAAATAATATTGCTACAGAGTATTTCATTATTTTAATTCATTGTCCGTTTAGACTATAATTAATTTAATATATAATGACTTAAACCATATATTTAAATTAAAATATGTCATTAAAAATAGAGCAACATGACGCAACACAAGACTTTGATTCATATGTTAATCAGGGGTGGAAAATAATAACCCAATACCAGACGATCAGGTGAGATGGGGTTCTTTTAATACTTTAATAGAAGACAATTTAGGTCGTCTGAAATTAATATGTGAGGAAGATACTGGATTAGTTGGACAATTGTATAAAAAATCACTAAATATTCCAGATGCAGTATCACCTGAGATCTATAATATATTGAATTCTATAGATAAAATAAGCAATATGAAGGATTATTGGTCTGTTGCTGGTTCATTATTACCAATGGGTGTCAGTGCATTATTCCATATGTTTAAGAATAATGATGATAAAAATCCAGACTACAATATTCCTCATATTGTTCAATCAGGTCTAGGACTACCAGACAAATCTTATTAGACTGATAAACCAGAAATTCATGAACCATACAAGAAGTTTATGAGAAATATGTTTCAAGCGTATAATGCAGGGAAATAGAACCAGAGGCTTTATTTAAATTTGAATGTAAAAAAGCAGAATTTCATCTCAGTCAAGTACATAGTCGTGATGTAGACAATACATACAATAAGAAGAATTGGGATACGGTATGTAATTATTGTCCATTATTTTATGCTTCGTTGAATTTGCCTGTTATGAATGATGTTATAATTCAAAATCCAAATCTAATGGAATCTCTTCAAGATTTTATAAATAGTACTGAATTATGTGTGTTACAACAACATTTAAAATTTGCAGTATTGTGCACTTATGCACCTTATCAAACATCAACAATAGTAAATTTAAATTTCGATTTTTATGAGAAACAGTTAGATGGCCAAAAGAAACTTGATGATTTGTGGAAAAGAGCGTTATCGCGTTGTGAAACATTTTTAGGTGATGAAGTTGGTAAATTATATGTAGCACGTCATTTTCCACTTATTAAACAACAGCAATGTCAGGAAATGATAGATTTATTAATAAAATCTCTACGAGAAACATTACAAAATATTGATTGGATGTCGGATGTTACAAAAACTGTAGCACTACTTAAACTAGATACTTTTGTTCCCAAAGTAGGAGTTCCTTCGAAATATCATAGTATAGAAGGACTGTGGCCAGACGGTCTAAATAATGATATGACCGTGATATTTAAACAATGGTCACAATGGGACTGGAAATATATGGAATGTAATAAGTTATATGAAAAGGTAGATAAAGAATTATGACATATGTCTCCTCAAACAGTAAATGCTTATTACAATCCTACACAGAACGAAATAGTATTTCCAGCCGGAATATTACAAAAGCCTTTCTTTGGACACGAATCTATGGCAGAAAATTTAGGATCTATTGGTGTTGTAATTGGACATGAGATGTCTCATGGCTTTGATGATCAGGGCAGAAAATACAACAAAAAAGGTGAATTAAAAGAATGGTGGTCCACAAAAGATTGTACTGAATTTTCAAAGAGAGCAAAAATCGTACAGAAACATTATGACACATTGAAAGTGTATGATAGTAAAATTAATGGGGAGTTAACATTAGGAGAAAATATAGCAGATATAGGTGGATTAAAACTAGCATTAAGAGCTCTTAGATTATATTATGGAAAAGATAAAGGAGAAGATCAATATAATAAATTTTTCCATGCATATGCTAAAATATGGTGTATGAATATAAGAAAAAAGAATATGCAATGAAACTTCTTAAGATTGATCCTCATTCCCCGGCTACAGCACGTATTAATGGCGCTTTGGCGCATATAGAAGAGTTTTATGAGACATATAATGTGAAAGAAGGTGATGGAATGTATTTAGCAAAAGATCATAAAATGAATATTTGGTAATTTATAGGATACATATATCAAAATTAGGTTCAGATGTCGGTTTTTTAATTGGTTTATTCCGCATTGTGGGCATTGTTGTATTTAATAGACATGTATCGAGAGCAGACTGTTTTGGTTTATATTTTTTAGGTTTAGTGATGATTTTAGGTTTAGGTTTAAGTTTAGGCTTAGGTTTAACGCCCTCTTCATCTTCTAACATACAATCGTCAAAATCGGGTTCTATCACTTCTTCTTTTTTTGGCTCATCTTTTTCTTTATCATCTATAACTTTATTTTCTGTCATTTGCTTTTTAGTTGGTTGTCTTATTAAATAAGACATAGTGTCCAGTTTCCATAACTCTGGATTTCCTAACAATTCAACCTTATGTTGATGAATTATGTATTCTTCTTCTTTAAACCATTTATTTCGCTCACGGCTATGATTGACAAAATTACCAGTATGGTCAACAAAATCAACAACAACTGGGTTTAAGTCAGTATGGTATTTTCGAAGAATTCTACCAACCGGTTGTATTACGTCCATACCTGGAGGGGTTCCCCATACAAGAGTATTACGGTCAGGTATATCCAGTCCTTCTTTAGCAAGAACATCTATACCAAGAACGATGTTACATTTAGCGCTTTTTGCCAATAATATTTTATGATTTTTTCGAGACATACCTTTTTTTCCATAATAAAATCCATATGTAATATATTTTCCAGTCACTGGATCTTTTATTCCTTCTGTATCTAACATATCTTTTAAATCATGTAATTGTTTTTTTCTGCCACTAATCAATAAGATTTTTCTGCCTTGTTGAATAAGTTCACGTAATGTATATATAATTAATTGATTGCGTTCTTCTAGCAAACTAACGGCGGTTATCATTCCAGCTGTATTTTTTGTACCATTTTTCATCCGCAATATTTGATAATTTTCACTGTTACTATACAAATCTATTTTTTTTATAATTATACGGTTACTGCCACTACGTTTCTCTGTATGAAATAAAGGACCAATAAAATTATAAAATACAGGAGATAAACCGTCTCTACGTGTAGGTGTAGCAGATAATCCTAGAGTAAATTTAGTACGAATTTTCATCATACTTTTACAAAATGTCTTGCTTGCGATGTGATGACATTCATCATATACCACAATACCAAACTGATCAAAGATAGCAGAATTATAGTCTTTTAAACATACACTATGTAACATGGCAACAACGAAATCTTTATCTTTTATAGATACTCTATCACATTGGATATGTCCAACTCTTGCAGCTGGAGCAAATAGTTTGATAGCCTCAATCCATTGGTCTAAAAGACATTCTGTCGGAACTATAATAAGGCCAGATAATCCTAATTTACATATAGTTCTAATAGCACAATAAGTTTTACCATATCCACAGGGTAATGATAAAACTCCACCTGAACCAATTTGTGATTTAATATCAAATAATTTATCTAATTTAGTTGTAGCAGTTATTTGATAGGGTAAAGGATCATGTATGCATTTACATTTAACATCAATAGGTATTCCCTTTGATAATGAAACATATTTAGGATTACCAAATTTTTTAATTGCATAATACCTTGGTAAATATAAATTGGATTTATCTTTAGAAATATAATACAATAAATATTTCTTGGGTTTTTGTAAATCTCTAAATGCTGGAAGCACTGTAGTGATTACGGTACAATCCTTTTTAATTTCATTGATAAAATCTTTATCAAATTCACTGATATGTACGGTATATCCTAATTTACCTAAAGATTTATGTTTAATATGAGTCATTATTACTATTAACTGTATTTCATTTTTAAAAATGAAATATAGTTAATAGTAATAATGATCCCAGTTTGTGAGCTAAGAAATGCTGGATTATTTGATAATTTAATGGTTTTTGATGATGATTACATGAATAACTTTTCATTAAAAGTACGGGGTATATTAATACAAGAGTTGCGGTGTATATTATGTAAAATGACACCTGAACAATATTTAAATAGATATTGTGCTCAATCTATATTTCCATATGGAGTATTAGTAATGCTTATTCGAAGATATAAAGATAAATTGACTGATTTAAAACAAAAATATGGACATTAAAAATATGGATATTAAAAATATGGACATTAAAAATATGGACATTAAAATAGAAACTCTTGATAATAATAGTATTTTATATAAAAATACATGTTCCTCTGTTGCCGTTATGATGATCCCTAAACCATGGAATATACCTAAAATAAGAAAAATTGGATTATTTGGAATGTATATTATTGATGCGTGTATGGAATCATTTAATGTAAGCGCAGGAAGTAATATTACAATAAATCCAATATACAGTAAAATTACTAAACATATAAACAATATGATTAATTTTTATTTAGGTATTGATTCAAGGGGAAAAAAACGGAAATCTACAAAAGATGAAAAAAACAAAGAATTTATTGAATTTATAAGTTATATTAAAACTATACTTAACCTAGAATTAGATAATATAGTGTACTGGGATAGATGTGTCCCTGATATTCGTGCATTAGGTACAGCTGAAGGCTGTATATCATGGATTTATAGTGTTCTTATAAATAATAGTAAACCATAATTATGGTTTTAAATTAAGACCTGTTGTCTTAGCTTTTTCGATTATATGTTTTTTAAGATTTATAAACATGCAATGTAATTTTATGCGAGTAGTCTTTCTAAGTTGAGTTTTGTTATCAAATATTTTATCTTTGTGAAATAGGAATTTATTCCAGTATTTGTTTCCATCAGATGTCTCAAAAAAACTGGAATTATCATTTAGATATTTTTCTATTTTATCTAAGGACCAGTTTATAATTTCATCATAAACATCATCTTTAACCCTTAATAACCACTCATTATTTTCATATATTGTTACAAATGGTTCTCTGCGATTATTTACATAAATGGACCAAAATTGGTCCGCATGTTTAGATGTTAATGCCATTGTAATATAACTAATAATCATATCATTGTTATCGTCAAAAAGTACATGCACTAAATTTTTATCCTTATGCAATAATTTTGATACACGCATTACATCTTTATTTGATATATCCTTTAGTGGTAAGGTATATGAATGATAAGTTGATTTTACAACTATTTTTACTTTTATTTTTTCATCAGGAACACATACCTTTTTGTTTATATGTTGTCTTAACCCTAACGAGGATTTAAATGAATCTCCACATAAACTACATATTCTCTTTCGGCACACTAAATGGTTTTTATGATATTCCATACTTTGTTTATTTTTAAGTTTTTTACCACAATCTATACATGTTAATATAGATTTAACCTCCATAGACATTAATGATATATGTATAATATCTTAAACTATAAAAAATGAATTGTGTATATATTATAATAATGGAAATGTCTCAAACATTAGAAATGTTTAAGATAATGGAAACAATGAAACAAGACATGAAACAAGACAAACATAGATTAGATATTGACGATAATATGTTATGTCCTGTATGTAATGGATATAATATAGTGGTTAAAGAACCATATAATATCTGTATGGACTGTAAAATTACTGTTGGTACTGATATTGATTACCGTCCTGACTGGCGTAATGATTCCAATGGAGATGATATGAGTAGATGTAATATACCGCGTAATGCATTATTACCAGAATCGTCTATGAGTACATGTATAGGCGGTAAAAATCAAGGTAAACTAACACAGGATTTAGGTCGTGCGTTAATTTGGAATAGTGTTCCCCATAGTGAAAGATCAATGAGAACAAAAATAGATGATATATCACATGTATGTAAACAACGAGGAATACCATCATCTATAATTGAATATGCACAGGAAATCTATCATAATATTATTAGGGAAATGGAAAAGACTTCTCAGCAAAGGAAGCGCGCAAAGAATGATAAGGGATTAAAAGCAGCCGCACTATTTATAAGTTTTCAAGACCATCACAAACCTAAAACTTATCAAGAAGTTGCGGATATATTCGATATTCAAACACGTTATGTTTCTTTAGGTGTAACAATATTTAATAAATTATTGCGTCAACAAAAAGTACGTGTAACTAAGTACGCAGATTATATCGACGAATATTGCGATTCATTAAATATGTCTATTGAACATAAATCACGTGTTGCTGATATCGTTGACAAAGTAGAAAAAATGGGAATATTAGAAAATAATATTGACTCCAGCATTATAGCTGGATGTATTAGCTATGTCGCAGCTGAATTTGGACTTCCAATTAGAGCTAGTGATATACAATCTCGATGCAATGTATCTATTCCTACTATAAATAAAGTATGTGATAAGTTAACAAAACGTTCAGTAGAATTAATTGATTTAGGCTAGGTGATTTGTAAGCCATGTTGCACTAGACAGTGTTTGATTACTATATAAATGTTTATTTGATATAACTTCGGAAACACTTACCCATTTGACATCACTAATTTCATTGGTTTTATGCGAATATACAGATGAAATAATGTTATCTGTTTCAATTATATAAAAACGCGTTTTATTAATAATTATTGATTTAGTGTCAGAGTTGATAATATCGTCAACACTAATACCTGTTTCCTCATGAAATTCACGAACAGCTGTTGTCATTATAGGTTCATAAGGATGATCTTGTTTACCCTTTGGCATACTATATAACCTCGCACGTGTCATGCATACAACAGGAAAATATATATCATGTTTATTAAAATAATATAATATAATACCTGCCGTAGGTAAAGTCTTTTTATATTTTCTATACGTTGCTATATAATTCTTGATACATGATTTAGACAGAGATGTATCAAGTTTTTTCATAAAATCATTAATATTAAGATTAGGATAGTCTACAGGATATATTGTATTGTAATTATCCAAGTATTTCCAATATAACTCTTCCATATGCTTCATACTTTCAATAAATTTATCGTTATAATTTGGATTGTACTCTTTGGATAAACACGTTGGAAACCTTGTTTGTTTAACATATGTAAATTCTGATGTCATCAGATACCATCTATAGAACAATCATTTTTTTACATTACTGTTTTTTACTATTCAATAATATGAATAATAAAAAATAATTAACTAACTTAAATATTTACCACCAACCACCTTGTTGGTGCTGTTGGTTCTGTTGGTGCTGTTGGTATCCGCCTTTTTGTTTAGCGGCACGGGCTTTTACTAGGTTTTCACGAAGTTTTGTTTTCTGGGCCTCAGTGCGTGGTTTAGGCTTTTTAGCACCATCATCAACGCCAGGGTAATCATATTTACCTGGGTTACGAGCATATGTTGAAGTTAAAGTAACATTATTTGTATAATTGTTGTCACGTGTTAAAGCGGTCTTGCGTCCTTTGGCAGTCGTCCAACGAGATGTGTCTGCATAGTAATCGTTATAAGCTCTTTTAGCTTGTGCTAATGAAATTTGTTTCTGTTCTCCACGCTGGTATCCAGGCTCGGCTCTAGCGGCATTAGGTCCAGTATGGATTTTAAATCTCTTACCTAATGTACCATCCTGTTTGGTTACCCAGACAGACGCACCAATGGCACCGTTTCTTAAAGTTTTTTCTGAACCTTGAACTGTTTGACCGACTTTTGACATATACATTATACAGGATTTTTTTTACAGAACGCATAATTATTAAGGAGATATCTTTAAATATCTCCTTAAATATCTCCTTAAATATCTCCTTAAATATCTCCTTAAATATTGTTTTTAATGAAACATTAATAATCCTCTTAATATTGTTTATATATCTTCTTATTGGCTCCTTAATATATAGTTTATTATGTCACCATAATGCCGTCTTAATAACTTAAATTATTTATTGACATATTAAAATGATTATTATATATAATTTATATGAATAAGTTTCTTATATTAGGTACTAAAGAATGTAGTTACTGTGATCAAACCAAATCATTAATGAATAACATGAACATATCGTATCAATATATTGATCTTAATATTGAATATAAAGGAAATTGGAAAATATGTTTTGATGATCCCGATATAGTACAGTATATTAATGGACAACGCACAATTCCATTAATATTCCAAGATACATCCGATACCGATACTGATACTGATACCGATACTGTAGATAGTATCTTAAACAATAAGTCCTGTTATTCATGGAAGTTTATAGGGGGCCTAAAAGAAATAAAAAAAATACTTGAGAAAGAAGAACCAATCATATTGAACGATGATTATTAATATATGTTATATTAATGAATAAATATATCTGTAACATATGTATACCATGGATACATAGATCATACATTGACCCGGTCACTCAAAAGGAAATATCAGAGACTTCAAAGAGACATAATGAACTTAGTAAAATATGTTATAATTTTATCAACTTTGATTTATTAAAATTAACTGACTTAGATGAAACTATAGAAAATAAATCTTATTTTCAGAGCAAAGTATTAGTTAGTTATAAATCAGCTATGTTCTTGAGTAATATATTAAAAATATCACATCCATTAAAAAAATATTATTTAGCGCGGACAAATAAAGGTAGTAATATGAGAGAAAATCTAGATTTTGGTTTGATATGGGATATTAAAACAAATAAATTAACTAATATAGAATGTCTAAAAATAAATATGCTTCAAAATAAATTAGTAATGATATTTATTAACATTGTTAATGGTGAAACATTATTAGGGTGTCATATATTAATTATTAAAAACACAATATGGGAAAGATTAGCACCTGTAGGTTCCCCTATCAATATAAATGCAGATTTAATGGATTCCGTTATTAAAACCACATATTATGCAGATATTGATAATTATTATACACCTACAAGTTGTCCAGTATTAGAACATGAAGCATCTATTACTTTACGACAATTATACTGTGAAATATGGGATATGTGGTATCTATATGATCGTATACAGAATAAAGGATATAGTCAAAAATGGCGAGAAACAATGTATCCAATAACAATAGCACGAACATTAATGTATCCAGATACATTTAAAAACTTTTTGATAAAGTTTATTACTAATATGAGTGATATAAAACAGAATGTTACTGTATTAACCGGTCATACAACGGATGATATTTTATCACAAATATTAAATTAATTTTGTTGAACAACCAAAGTTTATTTACCTATTGTACTGCCTACCGTTTTGATGAACAGCAAGTTTACTGATGAAATCAGTTTGTAGTTTCGCAAATTGTAATGAATTACCACATTGTTGAACAGCAAGTTTACAGATTTCGTCAGTTTGGATTTTTTACATGTTCTAATGCCCATCCATTTTGTTGAAGTGCAAGTTTACATAGTTTTTCAGTTTGCACCTTTACATATTTTAATGCCATACCAGTTTGTTGAATAACACATTTACATATTTCAATATCTGACCATATTTTATGTTCCTTAACTAGTACAGGAGTATCAAGTATAATTACTTGATCAGATCGATATTTGTGGTTAAATTTTAATGTTTGTGCATCATTTGGAATTTCAACCGTACATAAATGAGTATAACCCAATGTTAACCATTCCATAACATCTTTTATATCACAATAATAAATTCCCCTGGTACACAGTCCCCTTCTATACTAAAAGGAATTGTATCTGTATTTAAACCTATTTTTAATTGTAAACCTTTGTTACACATATCATGATTAATCCATTTGACCAACATTAGATAAAAATACAAAGAGATCATTTTTTCCCATTAATAAATAGCACATGATATAAAATATAATCATTTGTAAATAACATAGTATGTGTCAAATATTTCTGCGTTCATATTTAACAGTGTTAAATGAACGTAAAGGTATATAAATGACAGCATATCAAATTGGAAAAAATGCTATAAATAATACCGAACTAGTATTACGTGCGAGACCAAAGGATGTATGGTTTCATGTTAACGGAGTTTCATCTGCACATTTAATTTACTATAATCCAAATGAAATGGATTTGTACAGTTTGCGTAAAAAAAGTATATTATATAAAATGGCACTTGCGTTAAAAAAGAGTTCAAAGTATTGTAAAATAAAACACATTGAAATAATTTATGATTATGTAGAAAATATTACTGTTTTAAAAAAACCTGGATTGGTTGGATGTTTATCACCAAAAATAATAAATGTTTAAATGTTTAAATGTTTAAATGTTTAAATGTTTAAATGTTTAAATGTTTAAATGTTTAAAT